TTAAAACTTGACCTCATCGGCGCAATCAGGAACCACGGCAGTCTCGATGTTGCATATCGGCTCTGCTTTTGCTAATTTGTCGGATTGGTTGATTGGATGACAAGTAAGCCCATCCCACTCATGGCCAGTAGGATAATCATGCGAACTATTGGGCATCGTAGTCAGCTTATCATTAGTCTCATCAGGAATCTTCTTTAGCGTATCTACGACACTTTCAGTAATCTTCTGTTGCTCCTCTAAAAGCTGGATTTTATAGTCCAAATACCAACGTGCCTTCGTCAAATCTTGAAGCTGAGAATTACCATCTTTGTGACCTGCCCGGCTTAGATACTTACCAACATTCCAAAGATAAGCATCCTTGTCTAACTGCCACTCCCGTAGCACTTTGATGGCCTCATAGGGATTGTCTGCACCGCCGTAATGAGACGGATGATCGACATTCTTCTTAATTTCGTCAAGTGTTTCCATCAATAACCTCCTTGTTCTTTTCAATAGGCTTATAAACATCTGCCAGCTTCGGATGACGGCCACAGCAACCACGACCCTCTGGGCAGAACGGATACTTCGGATTAGCCTCACAAGAAGGAACCATCCAGTTTGCTACTTCAGGACAAACCTGTGCAACTTCCTTCTTCATTTCTGTAAACATCTCGCGGATTTCTTTTTGAGCCCTAGAACAAAGTCGAAGATGACTCATCTCAATCAAAGCACGAGCGTTCATCGTAATGTAAAACTCTGTACAGCAAGCATTTGGCAGAACTGCACGGGCGTCTTCGTTTTTGGCGTTGTGATACTTCTTGAGGATCTGATAATCGGTATCAATGTCCGACATCATATTATCGAAAACATCAGCATCTTCACCGGTAAACGGGTTCACATACTTGAATCCATCCTCGCTGCAATAACGCTGGCTGCGGCAGCTCAAGCTAATATGTCGATGACGACTAATCTGTGCCAGAAGTGCTCGACTTACATCTTTAACATAGAACGTAAAGTTGATGTGTTCAAGCACAGAATAGTGACCACTGGCTTTACATCCTTTAGCAATTTTATAGTCGTCAGTCATTGAAGAGTCATAACAAATACTCGCAGCTTCCTCCACAATATCTAAAGGGTTCTTATCACTTGTAGGAACAACTCGCTGTGTGTACGCGATCAAATCAACTGTCATTTAATTCTCCTTAATATTCGTCCTGCCAGTTTTCAGGAATGTCGTTCTCACCAATTACGATGCAATTTTTAGGTGCGACATTTAAAGTGTACTTTCCATCTTGAACTTTAATCATTACGTTCATAATGGCGACAACTTTATGAATACTCCAAAGGACTCCTCGACTTTTTTGAGTTCTAGCTCTAAGAACTGTGTCGCCAACATGAATTTCTCTGTTAAGAATATCGGTTACCATTTAATCCTCCATTACTTTAGAAGTGCAAACTTAAACCAATCTGGAAAGTTGGATACTGAAATCCCATATTTGATAAGGCAAGACAGCAGCCACAACGCAATCATGATTCCGACCACAATAAGATAATCCTTAAAAATCTTAACGAAAGCGATCCACATCTTAATCCTGTCTCCCATTTACCTCACCTCTTTCAATCAACTCATCCACAGTAACCTCTCCACAGAGAACCTGTTTAAGCTGCTCTTCTGATAACTGATATGTAATCGGATCTCCACATTCAGTTGGATATCGAGCCAAGGTTCTATAATATTCTGCAAGGGCTCGTTCCTTACGACCCTGCTCACGATGGTCAATACCAATCATATCGCCCCACCTCCTTCCTTAAATTCTTCACTTTTGCCGGTCACCACATAGACATCATCTTCGAGATCTTCTTTGGGAATCATGACAATGTTTAGCATTTTCCTGAATGATTCATTATCAGTTACGATAAAATAAAAAAATTCAGTTTCTGAAACTACTTCGTATGTAGTTCCTCTTTGAAGCCGAACGACTTCATCTATGCCAACATCGGTATAATAGTCCGTTCTGAAGTACATCCTCATTAGGGCTCCTTGTAGGGTTCCATATCACCCTTCCAAATCTGGAAATAAGGATGTGCGTCAATGCCGTAAACCTGACCCTTCATACCGGTACTGGTAATCTTGTAAGGCTTTCCATCCTCAAGGCTATTGATAAAGTCCTGATACTGAGGACTCATCTTAAAGAAGTCCTTCTTGCCCTGAATCCTCTTTACCTTAATAGTAACCTCATCACCAATCTTTGGCTCCCACTCTTCAACCGGCATTCCAGCCAGAAAGTCGGGACCACCGGCCTTCTTGATTCGCCGGGCAAGGATTCGTGCCTTACGCTGCTCTCTGCACCGGTCTTCTCGATTCATCGAATTACTCATATTCTGTTCCTTTCAGCTTATCAAAGTAGGGATCGCCGTCTTGCTTCTCTAATAAGTTGAGCTCCCCGGCGGAGCCTACAGAATACAAACGAAAATTTTTAAAAATCTCAGCACCTTTAATAGTGGCTAGAGATGTAATTATGTATAATATATCGTGTTCTTCTGTGCCATCAGTAAGTTGAACTTCAAGTCGTTCTTTCTTTGGGATGGCTAGTTTTCGGAAGTCGTTCATAGTTAATCCTTCGGCATAGAATACACATCCTGTCCATGTGCATATTCGTCATAAATTTCTGCAATAACATTGTAGCATCTACTCTCAGAGTTATAACTACCAAGGATAATTCCACGCTCACCCATGCCCTGCCTTGCATAAACATTAAGGCTTGCGGTATCAATGATTGCCATACGGTCAAGATTTATAATTTCTCCGTCTTGCGTTAAAAGTAGCATTTTAAATCAGTCCTTCCCGTTCAGCTTTCCACTGAGCATACTTATCATAAGCAATCTTCAGAGCAAGATCTTTGTTTTCAGCAGTAACATAAATAGCCCATGTCATTCCCATTGAAAAGGTGGGCTCAAAATAATCAGGTCCCCACTCTTCATCTTTGATATCTTCGATGTTTCTATTAGAATGCCATACAGCCCACTTTTTAGTTTTTTCGTTGTAATAAATCCTCCAAACACCAATCGGATTTATAATACAATCCTCGTACTCTTCGACATCACCGTCGTAGGCTGCGGCGATTCTTTCCGCTTTTTCTTTATCTTCAGTGATAGTAATAATCCGATAATCTGAATATTCACCTTCGGTTACTGCGTAATAAGTTTTCATATCTACTCCTTTATCCGTAACTCACTTCGTTCTTGTCGTTTCGGAATCGCACAAAGGTCGGGAATTGCAGAGATTCAGCACCAGTTTTCTTATCACAGCTAACCTCTTTGTACTTACATTCCACAATCTTACCGATGTAATTATCAGGATTCGCCCACACAGCAGCTCTCGTAGCATCATCAAAACCAGAACCAATGCGAAGCTCATTGCCCTTGTAGTCCACAACTAGAGCACCCATCGTACCAGCCAGACGGTTCTGACCTTCCTCGATTGCTGTGATTCGCAGGTCAACAGTATAGAAACGCTTAATCTTGAGACAACCATTGTGACGAGCCCGGCGGTAAGGAACGTTGGTGTTCAACATCAAACCTTCCCATCCCATTTCGACCGCATAATCAAGCCCATGAGGAATCACACTCTGATCAATACCTTCATAGATCATCGGTACAATCTCAATATTTTTAAGGTGCTTTTCCTTAATTTTCTTACGAAGCTCGTTTAAATACTCTCGCCGTACCATATATGGTGTGATGCATTTATCCTGAACGAAGTCTCTTGCGAAATCCGTATCAAAGATAACGAATTTAATACCAGTCTTGTCCTTATTGTCCGAGTTTAATAAGCCAGTGCCATACCGAAACGCCTGTCCGTCCGGCCAACCCTCTGGATTCTTATAAATCAGTTCACCATCAAAAAAACGTGTGTTTACCAGTTCTGTATCACCATCATACAGAGTCAGTAGATCATTCTTAATATGGTCAAGACCTTGAAATTTCTGTCCCTGCCGAGAAATAAGGTCACCATTAAAGAAAGTTCCCCTATTGCCATTTTCTTTCTGGCTAAGGCTGAACCAAGTGCCCTTTTTCAGCTTAACCTTATCAATCGGGTATCCCTGCTGAATCTCCCAGACAGGAACAATTTCATCGCCATATACTTTATTGATGGTAGCTGCTTCCACACCAATTGGCAGATTCTTAGTAAACAGTCGTTTCAGAAACTCTTCGTACTCAGGATTTTTATGTAAATAATTCCGGATTGTTGCAATAGATGCATCAGAGCCGGTATTGTGACCAGCACCCATAATATAAAGGTATCCGCAGCTGAGATACTGAACGTCGATATCCGGCTTTGCAGTTACCTTCTTATTGATCTTTGCGTCCGACAGTCCGGTAACAATTGCCGGGTCGAGCAGGAATCGGAAAAACGCCATCAGTTCATCAGCTTCATCTCCAAAATCCTTACGTGCATCCAGCAAAATGCGGGTCTTGTCCGTCTTCTTCTTTGCTTTCTGCAATGCCTTAACCATCGCATCAAGCTTACCTATGAGCTCTTTATCTGTCATAAAGCCTCCTTACGTATCCTGTGTTATATAGTTATAGCTAATAAAGAAAGGCTTGTCGTTACGAGCAAGCCATTTCTTTCCCGTATCCTGTATTATATAGTTAAAGAGAGAATTTTAAGCCTCCGGGATGGAGACTTTTTATAACTATATTATACAGGACACGCACATAATTGTCAATGCTTTTCTGCAAATTCTTTCCGTAAAAATTCCTTCAAGAACGTCTGCTTATATGGAACTCTCGAAGTCTTTACAGCCCGATCAAGAGCATGAGTTTCGGCACAAATCACACAATACTTCTTGGCACGAGTGATGGCCGTATAGAGCCATTCTCTCGTCAGCATCAGGTACGCAGAGTTGTCCATGCCAACAATCACATACGGAGCCTCACTGCCCTGCAACTTATGACAACTCAAAGCATAAGCAAGTTCAAGTGTTGCCCAGATGTTATTCCCACCAAAGTAATGTGGAATAAAGATTGTTCCCCACTGATCAAAATCAACCAGGATAAAGCTACTCTCAATCTTTCGGATAATGCCACGGTTTCCGTTAAACACCGGACACTTCTCTTCTTTTTTCTTTGTCTTGAGATTGTATGTATGAAGCTCATAGTTGTTCTTGTTGATAATGACTTGATCGCCCTCACGCAGAGTATACACCCTATCCTTGCCATCACCATAGATTGTGACCTTTGCTTCTGCTTGACCACGACTCGGATTCACAATTTCCTGAATAGCATTATTGACTTCATAAGTGCAGATACTGCCACGCAGCTTCTGTGGAAGTACAATCTGAATCTTCGCACTATCATTCCCTACCTTATTATATAAGGTACGGTACTGATTGATGATGTGGTTGAATGACTCACTTGCGTCTTTATAGATATCAAGCTCCAAATCACGAAGTTCACCACGAATCTCACTACCAGCCCAGCCATAAGGAACCAATTGCGTAGCGTTACGAACCTTAATGCTCTCCGTGATAATTGCAGACTTGGCTGCCTGACGATGGATCTTAGTCAAACGAGCCACAGGAACAACCTTAGATGCAAGCATATCCTTGAAGATGTTACACATACCGATACTCTCAAGCTGGCCGTCATCACCAATCATGATGAATCGCTTGCCAGTTTCGATTGCCTGAATCAAATCGTAAAACAATTGAGCACCAACCATTGAGGTCTCATCCAGAATGATGATGTCCTCATCCAGAGGATTGTCCTTATCGTGAACAAACCCACCGTTCTCGATGTCATATCCAAGGAGACGATGAATCGTCTTTCCATCCTGACCAGTAATCTCCTGCATACGAGCGGCAGCACGGCCAGAGAGTGCAGTCTGTGCAAAAGACTTACCACGAAGAACTTTTAAGACACCAGCGACAACGGTACTTTTGCCAGTTCCGCCGTAGCCTGTTAAGATACAGACGTTGCTAGAGCATACCTTTTTAATGGCATCTCTCTGTTCTTCGGTATACTTGATGCCAAGCGCATTTTCGGCCTCATTGATTGCTGCATCCATATTTTGACCAATCGGCTCAACAGGAGCATCCGCCAGACGCTTGATTTCCTTCGCAATACTATCTTCCAGATTCCACACTCTAGTTAGAGCAAATTCCTGACGGTCATCGCTCCACCAAAGTGTTTCACGTACATCATGCAGATGAAAAAGTGCCCTCTTGATGACCTCTTGATCTCCCTCGTCCAATTCAAGTTCCTTGATACAGCTATTGATTGTCTGGTTTGCCGAGATAATAGAGTTACCTTCTTCAGCACGGTCGGCAAGAAAATGCATGACGTAGGCTTCGATTCTGAATTGCGAATTGTGCTTTAAGCCCATATTTAAAGCAAGAGCGTCAGCTTTTTTCCAGCCGATGCCATACGCATCATCAATCAAGACATAAGGATTCTCCTCAATCTTTTTTACCAGAATGTCTGCACCGTGATACTGACGAACAAGCTTTTCAATAGCACTAGGGGTCAGACCGTACTCAATTAGCTTTGTGTACGCCTCACTGTTATCAATGTTGTTTTCAAAGGAGTCAATAATCTTTTGTGCTCGACCTTCCGTAATGCCACTAACAGTACAAAGAGACTTGATATCACCGTTCTTGATGATTTCATACGGATTCTTGAATGCTTCATAAAGCATCTCAAACTGATGGTCGGTCAAGATAAAACGGAGAAAGCTTTTTTGTTCTTCCGGGTCAGTAATCTCTTGAAACTCATTCATGTAGATAATTTTATACTGATCACCAAACTTTTCATGATGAACATATTCACCACAGAACGAATAAGTTTTATTCATATCGAGGCTAGGAACGTTACCTTTTAGCCGGAGGTCACTGTATCGGCTCATGATAGGATTTCCCTGCTTGACTTTTACCACCTCGGCAGAGAAAGTGGCGAAGCCGCCGGGCTCCACCTCCCTCCCATCTTTCGGATAAAAGACTCGTTTTATCCTGATGTAGCAACGGATCATATTTTCATTAAATTTCTTATCTGCCACTTTACAATCCTCTTACCTTATCTCTCTATCATGCAGCCATTGCTTATAAGGCTTGAAGTCATTCGCAATAACGTGCGAATCATCTTCCTTCTTGCCAAGCACAGCCACCTGACTTCCCTTAACAATCAAATCCTGATAATCTGACAGGATTCTCGGCCACACAGTTAGCTCAATGATGCCATCACCAGAATACAGATTTACAAACGCAAACTGCACACCAGTCTTTGTTTTCTTCTTCTGAATCTTTGCGATAATACCAACAAGCACACAAGAATCACCATTTTCAATTTCAGAGAAATCCTTAATGTAAGCAAATGCCTTCTCGAAAGGATTCGGGTCACTGATAAAGGTCTGCAAAGTCTGGAACTCCCAAAGTTCTTCATCTTGTAGATATTTTGTGGTCTGCTCGGCCATATATGCTTCTTTCTTTTTCAGCTTCTCGGTTTCATGCACGACACGACGCTTTTCATTGTAGATTCGTAGGACGGTTTCTTTATCAACCTTCTTACCAACCTTATAATGCTCTGTATCAATATCCCACTTACTCAGCAAAACTGCTTTAGTAGGCAGTGTACTGACGGGCTTAAACTCAGATTGTTCCAAACCGCTGGCAATGTACTTTTCCAAGAATACTCGTTTGTTCTTTGTAGGAATCGCACCGGATTTAACCAATGCAATGATTTGCGCCTTCGTTGTACGGACACGACTCGTGAAGTCTTCAAGCCCCTTAAATTTTCCATTCTTATCTCGCTCTGCAATGATAGCCTCAGCAAGTGTATTGCCAATACCACCGATAGCAGATAAGCCAAATAGGATTTTTCCATTCGATACAGTAAAGTCCATACCGGAACGATTGATACTCGGCGGAAGAATCTGAATATCAAAGCTGCGTGCATCCACCATAATCTTGTTGACCTTGCCAACCTTTGCTTTATTCAGGTTCAACATAGCCTTAAAGAATGCAAGCGGATGATGTGCTTTTAAGTATGCCGTCTGAAGGCAAATAACGGCGTATGCCTGAGAATGGCTGGCGTTGAAACCATAGCCACCTTTCGTTGACAACTCGTTGCAAATGTACTCAGCGGTCGCTTTGTCGTATCCATTCGCAATAATCTCATCATGAAGAAGTTCTACTTCTTCCTTGACTTTCTCAGGTTTCTTCTTTGCCAAACACTTACGCATTCTATCAGCACCGGCATCGTTTCGACCGCCAAAGACCTTCGTGAGCTTCATGCTCTGTTCCTGATAGATATTCACGCCATAGGTACTACGGAAAATTGGTTCCATATCAGGATGGAAGTAGTGAATATGTTCAGGATGATACTTGCAATCAACGTATGTAGGAATCGACGGCATTGCATCAGGACGATAAAGAGCAATCAGAGCAGACAACTCTTCAATCGATCTAGGCTGAAGCTGCGCAACCAGATCTTTCATGCCGGACGATTCAATCTGGAATAGATTATCTGTCCGGCCAGAACAAATCAAATCGTAAGCTGCCTTGTCGTTTTCAAACTCAGGATTGTTGATATCAATTTCCCAGTCTGGAATATTATCCTCACGCTTCGCTTCATCAATGGCAACCAGCGACGCAACACCAAGAATATCAAACTTAACAAGTCCAATCTTCTCGTCCATCACCTTGTCAACGGAAATAACATGCTCTCCGTCAGTACCATGCCGGATACCGATGTATTCATAGTAAGGATGTCGGCAGACAATAACACCGCCAGCATGGATGCCATACCCTCGTGGGCGACCATTGATATGACTTGCGATATCAAGTAGTTCCTTGTATTTTGGATTTTCAGCCACTTCTGGATTAGCTTCAAGGCAATCTTTCCATGTTTTTTGAACGAACTTCTCACTGATTTTTCTAATCTCAGCATACGGGAAACCGAGCACCTTACCAACATCCTGAATCGAAGTAACCGGAGTAGTATACACGATATTCATAACCTGAACCACTCGATCTTCACCGTACTTTTGTGTCAGATACTCAACAACCTTGGCACGGTCACTGACATCAACATCAACGTCAGGGAGGTCTTTTCGCTCAATGGTAAGGAATCGTCCGAAGTCAAGTTCATACTTGATAGAATCAAGCTGCGTAATGCCAATCAGGTAACATACAAGTGAGCCAGCGGCAGAACCACGCCCAGGGCCAACAATGACATCATTTTGCTTGCACCAGTTGATGTAATCAACCAGAATCAAAAAGTAGTCACAGAAGTCTTTCTTCTCAATGACAAACAACTCGTCATCAACACGCTTGCGGTAGATTTTCTGTTTCTCTACATCAAACTTATCGATGCCACGTTTCTTCCATTCCTCTCTTACAAGGTCTTTCAAGTAAGCTGCTGAGTTGGAATACTGGGGAGGAATCTCGATTTTAGGAAGTTCAGGTTCGTGCCAAGGCATATCTACATAGTCACACAAGTCAGCAACCTCATCAGTGTTGTTGATACACCATTCTGCTGCATCATATCCAATCTGGCCGTCAAGAACTTCATGTTGCTCTTCACGAGACATGAAATAACATCCTTCGTAGATTTCTGCAGCAGTTTCCGTATCATGTGCGATACGAAGGAAGTAGTCTTGATAATAAAGATCCTCTTTGGTAGCTGCATGAACATCGTTTGTGACGACTACTTTTGTATGAGTATCGTTTGCCAACCGCATGATTTTCTGGTTGTATTTTGCTTGTTCACTGTTTGCGTGAGCCTGAACCTCAAGATAATAGTGAGGGAATAAGCTCTTATACTCTTGAACCAGCTTGACACAAGTGTCATAATCATCTGTTCTGGACAACCTACTCGCCAAACAAGCGGATAGGACAATCAAATTATTCGTGTCTTCCTTGGCAATATCCTCTTTTGTGATACGAGGACGGCTATAGAATCCATGAAGATGACCGAGCGTAGATAAGCGATTAACCGCCTGACGGCCAGCCTCATTTTTTGCAATGATAATCAAGTGCCAGTATTTACTGTTCTTATCCTTGACTTCCCTATCTTCGCATTCGTATGCCTCAATACCATAAAGAAGCTTTACGGCAGGATACTTGTCTTTTAGTTCTGAGTAATACGGCCAGCTTGTTACCTCACCATGCTCTGTAATGGCAATGGCTTTTAAGCCAAGTTCCGATGCTCTTTTTAGATTTTCTTCAGGAGAAGAGAATCCGTCCAAAAGTGACATATAACTATGCGTATGTAGACTACTTGGCATTCTATTCTCCTTTCACCATTAAAACTGGTTGCGTTCCTTCAGACGCTTAATCCAGCGTTTGCGCTTCTCGTTAGCAATCTCATTCGCTTTCGATGTAAACGCCAAGATACAATCCTCGTCATCATCATAGTATGCGTAGATACAGTTCAGCACATCCCCAAATTCTTCTACGAGATTTTCATAAGCCTCGTTAATGCTTACCGGCGTAGGATTCTTCATGTCAATTGCACGATAAAACTTTATTGCAGCTTTCGACAACTCAGAACCTTCCTCACCCATCTGAATGAGAATTTCCTTGCCGTCAATATAATCAAGCACTCGTAAATTTTTATCTTTAATCATTCTGTCTGCTCCTTATCTTCGATTGACACTCTCAAAGTTACAGTCTTACCGTCTTTTGTTGTCCATGTGTATCCACCAAAAGTTCTGTTGTTGAACTGAGCTTCAGAAAGAAGCCAATCACGAACTGCCTCAATAGCTTCATCTGTGACACGAGTTTTATCTTTCCACTCGGTTCCATTCTTTTTAACAGTTCCTGCGTAAATACCAAACATACCACAGCTCACATGATATTCACTCATCACTCTTCACCTTATCTCCAAACTTAATAATATCATCGAAAAGCATCACATAGTCATCGTTGTACTTGTTACCATGGAAATGGCCGAAGTACCAGAATGGTTTACAATCGTTAGGATAGCATTCGTATATATTATCAAAGAATATTTCAGTTGACTGGTTTACTGTGCTTTGGTCAATACCACCGATAAACAATTCAGTTGGAATGAACCGGAATGGACAGGTGTGCGTGAGCATAACATCAATATCATCGATTTGAGGGTCATGTGTAATATTCCAGATCTTTTTCTTAATCTTTTCATTCGGCTGTTCATCCGACCACCAATTCCACCCACGCTCCAACCGATAATATTTATCTACGGAATAAGCTCCGCCGCAAACAAGACAGTTTAATACTTCCCTATCAGCAAGAATCCGGTAAACCTCACCATCAATAGCAAAATACTGATTGGGATAATGTGAGTCATGCCACACCTTACCACAAATATCTCCACTGATTTCCTTTGTCCTATAACCATCCTTACGAGACGGGCGGCGCTCGTGGTTGCCATGAATACAAAACAGATTTGCAGGAATATCTGCGGCGATAGTCTTGATACTCCATTCACGAGGATCATCCTTGCCGTAGTAGTTCAAACCGACATCGCCAAGGCAGACAATCCAGTCATTCTTTCCAAGATTGTGTTCATGGCAAAACTTTTCCAATTCTAAAAACCGATTGTAATCACCATGAATATCGCCTGTAATGTAAACCATTCATTCACCCCTCTCATAAACTCGCCAATGCCATGTGCTACCATCGCCCGGATAAAACCTATCGCAAAAGTCCTCAAAGCGACATCCTTCGCATGGATCATCTTTTGACAAATCTATCACTGGATGGCTTTGGCATTCTGTGATAAATTCTTTAACGTCTGCTTCAAACTGTTCAGGCATCAGCATTGTCAATCAACTCTCCATTTTTTACAACCTTAGCCTTATCATCCCAATATTCATCAGCTCCAACTTTTCTAGGAGCAGTGCCAAAATGCTCTTTCCACTCAGGAAGACTCTCATTGATTGCATCAAACTGAATACCCCAATCAAAGCAAGCCTCCACTGCATCACACAAAAGCTTTCCTTCCCGACAAGTCCAGAGAATCAGACCAGCACCGTGCTTCTGTTCCTGAATTGCTTGGTAAATGACATTCCAGTTTGGCTCACCGATATCAGGATAATTATTCTCACAGAGAGTGCCATCAAAGTCGATGGCGATAGCACGCTTCCGATTTCCCATATCAAATCACCTCAAAATCAACAATTTGTGCTTGTGGTGTCACCTTGTTTCCGTATTGATTTAAAGATAACCGGCACACAGCATTGATAATTTTTGCATAATTGTCTCCATAAAAAGTAACAACTTCATCATCCTCGAAACTATCTTCAATCCAATCAATCAGTCGTCCATTGTCATTAAAACACACAAAATCAATGCCTTTTTCTTCATCAGAATACTTCCACATATTACCGTTCTTGCCCATCGGAGCACATCCACTATGAGCTAACGGAATATTTCTAATGTAGAAATACGGCTCGGAAATACCCTGTGCCCAGATTTTATGCATTTCGTACATGGTCTTCGGCAATGTAACGGTCAGCTTACTATAGTCAAAATCAAAATCAACTACGATTGCCTTACTCATCGTGACATCTTTAAGCAACTCATTGCAATCCGCAATCGCCTTTGGCACATTTTCTTTCTTGATTTTCACACCAGCAGCGTTATCATGACCAAGAACCGACTCAAAATCTCCGGTACTCATCAAGAACTCCTTTAAGCTTTCAATAGGAGAACCGTCAGGATTTCTCATTGAACCACCGTAATAATCCGGTTCATCAGCGAAGGTACGAAGCAATACGCACGGTTTTGCATACATTTCAGCCAGCTTGATTGCCACAACACCAGTCAGAGTATTATCAAGAATGCCAGTAGAGTTGCAGAAGAGAATCTTATTCTGGTCTGCACCATGCTTTTCAATCAGTTCCTGAAGCTCTGCGACAGCCTTGTCCTTGGTCTTATTTTGCTGATACTTGCAAGACGAACACTCACGAGCTACATGCTGCGCCAGAGTCTCGTCAATCGTAACACCGGCATTCTTGCCACGAGTCGGAGTATACTGGAAGGTCTGTTCCTCTCCAACCATCGCACGGAACATCCGCTTCTTTTGCTCGGATGAGCCAACGCGAATCAGCGCGTTCATCATCGGAACGATGTAGAACTGAACATCATTGATAGTCGGATCACCCTTGATATTGAAACTATTCGCCTCAACCAAAGCACAAATCATCGGATTCACAATTCGTGCAAGACCTTTCGTACAAAGGCGCTTTGTCTCATGCGAGCGCATATCCATAACGTCACCGATGTTTCCGACTGCCACCAGATCAAGATACCGGTCTGCAACATCAGTCCAATTATATTCATCAACAGCCTGAAGAAACTTATACACAACGCCAGCGCCAGACAATTCCTTATTAGGATATGTACCGTTCTGGTTGTTGACGATTACTGCGTAAGGATTCTTTCTGTCGCAGATGTGATGGTCAAGAATCAGAATATCGATTCCCTTTTCGCGGAGTTCCTTACACTGCTCAACATCGTTACTACCAGCGTCAGGAATAATCAGCAAGGTAGTTTCAAATGGAACCTCAATTTCTTTAGAGAGTCCATGCTCCTTGCCGCTATGATGCAGAACATTGATTTTTCCAAAATAACCAATCGTCTTCAAATACTGAAACATCATTGAAGCACTTGTGAATCCATCCACATCACAGTCTACAAGGATAGAGATAATAGACTTATTCCAGATATGTTTGTTCAACAGCCGGACAGCATCTTCCATGTTGTCCAGTTCCCACGGAGAATTCAGACAAGAATCATCTAGGTTCATGTAGGTCTTATAATCCTCAACCCCTCTGTTCTCCATAATCGTTCCAATCGGGTCTGATAGGTCGTTCCTACTCCCCTTCCAGAGTTTTACATTCATTTAATTCTCCTAACACAATTCTCAATCAATGCTTTAAATTTTTCAGGATTATCAGTTGGGGCTTCCTTTTCATCCAGAATCCCTTTATCATCTACTACAGCATACACACTTACGCCATCGACGAATCGATTGGCGAGAACCATAAGCTCACTAAGCTGAACGTCTTTATCAAAGACGAAACAAATATCAACGCAAAGACGTGTCAAAATTTCAATTTGATTCTGTGAAACCTTCTTGCCGCCAGTCGCTACGCAGTTGCAGACATCCATGTTCCACATCTGCATAACAGACTTTTCAGCCTCACCAACATATACCAGACCTTCATTCTTAATGTATGGCTCTGTCTTATACAGGCCATACAGAATACGGTTTCTGGCACACGGCTCAAGATATAGATACTTTAATTCGCCTTCAGGCGGCTTGCCGAAGTATCTTCCCTTTACACCAACCAGAGTGCCAATTTCATCTCTGATCGGAATCGTGATTCTATTTGTCAGTTCATCAAAGCCAATCTCAAACTCCTGCTGCGTCTCATAAGATATCCCATCATCAGCAAAAATCTGATTCACATAAGGTTTGTAATAACCGAGGATGGCTTCGGAGATGGGGACTATCGGACGGTCATCCTCGTGTTCTTCACCTTCATTTTGCATGGCGATAAGTTCTTTTAGAATCAACATACTTTTAGGAAGGTCTTCCTCGAAGTTGTGATAGTAGTCAAGACCAACCCATTCGCAGATTTGCTTAATGGCTTTTGGAAAAGACAGTTCCAGAAAGAACTGAACGACAGAAATCAAATCATAACTGGTCTTTCCATTGGCAATATCTCGTGTGTAATCTACCGCAGTAAGATTTTCATTCTCGTAGATACAGAGTGCCGTTCTATTGTCACCATCTGGATTTGCACACTGGTAATAACCAGTCTTGTGACTGATGTGATGACACCCAAGTTCCTCCAGAATCGGCTCAATCTGTTGTTCTTCAAGAATGTAATTTTTCAGATCTGCGATATTTACCATTGTAGTTCCTTACTTTCTGGTGCAGACACCGACCTCTTCCCAGACATTCTGGTTCAAATTCACTTCAAACATGATTTTCTTTTTCTCACCAAAACGGTTTTTATCGATGTTTCCAACGTAATACCGCTTATCTGGATTCAGCCGATGGGCACAGTCACCGCCCCACTCAGGGTCATGAGAGATGTATTGATACTTTACGAACTTATCTTTTGGAATCTCCTTGAATAGAACCATCGTCCAAGCAACATGCTTAATCATTTTTGACTCAGCAATGTTGTTTGAATTCAGCTCATCAGGAAGATACTCATGAGCATTTTCGGCCAACTGGATACTACCATAGATAAAAATATTCAAATTTTTCGCAATCTCTTCAAGCTCGGTGGCCGTGACCTTGAACGCTGCCCATTCACCAATCGAAGCAATGTCGTTCTTTAGAGTATCGTAAAACACATACTTAACTCCCTGGGTGAGAGCTGCCTTCTGGATTTCAAATCGTAGGGACTTGTCACTATAATCAGCAGAGACATCCTTTGCGATAATCAAGCCTTGTGATTCGCTCTCGATCCACTGGCAGACATCAAGTACATTGCGATACTCCTCGCTTTCCTCGTAGACACGAGCGGTGAACTCATCAATGCTTTCTATGTATTCTCCGTCTTCGTTTTGCTTTCGAAAGATGAAGTTTCCATTTGCATCCCGGTACATTCCAAGGGTGATTTCTCGCTCATCCTTGTGGAAGCGATGACCATGCAACTCTTGAAACTCAGGATTATTGATGGCTGTGACCAGTAAGCAATACCGGACCGACTCAAGATCCATCTCATTCAGCAGCAGAAGAGCTTTCTGCTTTTGAACCAATGTGACGTAGGCAACAATCGCCATCATGTATCTAGTCTTACCGGCGTTAGATGGCATACCATTGAACATCACAGTGCCCAGTTTCAATCCTCGGAACAAATCATTCATGATAGGATACTGGAACGGCAACCCCATATCGGGAACGCTCAGACGTTCATTGACCATTGGTAGAAGACCATTATTCAAAATCTCAGCATCATCGTTTGTAATGATGACCGTATTGATCTTGTCGGCCTTGCCACGAATCAATTTGTAAATGTCCTGAGCACCAAACATTTCAAACTGTCGATGCTTCAAGATTCCTTCAATATTAAATCCGTTTCTTTGATATTCACGAAGTAGCGAATATTTCTTCAGGATATTGAAATATCCCTTGATATCATCGTCATTCGCAAGGCTCATGTAGTATTCAATAGTTGACCAGCCCTTCAGCCGCTTGTATTGGGACAATCTGGACTCATCTTCAGCCATGAACGTTAAAACAGACGTTTTATTAAATTCTTGAGTCCGAGTTTCATAAATAATTAACGCTGCATCGTAGAAAAATTTTGTTGCTTCATCGGCAAAATCGTACTTGCTCTTGACATAATGCCCATACTCGACCAAATAGTCAGGATGCTTGTAAATTGCGCCAACAAATAGAATTTCGTTCGGGATATTTGAAATGAGTTCCACTCATCCACCTCCCTTTATACTTTTAATACTGAATTTTGTTGTTTGGATACAGTTCATTGAACATATCAAAAACTTTTCTCAGGCCAAGACCTTCCTTACTGGGCACCCAAATTTTCTTCGGGTTCCAATTCTTCCATACACCGTCGTATTCAGGTGCTATCGCATCATACGCAGGGTTATCCACCCACTGACCACCATTCATACTGTACTCGTACTTCTTAGGATCAAGTTCGGCAAGCGTCAAGAATCTGTTATCATTTTTGTTGTGAGCTCCAAATCCGCAGAATGTGCATCCGGTGCGATCACATCCAGTACAACACAGTGGAGCTTCTGGCTTATCACTCGTGGGAACGATATCGCCATAAACATCAGCGATTTGAATTCCTGACTGTTTGATGAAAGCGAGTACATCTTGCTCAGTCCAAAAACTCATAGGCTGACTAGACGGCGACTTGCTATCAAAGGCATTACACCCATGTCGAATCCACGCCTGTTTGCGAACACGGCTTTCATCTGTCAAAGTTCCAATAATTGGTTTCCGCTTAGTTGCCCTTGCGTACTTCTTCATTGGACTTTTCTTCATTACTGAGCAACAGTAATGAGAAATTGCAAACGGAAGTTCTTGTGTTGCTGGCAACCATTTTTCCTTATTGAACATGGATTTTGTTCCAGTCTGCATTTCAGCTCCCGGTTCATTACCAAGTAGAATCGTCCGTCTGTTTCCCTGAAAGACTCCTGTTTCATCGTAAAGCCACGGGTTGCTAAAGACACCTCCCGGACAGTTCGTCCTTAAACCCAGAAGTTCCTGTCTTTTCCTGAGAGTTGTTCTTACTCTCTCTCTCTCTCTCTCTCTCTCATGGTGGCTGCGCCGCTATTTCTGATTCGTCTAGCGTAGTAAATCGCTTCTGCCACTTCTTTAGAGATAAGAGGATAACCATATGTAGAGACCACATCACTAAATCCCATCTTGGGATAAACAAAAACCGCATCTGCATCTCGTGCAAATTTCTGGATTGACGAGTATTCCAAACCAGTATTGCTAAACACAAGTGGGACATCTGGAAACAACTGCTTTGTTAGATGAGCAAGTACAGTAGAATCCTTACCACCAGAGAAGCTAACATACACACCACCGTCGTAATGCATATACCATTCTTGAATGCGGTTTTGAGTGATCCGAATCTTTCGCTCGAGAGGAAGCGCCCGAAGCTCCTTCAATCTTTGAGCATCGTGAACTGTATTATCCATTTACCAACCTCTTTTATATCTCATCGAGAATTGCATTTATATCAATTTCATTCTCGTTTTTACTCTGTTTCGGTGCTGTTTTCATCCGTTTCAGTACCGTTTCAGTCAAATTTTCCTTCGCTTTGTCTTCGCTTTCACTGCGAATCGAAGCTAGTCTTTCTTTTCGTTCGAGATAACTAGGATATTGAGCTAACAAAACAGCCAAGTCATAATTCCATCGCTGGCTCATATCACAGCCCTTTGCTTCTTTCTCGGCAATTATCTTATCTAGTCGGGGTTTCGCTAGAACCCACATATCGTAAAGTTCTAGCGGAGGAATAGAACCTCTATATTTGTAATAATTACCGGAAATCAACTGTGTAAGTTTCGAGTAGAAGCTGCTAGGAACAACCGCCGGGGCATATGTATCTCGAATATGGTCGAAAAGAATCTTTTTTTCTTCCTGTTTGATATGTGCAAGCTCACGATTTTTGTCTTGCTCTCTCTTTTTGGAAAGAAGATCATCGACCTTTTTGTCCGTAGTGTCATTCACTTTGTCAAAAAATGCCCTTAGCAGGTCATCTGTCCAAGGGCGTTTTTGATTTTTCTTTTTTTCTACAAAACAATCCTTATGGTAAAAACCAGTCTTGTCGTAGAAAAACGTGCTACGGTCTCGCTCGATGAAAATGTTCTTCCCGCAAATCTTGCATTTACGGGTTAGTTCCATTAAGCCAGTTCCTTCTCCATGATTGCGGCAACCTTCTTCAGTTCCTCGATATCAGTCATGGAACGGAATGCGGTAGACAGGCCAGCTGCCTTAACTGCCTTCTGTGCTGCACTCTTCTTCACGGGAGAAGCGGAAGCAATCAGATCGTTCAGCTTTGCCTTGATGTCGTCCAGAGAAGGCTCCTTGGATTCGGAGGCGTTCTCTGCAGGAGCATCATCACTGATGTCATTGTCATCAAGACCAAGTTCACGAGCACGAAGCTTCATCTCGGTCTTAACTGCATCATTCAGACCATTCTTGATAATGACCTCACGGTTCTTTGCAGAGCGGTCGAGATATTCCTGATACTCAAGCAGAGTCAAGTCTTCGACAACCTCACCGCCATTATGAACACCGGTACGATCCTTATCAAAATAAGCAAAGTTAATAGACTTATCATCACCGGGATGATACATACGGAACTCGGTGCCGACATTGTACTCCTGACCCTTGAAACCATCAGGAATCTTACGACCAGTAGAAACGCTCACAGAAGAACCATTCACCAGCTTGGTTTCAGTCTCATCCTTCTCACGGCAAATGACGATGTAACTCACACCAGTTGCATTCAGATCCAGAATCAGGGACTGCCCCTTAAAGTTCAGCTGCTGATAATCCTTCAACTCCATACCAGCACCCTCAATCTTCACCGACTTCTCGTCGCCGGTCAAACCCTGTGCTGCAGCCTTAACCTTTGCACGCTTCTGCGAGAAATTAGTCAAGCCCTGTTTCGTAGTCAGATTAAGAATGGTTGCGGAATCAACAACGATAGCATCGGCACGGAAAGGCTTACCGTCAGCGTCCAGCCAAACATTACCGTCCTCATCCTCGAAGTCCTCATTGTCAGCAACGGTATGAATGAAATCCTGTACCTCTGCGAGAGACTGAGTGTAAACGATACGGAGATTCATCGGATCGAGCCCATTCTCCATCAGTTCCTCACGATAATCGTCGATAGAACCAGACTCAGTATCCAGATACAGAACACGGAACGGACGACCTTCAGGAGTCTTCATGTAGCAGAACTGCATAGCAAATCGAGACTTACCAGTTCCCTGCTCGCCATACACAAGCATACGAAGCTTCTTACGAATAGCAGATGCATCACAAACAATAGCCATATATGTAAATTCCTCTCTAAATCTTTTATTAAACTTTCAAGCACTCATACCACGGATCACCCGTTTCAACTGCATGAGCAATATAATCCAACTGACGAGTAATGCTATCCACGCTATCAACCAGAAGGTCTTTACACCCTACTGGCACGGCATCGTCATTACATTCCGCATAAGCTTTGGCTTCTGCAACAATCTCAGGATGCGTAGTAAACACAATAGACATCATGGGAGAATCTTCTTCTGGCTCTTTTTCAAGTGCCTTAATATAAACAATGTAGAATTTCATGCCATTATAGGCGGTATATTCAAGAGTGTTTTGCATAACAAAGCTCCTTATGTATCCTGTATTACTTAGCTAAGACTAAAAATTACACTCCCCAGTCATCCTCTTCCTCGTTTACAGAAGTTACAGTAGACTTGTTAGAACCACCCCACCAAGAAGTGTCGTTCTCAGCAGCCTTGCCGTCGAAGTCTTTCTTTGCCTGAGCGTTGGCAGCAATTTTTGCATTAGCTTCAGAGATATTATCCTCAGTGTAAGTGGGCTCCGCATCCTTATCACCAGGATTCGGATCAAAGGAATCAGGATTAACACCCTCGATATACAGCTTGCGAACTGCCGGAGTGCCCTGACGCTTCATCTTGTTAGGACCACCCCAGATATTCTCAGTCTCAACTTCCTCAACCTTCTGCTGATTAACGATGGGACCAAAACACTCGAAGCTAGTATAAGGCTTCAGACGCTTACGAATAGAATCAGCCAGGACCTTATTCTGAGTGTTTGCCTTATAATCAATGAAGAACTCTGCATCCTCGATGGTGTTATAGTTCACGATCTTTGCATCGACAACTACCTCATCGCACTCATCGCTCTTGCGGCAACCAGTGTAAACAATGGTCTGAGTAAACAGAGCCAGCTCCTCGAAAACCTCTGCATCGAAGTCGATCTCCTTAGAACTCAGAGAAACCTGAGTAGGAACAAAGCGAATCTGATGCTTACCATTGTAAGTGCTGTACTCGATGTTGCCACGGACATACACGTTATCGCCGTCATGCAGGTTCTCGGAAATCTCCTTGGCTGCATCGAAGTCGGTCAAAGTCTTGTTGTCATTGACGACCTTACCAGACTCATTCGTCTTCTTGGTGACACAGACCTTAACGCCAATCATATCATAGCCTTCCGGTGCAACATAAGTCAGACGATCCTTCCAAGCGACTTCCTTCTTATCCTTCTCGATGCCCTTGTCCTTATCGGCACGGCGGAAGAAGTAAACCTTATCACGAGGCATACCAGCCAGATCAACATAGAAAGTGTTTTCATTGGAAGTCTGAACGCCAAAGCTCAGAACACGGCGCATAGCACCATTCTTAGTCTCCTTCTCGTTATAGAAATTGCTACGCTGGGTGCCGGTGACCTTACCAGCCATCTCAAAAGAACCACGGGTCTGAGGAAGATTAAAAATTCTATCTGCCATATCAAGTCTCCTTTATGTAATTTTGTTTCATCTGTAATCACTTATGTCTCTTTTTATTGTCTTGAATCAATTCATGCACTATTCATTTTATGTATTATCCTCCGTCTGGTTTATTGATGGCTTATATTTAACAACCCTTCGGGTCGTTAACACTGAGAATCTTCAATGGGATCGTATGTAAACATCGCTCGGAGTACTCCTGCAAACTTATCGGAGCACTCCTGGCACAAAGAGAACTGTAGCTTCGCACCATCCCATGTCGGGCTTTCATAACCAAATTCGTGATACATAGAGATTGTATCTCCACAAGGATTCTTGGAATATTCCTTGCCACACCAGTTACAAACATGTTTACTTATCACCATAGCGGCATCACCCCATTTTTAATATTCTCTATCACGGAACATTTTAGATTGAACACGAGTCAGTCTGTTGCTCCGACCATACTTAGGTCTGAATGCGGATTGCAACTTGTTGTTTGCGTATTCGAGGTCACTCTCCAGAATCTTAGCAGCTTCTTCAATGTAATCCCGAATGGTACAATACTGGTCGCTATTGATACAATGCGTCTTTAGATAATCAAGCATATCGACCGCCTGATTTTTCAAAAGAAGAGTATCCTCAAGCTGAGTCTTGCGCCGTTGGAAGAAATCTATATTCAAGTGAACATCTCCTCCTTCTTTTCAGTAAACCTACTCCAATCCATCTTGCGATGACAATCAGAACATTCACGCTCGAACTTCTCCAGCTTCGTCACACAAAACGGACAAAGATATGTATTCTTTTCCTTTTGGAAGATAGGACTTGCCGGAATACTCAAAGAGCCAGGATCGATGGTTGCATTGACAGGAATTTTGCTGTTCATCGTGTCACCTCTTATTTGAATTAGCCTTTTATGAGATTTAGTCTTCTGGGAAATGCTTCTTCGTTACTGCAACGCAGAACGGTTCAATCTCTGATCCCCAGATAGCAGTACCATCACCATACATACTTTCAAAGACAAGCGGAAAGCCACCAATTCCATCGAAAAGACTGCCAAGCGTAGGATTTTCACCGATATACGGTTTCATTTTCTGGAAAATCCAATACCACTGAGGCAAAGCGATTGAATTACCGAGTGCTTTGTAACGAGGAGAATCGGCAGGTTTGTGCTTTTTACCATTCTCATCAAACCACTCGCCAATATCGGTCCATCCATCAGGAAAACCCTGTAACCGTTCACACTCAACAGGAGTCAGGCGACGAACAATCCATTGCAGATTCTTCGTTTCCTTCTCTGCAATCAAGTCAGTAGCATCCTTGTAGTCACGAGATTTCATCGTACTAGCTTGTTCACTTTCCTTGTATTCACCAATGCGTTGCATTGCAAAGGCTTTCTTTTCGGCAACAAGCGGCATATTATTGCCACCAGTTCCCCATTGAGCCGTACAAGCCGGACTTGTATTACCTTGCTGGGTGTATCGAGCATCTTGACTATGGCTCTCAAATACAATTGGTTGATGACCATGCTCTTGTGCTCTTATTGTTCCTACAATATCGTAAGAAACATTCATTACACTACCGCCCTGATCATTCAAGACACAAATCTTTTGTTTTAAATTATGTAAAGAGGTGTTGTCTGCCAAGCAGATTAGCGTTTGATCTTGCAATGTAGAAAGCGTTGCACTCTTCTCGGTCTGTACCAGTGCGCCTTTGCCACCACCTTCGCATCCTGAACGAATCTTTAAAGTGTAGGCAACAGCATTACGGTCAATAGTGTTTATAGTAAAAGCAGTATCTTCTTTTACACCAGTCCCGTTCATGTTGGTTTCTCTGTCAATCATGTTTCCGACAATACAAAAGCTTTTTTCTCCCACCACTCGATCATCTTTAGCAGTGCATTCTTCAGTAATTCTGGCAAAGCTTTGCCACGTCGGGATGCTCTCGTCAGGATTCCCTGGCACGCCCGTGCGCTCAAATAGTATTTCTGCGGCACGTTGTCCTCTAAAATCCATGACAAGCGCGATTCTTTGACGACGTTGGGGCACTCCCCAATATTGAGCATCGAAGAGTCTCCATGCCAAAGACCATCCATTACCGGAAATTGCGCCTGATTTAGACCATTTTCCGCCTTTTCCCGAAGGTTTAGGAATTGTAGCGTCTGCTTCGACGATGTGTGCAAATTCTTCCAAGACACATCGGAAGTCTTCTCCGTTGTTTGAGGAGAGTGCTCCTCTAACATTTTCCCAGATTGCAAATTTTGGACATTCTCCATTGGTGGCATCCCTCATTTCCTTTATCACACGAATCATTTCCATAAATAGACCAGACCGTTCTCCAGCCAAACCTGCCCGCTTACCGGCAATAGAAAGGTCTTGGCTAACAAGGTGAACCACCAGTGATACACGAGACAGGCTCAATCTTAGAACCATCAATCTCGCAAATACTTCCATAATGTTTCACCAAACCACCTCCTTTTAGTATCCTGTGTTATATAGCTAAATCTCCGAAAATGAGCGAAAAAATAATAGACGTATCAACGTCATATTATTTCATCGCTTATAAAACAAAAATTCTAGCAGATTTTATGTATACCCTATTGGGCTGGTGGGACAGGCAAGATTTGAACTCGCGACCAAGCGGTTATGAGCCGCCAGCTCTGACCAACTGAGCTACTATCCCATAAAAACCCGTTAAACAGCTGCAACTATTCAACTGGGCACCTTCCTTATAAAACACTATTGCATCTATATCATATAGACGAGGAAGGAATAACAGCGATGCACATTTCCTATATCTCGCCCCTTTCGGGGTGGTATTTCGCACAGGCGCGGCCGGGACTGACCGCTTAAAATCCCTACCCATACGAAATTGGAGCAGCGAAAGGTAGTCGAAACCTCATCCTCAGCTTGGAAGGCTGATATACTAACCATTGTACGACCGCTGCATAATCACCCAGCTTACAAAGCACTACTGCACCGTCACTGGCGAGCTGGGAATAATAGTGGCAGTCAAAGGAGATCAACAAAACGGTACGTAACCATTCTATGATCGTGGTGCGGATAGTGGGCATCGAACCCACACGCCGAAGCACCAGATCCTAAGTCTGGCGTGTCTGCCATTCCACCATATCCGCATAAATTGCGCCAACAGGGGTCGAACCTGTGATGGAGGAGTCAAAGTCCTCTGCCTTACCGCTTGGCGATGGCGCATCATATACCCAGCTTACTACGTCACACTGCTCCGTTTCCAGAGAGCTGGGAATAATGTGAATGAAAAATTCTACATGCCCTTTCGGGTTGGTCCGAGTGACAGGTCACGATCCTGCGGCCTCATGCTCCCAAAGCACGCGCTCTTCCAACTGAGCTACACCCGGATATCAATGCTACCGACCCGACTTGAACGGGCACGTCGTTTCCGACAGGAGATTTTAAGTCTCCGGTGTCTGCCATTCCACCACGGTAGCTTATATAGAAGATCAGAAACAGCCAACATTTGTTTTACATTCCGGTTTACTGGCTACCTGAAGGGTATTCGTCCGACAGCTACTCGGCTTGCACCTTATTCCCCTTCCTATTTGGCTCGGCATCCTTTACCGGTATGATACCTGTCGTTTGCCAATGAACGGCCAATCCCCGATCTAGCCAGAACAACTGATCTTCATGGTAGGGATAATCGGATTTGAACCGATACGTCTTTCGACACTTGAGTTTGAATCAAGCGTGGCTGCCAATTTCACCATATCCCCATATTGCCGGTCTTTCCCGGCTGTCAGCCCCGCGCAGAGCATTTTTGGAGGAAGAAACATCACGATACTTCGTTAATTATTCTAACGAAAATCACGATAAAATGTCTATTTTAATTCAGCTCTTCTGCTGACTTGCGTAGAACTCATTCCGCAGCTGAATAATACCCTTCTTGCAGAAAGACTCTTGATCTTTCTCTCGTTGCTCACGCATCCAACCATAGAATAGGTTATCTTCAGCAGTAAACAGCTTGGCAGTGTTTTCGTAATAGCCACGCTTCTGAACGCTCTGCATAACACCACGCAAGAACTTCCAGTGCTTATAATAAGGAAGCTTCATCTTAAACATGAAATTGTTGCTGTCTCGCAAAACAAAGCCTTCAACGTGTTCAAAGCCATGATGCAGATAGTTCTCGTTCATGACTTCCTCGTACCAAGGATAGAATTCACTCCAGTTCTCAAAGGTCTTAACCTTCTCCTTAATCTGCAGATGACACTTCTCAGCTACACGCTTCAGATCATCGTAATCCATCACACTGAAGTTCATATCATTCGCAACAATATCCAGCAAAACAATATGCGGTTTCTTATATTCAATGATATGAGCATCATTCACAGGATCAATCACCTCGAAGATGATAGAACCATTCTCTTTTGCAACTTCTTTCAGATTCTTACGGTCTTCATCAGAAGTCGTATCCATGAGAATCTTTCGGAACATATCTGCAAAAGGCCCTTCAGGAGTGGATTTACTTGCAATGAACAGACCATCCTGTTCTGCATCATACGAAATGATACCAAGAAATCCATTCTCTTTTAAATATGCAGTCACCGGGAACTTCAAAGTGTTCTGTAGGTTTCCAATTCTCGTTTCATTCCGCTCATCAACCGCAAAGAATTTATCATAACTTCGAGCTACAATCTTATTCGTCTTTGTGTTAATGAACAATCCCCTTGCTTTGGTAGAAACCTCATCCCAATGCTTCTTATAAAATGCTTCACGAGAGAAGTTGAAAGAAGAAATATCTCCGAATCGCTTCTCAAACACATATTTGCTTTGACGCATCTTACTAACAAGTTCTGCGTTATCAAACTCAGTTTTCATTTCAACGGCAGTTTCAGTCTTTGGTTCCTCTTTTCGGAATACATCATTCTTGGTTTCTACACACTTGACGGGCTGACCGTGTTCAAGCTCAATGCAACGGAGATATCCACCAAACTCGATTTTTCCTTCGAGGTTGTAGCACCGATGCCCCATATCAATAGGAACATCCTGCACATTTCGATGACCGAAGATCTGAATATAGCTATCAGGCATCGATTTTTCCCAAGACTCAGCCACGGTTAGCATATCAGGATAGCGACCTACACCTTTGATCATCTGATCAGCAGATACGAAAGGAAGAAAATAAGGCAGATAACTCAAACCACCGTGGCTCACGAAATACCGCTTCCCATCATACTCAAAGTAGGCACACTGGCCGACTCTGGAATAGATCTTACGAGCAGTGTTCTTATCAATACCAGCTTTAAAGAGCTGCGGACGAGTGTAGTTTGCAAACTCTTCACTCTGAACCGGTTCATCATGCCCCCACTTGTTCAGCCAACGCTCGTGATTCCCTTCCAAAAGGATCACATTCTTGCGGTTGTTATTTACAACATCACACAAGAACTTGAATACTTCAACGTTTTCGATGCCACGATCGAGATAATCACCAACGAAGATATAAAGTTCGTCGTCCTTCATCTCACCAAGGTATTCACTTAAACAAGTATAGCAGCCATGAATATCACCGATGACATGAACCTTCTTCCACTGGTTGAAGTCATTCGGATAGTAGTTCAAATCGGACATCACATCCGTAGTAGAAGGAAGAACCGTCACGCCAGAAGGAACTTTTTGAGTAGCAAACCGAGCGTACATCTTATCAATGGCCGCTTCAGGAACTCGCTTCAGCCATTCTCTCTGAGCGTTTCTTCGTTTGCATTCCTCAATCGGAAGGTCCGTCATGTCAATAACATACATCCGATAACGATATTGTTTTGCAAGATTCTTATAACGATTCATTTCGACCGTCTTGGAATTCGTTGCATCAATCACGGTAAACTCACCATGACTCATACGCACCTCAAGCAGTTTGAAAAGCATCTCCCATACAACATCATCATTCTGCGGAGAAATCTCCATCTGCCCGGCAGGTGTTTCCTGTGCGCTCTGGCACATAAGGCGAAGTGTATCAGCACTCAATACGTACTGCTCAAGATTATGCTCTTTAATATAGGTGGACTTCCCACAACCTGGTGCTCCACGGAACAACAAAAGCGTTCTCATCTACATTTCCCTTTCTAATAAGTATCCTGTGTTATATAGTTACAGTGTTAAAATCAAGGGGCCGAAGCCCCCTGTTTTTAATTTTTGTGGAAGTATTCGATCCAGCCCTTGTATCCTTGCCGGAAACTAATGTAGGCAACCTTGCTGCACTTTCTTCCGATAATGTCCGCAAGAGGATCTTTACCATTTCCGAAACTAAGTTCTGCAAGATTAAATTCTGGATGAGTTTTACAGTAGTTATAAACCTTGACATACTCGCCGTTTCTAGTCAGATGTCTTCGGTCTAAAGCCTTTGAATGATATCTTCTTTCGAGAATATCATTCAAACGCGTGAAATAACTATGAATCGTATTCGTAGACATTCTTGAATCACTGTCTGCACCAGTCCTATCCTCTGTTTTGCGAAGAATGTAATCACCATTTATGACATAAAACGTTCTGTATCCTCCCATATTTGGGGCATCATATTGTTTCATTTCATAACACTGCTTGATGATATTCATCAGTCTCGCGTCAACACTGGTCTTATTCAAAACAGTACACGATTCAAAGTCAACATCGTTAATCGTCAGATTAGAAACCTCTTCAGAAGTAAGTCCAATCCAGTACAGTGCAGCAATCACGTTCATACGAATCTGATATGACTCTTCGTACTTGTCCAAGAAATCAACAAACTCATCAACTGACGCAAAATACTTGTCCTCGTACATATTGTCTGAACTCACATCGCTCTCCGAGAATTCAGCTAAGTCATACATGCTCGCTCGATCCTCACTTTTGATGTATCCTGTAATTATCGACTTTACATTTCTGAACGACCGACTTGAGTTCACCCAATTGTATTTAGCAAACATCTTTACAAAATCATCTTTTGTGAAGTCAAACAACTCATACCTACGCTCGGCCTCATAATCCATAACATGGTTAAGCGTCGATATAACAAACTCACCGCTTCTATCAGAATACTTTTCGGCAAAAGCTTTGATTTTTTCTTCAGTAAGCATAGTGGCACACTCCTTCTTATTATGTAGTGTACCATTAAACCTGAGAACAAATCAAGCAAATGCGGCAAAATTCTGAAAATCTATAGTATGTTGTACGCCACTCAGGAACGCTGCGAGCAAAAACGGTTCATCCTTGCATCTTGCCATAGCGATCATATTCATCTGACGCTCCGACAAGACACCAAGTTTCTTGATGAACTGTCCTTTGTTAAGTGTATCAGTCTCTTCGCAGAGAACGATACTATCAACCTCTAGGAACTCACAGTCTTCCTTTGAGAGTAGAACATGGACCGGAGAACGCTTATATATTCTTGAAGATAACGGATTCCCCCTTGATTGTTGGGCTGAAGAGGTTACGCTTGTTGTTACTTGTCACAACGAACGGTCGAATGCCGCGCTGCTGATGACCTGTCGCATTGGATAGATCAACCAACCAAACCTCTCCGACCTTTGGGTCAATATTGTTATCCATAGTCATTCTCCTCTACAATGATGTAGCTCCGTTCCATAGCTACATTATACAGGATACAATCACAGAAGTCAAGAGGTTTTTGAAAATATTTTTAGTGCCCGTACAACTCAGGATTCTCTGATACGAACACGCTGGTATTATCGAAGATCATCTCATACGCTTTCTCTGCACAGCCAGACCTAAGTTCAATTCTCCTTACTTCATGGCATTTTTGTCGCAACTCGATGTGACTCTCATTTCCGAAGAACCCCACGCCATTAACAATCCCACCCGTCTCTACGCCAATGTCGTCAATCTTTTTGCAGATCATGTGAATATCCACACCATTACAAACAAAGCAGACCCACACTCGCTTTTTTCTTATATACTTTAAAAAATCATCAACCCGTATAACTTTCAAAACCTTTCTATCGCTCATCAAGAATAACCGCCTTCCGCTCACACAAACAACTTTCAAGATATATTATACACAGCCTTTTGTTTTAGTCAATATATTACACATCTTTTTGTTGTATTATTTATCAAAATTTTAGATGACGCCATTCACTCAGCATCATCCACAACCAACTTCGAATCATAATAAAACCTATGTGCGCCAAATTGTCCAGCAAAGGTTGCTCCACGCTCGTGCCAACTGCCGGGAGCTGCAGTCGGGGTTACAAACCATTGGATAGGTTTGTCTGAAATTTTAGCACCATAGTCAAACACCATAGAGACAGCCAGCTCATTCTCTGCCGTAACCTTCCTATTATATAATGAATTATAACCATACTTCTTAAAGACCTGCTGGATGGTTAGATCATCAAGTACAGCGGAATCATAAAGACATTGAGCAACGGCCATCTGGCCTTCCAAACTGTCAGCACCTGCTTCACAAGCAACAATCTGCTCTGCAAGAGCACGCTCATCATCAGTGAGTTCATGTTTTCCCTGGCTAAAGTTCACCACCTTCGTCTCAACGATTTCCTTTACGAAGATCACAGGCTCGTCGTCCTTTTCTTCGTCTCTTTCTTTTGTTGCGTGCGCAACACTTTGATTGATATGGCTATTATAATATGTATGTAAGCCTTCGGTTTCTATTTTTGGCATCACTTTCAATGCCATATTTCCGGCCAACAGACACATCATACATATAATAGCAATCTTTTGCTCATTATTTATCAATAATTTGTTTATAATAAGTTCACACCTTCTTTCCTAAAATATTGGTTTTATAAGCTGCGCAAAAATTCATATAGCTCAATTTCACCTTGCAGCCAAACGACATCTCCGCCAGCCTTCAAATACACCGAATAGACCTTATCAGGATGCTCGAAGATGGATTCTACCTTCTTAGCTGCGTTCCGATCAATAAGTACACTACTCATAGTCTTATTCTCCTTCTTCAAAAAGCATATCCGGCCACCTTATAATGCAGCGGCGGTTCAATCTCGAATGCTGTGTCGCTCTCGGCATCATATTTAAACCACATCGTCAATTCTGGTCTTGGGTACAGACCTTCCTCGTATCCTTCAACGACTGCGTAGTTGTAACAATGTTCAAAGATGTCAGTCACGTTTTCTTTAACAACTCGAATAGCCTCTGCTAAATCTGTAAAGAATCCAGCAATCCAACTATCATCCGGCATCCAATAGATGCCTTTGGTGTTTGACACTGGCGAACTGAATTTCGCATTCTGCTCGTTCTTAAACGAGTCAATCATCGTTACTGTATAAATCATCTTGTACCTCATAGTTTAAATAACGTTTGACATCATCCTCAAGAAGCATCAGTACAATCTTATCAAATGTTTTATGCGCCTTCTCATAGATGGCAAATTTAAGGGCAACTGGTTCACTCCATAAGTTCAAGTATTCAAGAGCCTTGTTGTAAGCCCCATTCTCTTTGTTATTCCCACCGTGACTATAATTATAAAAATCATAGCAAAGTTCAAGAAATTCAGAGCTACTCATTTCGTTGACATATTTTCGTGCTCGCTTAGTTTTTTCTTTATCGATAACAGTCAGCATAATCGTTCTCCTAAATCTTAGTTCTTATCTTTTAAGCAGTTCTTTGATGTAAAGCGTCTCAAAATTTTTTAGATTAGGATGTTCGTTTCGAGCCATCTTTTCTGCCTGTTCTTCAACACTCAAGATACTTTCAAAGTCATCATTTACATCAACAACATAGCACATACACTCATGTTCGTGCTTATCATTCCAACCTTCAAAAAGAGCAACGAACTTTTTCATAATGTATCTCTCCTTAATCTTAGTTCTTATTAAACAGCAAGCCAGACACTCGCATCGTCACATAAATTGTACATTTCTTTCAGCCGGTCATTCACAATCTCTTCGCAAGCTGCATACGATTCCTCTGCATCCATCCAGTAAATTTCATCATGTAATTCAGACGAAAGTTCAGCAAAGTCTTCTCTCCACTCCCAATCTGAAAATCTGGCAACAATTTCGTCATCACACGCCTGCAACGCAGTAAGAATCTGCTTGCACATATCGATAGTCTTTTCATTCTTTGCAAGAAGTTCGCGTACTATTTTGAACTTAGTGCAAGTCATAATCCAATTTCTTTCCATACTAACACCTCCTAAATCTTAGTTTTTATCAGACTCAACTAACTGAAGCTCTTCCAACGAAAACGAAAGTCTTCCGCCTCCGCAAAAAGTAGTGAACTCAACAATGGCAGTATCTCCGTCGATTTCATCGATAATGCCTTCGCACCAATCTTCAGCGTAAACTTTATCTCCAACTTTCATAACTACTCACTCCTTAAATCTCAGCTTTTATTAGAGGGGCATCGTAACAAATTGCTTTGTTACATTATTGCGAGCAACAATAGAATTAGCATTTTCGTCAAACAAAACGCTCCACTCAGGATGTTGCCCAGAAATATATTTAACGGGATCATCGCAATATAAAAGACATTGCAACATACTTTTTAAATCTGTCGCATTATTAAATACTTTTGTTTCCATAGTTAGGCCTCCTAGATCTCAGTTTTTATCTGGGACACGCAGTTCTTTTGCCAGCTTATCCAGTTGCGCTGCGAGTTCCCATTCATTGACCGTAATTGGGAATCGTTCATTGCCAGCAGAAGCATTATCTTTCAAAAAGTTTGACACTGCAATCGCATAAGCGGAAAGCTCATATCTGTTCATATTCATTCCTCCTAAATCTTAACTTTTATAAGCGCAAAAATCAAACAAATCATAAAGAGCATCCTTTAATCCAAGTAACTTCTCTTTATCGTATTTTTTAAGGGCAAACCCACTATCGTCTATCAGACTCCGAAGCTCAAATGCCTTATCTGCAATATGGTAGCGTTCAAAAGTTTCATAATCCATATTATTCTTCACCCTTTCTGTGTTTCATTTCCAGCTGCTCACTCTGATCATCAGCATCAGAAAGCGCTTCTAACAGACCAAGTGCGTGCACGGCGTTCAATGCCATAAACAAAATTATCATAATCCACATTATATTAACCTCACATGTCTTTTGATTTGACCGTTTGTATTGAGGTTGTCTCAAGCATACACCGCACAAAGATCAAATACAATACAATTACCAAAATTACCAAAATTTTACTAATAATCCTACGTCATCAATAGTTATATCATCGGTCTGCACATCCTTTTGTTAAGTATCCACAAGAACCCGGATTTTATCACTTTCCGTCCATTGCATCTTCAAGCTTGCCATTGATAGAATCAATTTCACGCATTAGCTTACAATGCCAGTCACCATCTTTATCAAGCCTAAAACACAAATCTTTGTCTCCGCTCTTATAACCCATATAGCATCCAGATCGGCACAGGCTTGTCGCATCAAGTGCGTCTTGGATTACTCGTGCTTCATTAAGAGTTAAATCAATCTTCATCTTACTTCTCTCCAATCCAACTTTTGACCACAATCTCTACAATAATGGTCATACTCACTTGTAATTACTGTATTGCATTTGGGACAACGAAAACTTCCATACTTCGGATCAACGACAACTTTTTCACCCTCAATACGGCTGAAATAGTCATCAAGTACATCACTCAAAATCATCTTCCCACGCCAGCCGAGATCATTCTGCTGAATATTCTTTGTGAGAATTCGATACGCGCTAATGATTTCACGCTTTGTGTATTTCATGTTTTCCTCCAATAGAATTTAGGTTTTATTTGCAATTTTCTCTCGAATACCATTCATGTCAAGAATAGTCCTTGTGAACTTTGTATCGTTATACAACTGTGCCTTTACATCATCTCTCTTTACCTCAAGAAGACTCAGGATTTCCATTCCGCTAAAACCATCATTATTTGCATGACATCTAACACTTCCATCACTAAGTTCTGTCCAAACTACTTCATACTTTTTCATAAGACCAATCTCCTTTTTCATCAAAACACAAACGGATTATTATTCACTGTTATTATCAGTACTACATTCAAAACAAACATCATAAATGCGGTCATTCTCTATCACCTCAATCTCTGAATTCAATATCTACAACAATGTTTTCTGGCTCCGTCATGTACATTCGTGCCAGCCGTTCTACCATTAGCTCCCTATCTCCTAATTTGCTTTCTCGTAAAATATACGAAGCAACTCGCTTACCTCTGTACAAAAATACAGCCCAAGCACTTCTTTTCAACGGATTTGAAATAAAAGTCATTCCATTGCTTCCTCCAGAGAAGTAGTTACATCATCAAAGTCAAAATCCAACGCACCAATCGCACTAATCATATCGTCAAGAGAATCTACGGCATCGGACAGGCTTGTGCAAGCACCATCTGCCTTATCGTACCGTTCACTTCCCTGCAGGTTTTCCGGCATATTGTCACGATACTCTTCTTCTTCCCACTGGATATCCTCAACATCGGATTTTACACTTTCGACCTCAGACATAAGTTCTTCCAGCTTCTTACGGATGGAACAAAAACGGTCAATGGTCTGCTTAATGTTTTTTCTACGAGTGTTATTCATTTTCAAATCTCCTCTCAATCCACGATGCCAAGCTTGCAAATATTTTTCGGATCGGTGATGTAACCAAACGTCAACGTGTTTCGCAGATACCCCTTATACTCAAACCCACGATCACGAGCTGCTAGACGACATACATCTCGAATCGCAGATTCTCTCGGCCAAGAGATACCAGCCAATTGATACTTCCACTGAAGATCTCTCAACTTCTGCCACTCAATCACAGGCTTTTTCTCATCCTCGAAACACAAGCCGTTCTGCACGGCATATTTCAGAGCATCGCACCGTCTACTCTCTTCTGATGTGCAAGTTCCCCACTCATTTTCCAGACGGCGATACGCCCTATCAAACGGTGCTTGCTTCACTGCATCAATACCAAACGCTGCACCAAGCAAACCCAAACCAAGTAAAAGTCCCATTTTAAACCTCCATTTACGCCGTTTCTAACTCTCTTTTTACCAATGGACGACGTTTTGTTGCATTTTTTAACCAATCGTTTCCGCTAGGAACTTGCCTATCCACTCTTGTATTACGGCCACTTCCTATCGGACAAACCCGGCGGTAATCATCAGCAGTCTTGCAGCCAAGAGATTCCGCTTCATCCAAGGCTTTTCGTACATAAGCCCATGTGCTACCACCGAGATCAGAACATTTTCCAATCACAGCAAGTACAAGTTCATCGCCCATGCGTTCAACATATTCTGCCAAAGCTTTTTGACCAGTAGCACCAAGCTTCCCGATATTCTCTCGGAAAACATCCTCGATAGGTTTCGTCGTTGTCGTCCCATCACAAGACGAAGACGATATCTTATCTTTTTCTTTCTCTTTTTCTTTTTCTAGCTTTGTTTTGCTTGCGTTTGCTTCGTTCTGCTTACGCTTGCTTGATGAGCCACCAGCTTTACCAGAAATCCTCTTACCTTCGATGTATTCGGCATCTTTATCCAAATCTCTCTTCACAGCAGGCCACACATACCGCTCATTTCCGTTGAGTTCAGGCTCCGTTCCAGACGATTTATATTTCATCATCGCCAGTACCAAACGCCCCACCTCAGCAGCACTAAGTGGTTCAAAGTAGCTCTCGTAGGTATCCCAGATTTTAATATAAGTATCAGCCATCATACACCTCAAGAATTCTCACTATGAGTATTCACACCATAATTGATTCCAGAGTAATATCTCTCATCCACTTCTGAATCAAGACCAATATAATGAAGAGTGATTGCCTGACTACTATGATTCAAAGCGTGCTGAAGCCAGGCCAGAGCCATAACATCATCACGGTGCTGTACCATAAACTGATAGCCGAATGTCTTACGGCAACTATGTGTTCCAAGATTATACGGAAGATCCATATCCTTTTGAACCTTTTTCATAATTCGTCCAAAACTATCCACATCAAGCGGCTCCCCGGCAACCTTTGGATTTGCTTCATGTGTGTACATAATTCCGGTCTTTGGACTAATTGATGTTCCACCCGTACTTCTCAGCGAATTACGAGAGCTGCCTTTACATGACGGGAAAAGCCAATCGTCATAATGGAGCTTAACTTTATTGATATAAGTAGAAATCACTTCAAAAGCAGATTCTGGAAGAAAAACAATACGGTATTTTCCAGTCTTCTTTTCCTTCATTCGTATTTTTGCATTTGCATTTACTTGCAACTTTCCATTTACCCTCTGCGTTGTAACATCTGAAACCTTAAAACGAAGCAAATCGCTTGCACGAAAACCAGTACATACACCAACATTAAACAAACACCAATCACGGTACATCCCACGATTCCAAAAATATTCCGAAATTCGTTTAATGTCCTCTACATCTTTAATAGGCTGCACCGTTCCATTACAAGCTTCCTTGCGTTTGATATTATAGTTCTTCGCCTGGTTATGTTTCACTTTGGGAGCAGGATCAACCTTTGGCGGATTAAACTCAACTGCGTTATTTTCGTTCTTTTCAGGTACTGCGTTCATATTTGCGTCTCCTTTAGATTCCATATTTTAAACAATACTTGCCATAGGACAGTCCTTCTGCATCTGCCATTCTTGTAATTTCAACAAATGTCGGTTTGTGTTTCTTTTTATTTTTACATCTAATATCTTTTTCTCTATCCACAATCCTTCTGCAATTATCACAATAGAGCTTTCCACACTTTGGCCCATACCACGTAACCCCACATCGTTTACACGTTATGTTTCCATATTTCATCATTTTCTTATACCTCAAACTCATCAATTTTCCAGTGATGGCGATAATAATTTCCAGAATCCCCACTAACAACGGATGCTTCAGTAGCAACGCACCACGTCTCGTCATCGCTTACCGGCTGATTGCTATCTTTACAGTCATTAAAGAAATGAACCATTTTATCAAGCACCTTGAGCTTATCCGTTGTAACCATGATTACAGAATCCTCTGCGTAGAAATCACTAAAATCAATACATTCGTGCAAAACATAAACCTTCATTTTTTATGTACCTCAATTCTTTTCAAATTGCTCCTTCATCAGCTGCTTTACGGCTTTCTTAAACAACGCGAGGTTCTTTTCGTTTTCAATAAACACCTTAGTCTTCGGATTCGGTGCTTTACCGTGAGCTTTTTCATAAGCAATAAACAGATTATTCATCTTCTTATAACCAATATGTTCGTAAATCAGAGTGTAAGTGTGCTTGTATTGCGGCTTATCATTAAGCTTTTTTGCCAAAGGTAACAGAATCGGGATAAGAATCTTCGCCGTTTCGCTCTGCTTCTTAGGCTTTTCTTCCGCAACCGGCTCAGACTCAACTTCCTTAACTTTCACCTCAATCACAGGAGCATCACAAACAACTACTTCAGGAGCTGTTTCAACAGTTTTCGCTTCAGGCAGAGCTTTCCGTTCAGTAGCTTCTTCCTTCTTCATGTTGATTGCTTCGGTATACAGATCCTCAACCAGAGCACCAAAGATAGACTTGTACATCGTACTTGCTTCAACCACATCAATCGTAGGAATGTGACCAGTACGACCAGTTTTTGCGCAATACTTTTTACGCTCTTCCTCGATGACAAAGGTATAAACACGATTCATGTCTTCATAAACATCACGAAACACATCTTGAACCTTCATCTCATTGATTGCCGCAATCACATTGATACGTTCATACATCTTCTTACGCCAGTCACTCACTACATCCTTACGAGGAGTAAAGTTTCTGGTAGAACGAATCGCATCATCCATCTGCTTGTCCTTAATCTGATGGACACACTGAGATACGCTACTAATCGTATTCAATGCTTCATTGCTGGTGGCGCGAGCTTCCTCAATCTGTTCACTGAGATTCTTACGGGTGGAATCAAGTTCACTCTGAAGATTCTTCATACTATCAAACAGAGCGTGAAGTCTTACATCAATGAACTCCTTGCTCAATGCAGTATCCATCTGAGGAGTAGCCAGAACGGAATCACCACGCATCAAAGATTCCATAATATCCCAGCAGAAATCCATAAACGCATCTGCCTTCGGTTGACGAGACAGACGGCAGATTTCCATAACACCGCGCAAACTGTAACAAATAATTTCACGTTTCTTCGTGATTCCGCCCTCAACTGTCGTCAAATTGACGACAGTTGATAAGGAGTCTAAACGGTCTGCATTACGCTCATGAATCTTTGCAATGTATTTCCGAGGTTCTTTACATTCCAGCGCCGTACCAATTTGCTCACGGGTCATGTAATACTGGTGTTTATCATTCTGATAAACATCCACATTCAGTGCACCAAAGGGCTTAGAGGTTATTACGGTCATAGGATTATTAGTAGTCATTTTGTTTTACTCCTTTATTATTTTATTTTTTAGAAGAACTGTTTTATCAAGCCGTTTCTTTTTCCATGTACTTCAGAGCGTTGGCAAGATATCTGAATTCTTTACTCTTGTGCATTCCATCAAACCATTGAGCAACATACCAGTTACCAAGACAATCACATCGACACTTCAATTTGCCAAACCTGAACTCCGGTCGTACCGTTGGCATCTTACTCAGCCTATTCCACAGGTTCAAAGCCTCTTCCCTGCTCATTGGAAATGATATCCAAGGCTTGTGACCATCTGTAAATTCAAGTTTTAAAACCATATCGTCACCTCAAAACTGATACTTCCAGAACAACTTTGCATTACCGGTGATAGTCTGCAAATAGCTGATATATTCATTAAAGGAGCATACGCCCTTCATTTTCATCTTACGTGCTCCCACAGCTCGTGCAGCCACCTTCGGATCATAATCAACAGCGTCAATAAATGCACTGTCAATCATCTTCTGCTCAAACATTTTGATTTCGTTAGTATCCATTTTTAAATCTCCTTAATCACCAATGCGTATTCACCGATTCGGTTTACAAACTCTCTGCCGTATGTCTTGTACAGTTCATACATACAGCCCAAATCACTCCCACGAAACACTCCAACAATTTCAATTCCCTGATTGTAAAGCAGTTTTGCCAAGCGAGTAGCCACATAATGCGAATCCTTATTTGTTGCAGCCAAATAAAGATCATCCATTTCTTCTGTAATAACATCGCTCGCATCAATAGCTTCAATAAACTCACCATCACTGTCGTAAAATTTTAAATATTCTTCTTCGTTGCAGTTATTTGCTTTAAAGAGCCCATAGTCGTTTTCGATTTCAAGTTTGATTTTCATTTTAATTCTCCTTACTCAAAATCCCACCATGCGTTAATAGACGTATTCGGAACATAAACCTCAAGCATATGATGGCCGTCACGAAACCATTCAGGTTCATAGCCTTCATCTCGCAGTTCTTTCATCAGGCTCTCGAAATCATTATTAACAGACTCTACCGCAGCTTCCATTGTTTTGTGTTCTACACGGTAAGGCCCATTACACATCGTATCATCATAAACAACCGTAATCATTTTTTAAAACCTCGATTTTATTAAAGATTATCAATAAGAGAATTGATTGAGTATTCGATTGCATCTTCAGAATTAACCCTTTGAGTGTCAAGAACGTAAATCAACTCTCCATCGTCTGCCCATCTTATTTCAAGCATAACAACGTAACCAAGCTCATCTTCATCATACGAAACATCAAGCTCATATTCATGAAAACCATCAATGGTGTATGTTTTAATTCTGGTATCAAAGTTATCAGGTTTTTGACCTACGCCAGCCCACCTAGACGGATTCATCTTAGAAATAAAATCTTCTGCAATCTCACGTGCCGTCATAAGTTAATGCCCCCAAAATAAAAGCTTTTTCTGAATCAAAAGGTTTTAGCAACTCACATTTGTTGGTTTCTTCATTAAAAATCCCAACTGTCACACCTTCTCTTAACCAATATGAAAGTGTATCAAGAGCTTCCTTAATTTCGTCCACTGAATGATCCCATCCGCAATTTTGGATAATCATAGCTCTCACTCCCTTAATTCCTCATTATATTATTATCTTATCTTCGCCAAGCGTTTCGGTTTCATATATTGTATAGACAAGCTCTGTCGGCTTGCTGTAACACGTTTTCATCCAGTTAAGTTCCGCATCACGCAGTTCTTTTGTAGGATAGATTTCATGCCCTCTATATGTATCGCCGTACATAAAGTGTCTGACAGAATATTCAAGATGGTAATACATTATCGTTTTTCCAACTCCTCACACACTTTTGCAATGATAGCCAAACCTGTACGCCGAAAATCTGCATTGTAAGGATTTTGTGCTTGAACATCTAAATGGTACAGCAATTTTTCCAAATCAGAGTTATATTCAACGCCTGCTGTTTTACAAAGGACCTCGGCCATCTCTTGAGTGTCATATTTCATAATAAAACTCTCCTTTTACATTTTGTTAGAAATATCAAATGCTTTCCATCTGAAACTAAATTCATCCGTCCAAACCTGTGCTTCGAGTTCGTCACTATCATAATAAGCCAGAACATTAGGAAGGTCAGAATACATTGCATAGCATTCTTTTGAATCATCAACGATATATTTCATAGCTTCTTTTTCGTTTTGAAAAAACTCAGGCTCAAAAATTTCACCTTCAGAACCACATTCGATAACACACCACATATTTACACCTCACTAAAATTTGCATTAAAAAGAATCTCATTACCATATTCAGTAAGAGTATCCTTGAACCAATTTTCATTCTTTTCCCACCACAATTCAGCCTGCTGCTGGCTCAATACAATACCTTTTCTTTTCGCTGTATCGATAACGTCATCGATGCACCAACGAGTTTCAGCATAATAATATCGAGCATCGCAATCATCTTCGTCAAATGCTTCCATCTCTGTAAGTTCGGTGGATGGATGCTGCCAATCACAATTGTAAAACACTCGTTTTGCCTTCTTTTCATCACCTTCACAGATATCAATAATATCCTGTGCAGTGTAAAAGTTCGTATATGCGTCTGCAAGTTCTTGCAAAGTCATTTTATGGTCATAGGCAACACCATTCATATCGAGATCAGGAATATAAATAACGCTGTTATAACAGTCCTCTTCAGGAAAGCAATCCGCTTTAAATATCGTACACTCTTGCCCATCACTCATATCAAGCAATTCATCAAGAATAGCGCCGTTCTTCAGGAGATTATAAAGTTCGTCTTTTGTGTAAGTTTTCATGATATTTTTCCTCTTAAATTTTAACTTTTACACACTCACATTCTCGTAAACCCAGCCAACGCCTTTACTATGGAACTCATCTACCCAATGAAACCATTCATCCTGTGTGAAATTGCCAACGGGAAAACCTCTCCACTTCTGATCAAGAACTAATTCTCCACGTTCGTTTTCAACCCATGCAAAATCCGTATTCTCTTTCCAAAGACGTTCAACGAATTTATCGCAATCATCTTTATTTTCTCTTAGTTTTAACATCCATTGTGCAGTGAGATATGTACTATCAAAAGACTCTGCGACAGCACATGGACAGTTCTTACAAGACTTCTCAATGCATGACCAACAAGGCCCACCGTTGTAACTCATACTTTAAACCTCATAACTTTCTTCCAAACAATCAATCAAATCTGCTACATACTCACCAATCTGATCACAATCTACATTTTTGTATTCAGCACCAGAGTTTCCATTATCACTGATATAGACGTTAAACAAACCACTTCCAACACGTTCAATATCAATGTCAATATTCATTTTCATACATTCGCACCTCATAAAAGATATTTTCGTCCGAAGATTCAAATAATATTATATTTTACAAACCAAATATTCAACTCATCTTCCGACATCGAATCGATTGCAATATCCACTCGGCGTTCAATAACATCATCATCCTCGTCTTCGTTCAGTTTGTAGCCAATAAAGTTTTCAATAGTATCAAGCCCATCCATAAAAAGCTCACGCTTCAGATACTTGATTCTTTCCATCATATTGTTATCCATAATATTTCCTCTCCTAAAATAAAATTATTATAGGTTTTTCAAAATTTTAAGATATTCAGGGTAAAGATCATCAATAATAACTTTCTTTTCCATATCATCCAGCTCGCCGTTCATAAACGCCTTGCTCTGTTCTTCATTTTCAAGTTCTAGGTACGTCCAGATACTTTCGATTCCGATTCCATTTCCATGGACTACTTCGCCATTTTCATTGATATGCGCATAGATTTCCCAGACCTCGCAACCGCGATCCTTAGAAGAACATTCACTGTAATCAATTTCAGTACCGTTCTCCATAACCTTTTCGGCAAACTCTTCTGCTGTAAGTTTCTTCATGATTCATGCCTCCTTAAATGTTATCAAAGTTGTAAGTAACAGTAACAACTCTTTCAGCATCGCCGATACGGCACCGATCTTCCTTTAATGCCTTTTCAAGACCACAACCAGCGCTGTATGTGATACCGTTTTCAAGCACATCGGAACCGATAAATCCAAATGCTCTGTCAATCTCCTTCCATTCTCCATGATCTTCTCGATAAAGTGTATAGCCGTAGTTTTCACCAGAAAGATAATCGCTGTAAATCTCAACTTCATCACGCATGATTCGCTCTGCTTCATTTTTAGTATTATCCGAACCATCCGAAATAGCGGTCACAATCCAACCAACCTTGCCGTCGTCCCATAAATCTCTGAACCGTGTATCACAATCCATAGACAGACCAGAATGGTCATGCAGCCAAAGAGGAAGCCATGCAATGTGTTTATCAAGAAGAATCTGACAATCACGAATAGAAAAATCACCACGAGCATACGTCGCAATTTCATTGTATTTCAAATTGGTATACCAAGGATTGGCTTGATCTTCACGACAACAAATCGCATAACGAGTTTCTTCAATACTACTGTTATCGTTGTCAATAACCGCACAGGATTCTTCTAGTTTCATGTCAATCAAGGCATTGATAATTTCTTCATCGGAGCAATACTTGCAAACCAGGTTATTCCAAAACTCTTCCGGTGTTTTCACATCAATCTTATCACCCAGATTGTATCGAGAATGAAAACAAGCCATTACAGAATCATGGTCATCCCACCAGCGAGGGTTATTGTCTGCAATGTCATCGTGCTGGATATGCAAACAATACAGATTGTCGCCGTAAGTCCACTTTATGGTTTCATTGTCGTAGCAATACAGGCTTTCCATATCTAAAATATCTGTTTTATCAGTTTTTGAAATCCAAATCTCTTACAAAATTTACAATAGGGTCTCGGAAAACAACGCTCTTAATACAAAGAGACTCTAAATCATACTGACCTTTACGTTTTCCGTAAAAGATAAGTTCATGGCCGATTTTATCAAACCATTTTTGAGCCTCATCAACAGAATAAAAGTGCCGCGCACCATCAACGGATTCAGTAAAAAATGTGTACCCATACTCATCAAATTGAACATACTCCCAACGATTAAGAGTGTTTCCTTTGTAGTAGAATAAATGCTTTACGGCAATAACATATACAGTTTTCATATTTTCATCTCCTATAAAAGCATGATTTTAGTTAATCCATATCTTCAAACTCACAGTTCTCTTCATCTAACACATCACTATCAGGAACCCATTCGAGACCTTCAGGAATAGGAACATCGGAAAGATGTTCTTTTGCATATTTAATAGCTTCATCAATATCCATATCATCGGGGACATCAATAAAGCTATTGTAAACCGCCATACAGTTCACAGTTATATCCAATCTTTTCATAAACAAACACTCCTTTTAATATTTTTATGCTTTCGCATTGGTAGCGGTTATGTCTGCCCTAGTACCGCTAATCACCTAGCATCTGCTGCTTATACCACCCAGATCTGACTTCTTATGTAATCTTCAATGTCTGTCGGGTATCCATTGCGCTGGATGTACTGACACAGAACACGCTGCACATCTCTGTTATCACCATAATCCATGGCGATAGAGATATCATCGCCGTGTGTACCAACACCCAGACGTTCATACTTTCTGACTTCCATATAGAAGTCATGTGAGCTGTAGTGTCTGCCGTCCTTGCGGTCGAGAATCAGATCAATAATCATCAGCCAACCCACCCTTCTTCAGAAGCCATATATCCCTCGTCAATAAGGAATTTATGAAAGTCGTCGCTCAAAAGCTGATTACCATAATAGTTGATGAATGCTCTTGCGACATCTTCACCTGACATTTCACAGAGAACATCCCACATCATTTCTTGCATATCAGTCATTTTCTTCCACCTCGTAATACTGAAAAGCACAGTCGTACATCATGTTCCCCGTAATCTGATCCACGAATTTTGCACAATGCAAGTTCATCGTATACCCATTTTCATCACACCATTCGGAAATAATTTTTGTAGTCAACGGTGTTACAAAAACATAAAGGTCAGACATATGATGATAAATTTCTGCTTTCGGATATCCGGCATCCAAAAGCCGTTCAAGCAACGTCTTACGCATTTTCTTTTATCTCCTTTACAGTTTCGTCGTCCCAATGAAAACCACGCTTTTCATAAAGCGGAATCCAATGAGCCTCATAAAAGTCGTAGCCACAACCATCAATGCCGAAAATGTACTCAAAATCCTCTTGCTCGTAGATACGGAATCCGCAATCTGCCATTTCCTGAAGATGATTTTCAAGCCACCAGTTGTCGCAACTGTCGCTAAACTGCCACATCGTTCCCCACATCGGAAAGAAGTCGTCACGCTCGACTTCAAAATCATCTTCTCTGACATCAACTTCATCGCCAGTGCCGTCGAGACAAATTTTGTAAGTGTTGTCATCTTCGTTGTAGCTCCGAATCTCACCATTTTCACCATAGTGGTCACCGCTAAAGATATAGATACGATCACCACAAGACGGCGGCGTGATTTCAGTAATGCCTTCGCCATTCTCTTCCAAATCGACCTTGGCGAGCTTTTCAATAACGCTCTGAGGAATCGCATTAAATTCCTGAACCCATGCGTAAGCTGCATCCTTCTTAGTTTTGTACATAGCCATAGCAGTTGACTCTCCTTTTCTTGCGTATCCTGTGTTATATAGCTATATGGTAAAAATAAAAGCCATATGACGGACTGCCCTTTCTAGCTATAGAATACAGGATACCGCTAATTTTGTCAAGCACTAAAATGTAGATTTTATTAACGTCACATTTTAATGCGTTGATACGTTGTTTATTTGTAAGCATTTTATGAACATCAATCAACACTCACTTCATCAGGCCGTGCCCACAGAACATCCTCTATGGTATCATCGTAGATGGTTTCTGTTCCATTGCTGTTCATAATCATGGTCACATTCTGACCATCTGCCGGGGTTTCTTCCATGCTTGCATAAGAATACAGCCATTCCTCGCCGTTCTCATCAATAACATGGATGGTCTTAATTCCGTTGCGGAATACTTCGATTTCATCCACGCTACCGGCCAGGACATAACGATTATCCAGGCGAGTTTTCATAGGCTCTGCTGCGTTTGCAGTCATACAGTTTGCCAGAATGGAAACACCAGCCACAACAGTAGCCAGGATGACGGACAGCTTATTCTGAGTAAGTTTCATTTTATGTATCTCCTTTTCAATCTTTCAAACCAAATAATTTCATACCAGCAGATCCCATGTCTGCCGGATATAGATTCACAACACAATTGTCGTAAAATTCTGCAATCAGGTTGCCACTGCAGATATCCATATAAGCATCATCCATAGACAGACCAGAAAAATCTGCTGCGTTGTAGTCATCCACACCAGAGAATCCGTACAACGCTTCCTGATAGAATGCCCTCGTCATTCTTGTTTCATTATTATCAGGAGTAACAACAAACAGCTTTTTCAAGCCATTTTTACCAAAGACGGCAACAAAGATACCGCCTGCATTATTCTCGTAAACCTCAACAGTAGCACGCATTCTTGCGTTCTCCTTTCTTATCAATGACCCCAACGGCAAACAATAACGCCGTTGATCCAGATGGAAATGTTTGCACCCTGCCGATACCACTCGACAGCTTCACGATGAATATTAGTGATAACACCTGTTTCATCGTTCATAAACCACTGACCCTTTTTCATCTTGCGTTCTCCTTTACACTCTCATGCACTCATCAAGATAGATTCGTTTACCGAAACACTTGACGTATGCTCTGCCAGACGGAGCATAGATAATCTTCAAGTGATGGTAACTGTGATACTTTTCATCTTCAATGAGTACGCCAGACTGAGCATAGATATAATCATCAATGCCATACTGAACGTCACCATGAATCTGGAAACCACCACATCTGCCGTAGCTGCTATCATAAGCAGTTACAGGATGGCTCTTACAATATTCTCTTGCGGTCATATCAAGCTCTCCTTAAAACATATCTTTTATTCTGACGGCATTCCAAAGACTTCAATATAAGCCTTCTTGACTGCCGTTGTGATATGCGAATCATGTACGTTATATTTATCGTACCACCCACAAATCGTACCAGAAGTGTACACATACCTGAGTAAATCCCACGCAATCCTGGTTAACAGGTCATTGTACTCATGCTCTGCAATGACGCTCTTAACATATTTCTGCCAAGCGTCTGCGTTAGTCGTTTTCACATACTGAAAGCGATTAACGATATCAGGATAAACAGGATCGAGTTTCATTTTTGCCATATTCATTCTCCTTTACCAAAGATTCTCACAAGCAAGGATTCCACCCTTTTCATAGGGCAATCGTCTGACGCAATCCCTGTGAGGGCAATCCAGCTTTTCGCAATACTTGCAATTTGCATTATTGCGCTCCTGCTCTGCAAAGAATTTCTTTGCGGATTTCAGGTCACAAAAATAATGACCCTGATCCCATGTGTAGGAATCCGGGTCAAAATGCCACGCCACAATGTATGGCTGATAGTGATTCTTCTTGTAAAACAGTGCCGTGTAAGCATTGCCCACTTCCAGGATATCAATATCTTCTCTGTTCATTACAGTTCTCCTTTTAGATCTTGTAATCGAGGTCATCTGCCATCGGTTCTTCTGGTTCTCCTTCCATGCTGTTGCTGGATGAAGTGTAAAGTTTGTCATGCCGTTCTTGCGGCATTTCACCGGGTTCTGTATATTTCCATACTGTGCCGAACTTATCGATAAATACTTCACGGTGAAAGTCATCCGTTCCAATGAATCGTAAGCTCTTTACATTACGAAACATTAGTTCAACCACCCTTTCCATTCTGCCACGCCAATAGCAATGGCACAAATTACGAAAGCCCACATCATAGGTGCAACGCACTCTGCATGATAAGCAGAATAACCGAATAACATGAGAAGCGATTTCATAACAAGACTTCCTTTCTGCCAGGATAAACCAGGCTTTGCAAATTCATTTTTTACAACGCTATTGCGTACCCTATTGGGCTGGTAGTGGGATCTTTCTTCCCCGTGCCCACTAACTTCACGGCATTTTTCATTCAGTAGCTGCATTTTGAGTTTCTTTCGCATTCACTCATGTTTTCAAACCACTGATTCGGAAAACATGAGTCATCAAGCGGAAACACATCGAGAATATCAGGGGCTCCAAATCGTGTGCCCCAACGATTTTCTTGCCAATAACGTTCAAGCAACGCTTGACGCTCTTCTTCTGACATCGGCTTATAGATTGCTACAAACCGATTTCCATCTGTATCTGCCAGATAAATCATAGAAACGAAATTGATATCGTTTTTCATTGTTAAAAGTCCTCTTTTATGTGATTTTCTGACGTGTTTGATTTCACTGTTCACCAGTCTGAATACCGGTGATGATCTCGCCTTCTGCCTTCAATTTGGCAAGAACAGCGTCCAGACCACCCAGGGTATTCACTTCCTCTTCCGTGTAGAGGACGTAACGGCCACCAAAATTGGGGTCCTTATCCTCTTCACAGGCAACAAAGATTGCGTATTCTTTCATTGTGTTCTCCTTTTTTGTTTTCATTTTACATATTCTGCAAATTATTTGCATAATTATACAAAACAAGGCATAAAGAAAACGCCTTGCGATAAATTCACAAGACGTTGTTGCCAGAGTTATAGGGTTTATTAGTTGGATTCTGCCGGGGAAACAATCAATTCACCATTGACAATTTTTTTAACAAGCTGAGACACGTTTATACATCCATAAAGAGGAAGAATTTCAGTTTCCAGCTTTTCACCCTCTGCCGGAGTAAGAACACAAGCCTTTTGCCACTTATAAGATTTATTTCGCGCTTTCATAGCGGCAACAAGCTCTTCTCTGCTCATATTGTCGTACTTGCTTGCCATAGTCGCACCACCTTTTGATGCAATTATAGCAAACTTTTCACTCTTACGCAAGTTCTGACCACTTGAAACAGTTGCTGACATGATTCACCTTGCCTTTCTACCAGAAGGTACAGGAAAAACAGGCTCAAGAGGACGCATATCACCACGGATTTTTCCAGCACCGCTGCCGTCCATGTATTCTGCGATCTTACCATAGACCTTCTGAGGCCGTCTGTTCATCTCGATTGTTTTCCCATAGATCAAACTAGAGGCATTGTTGTACTCTGCCGTAAAGGAATCATTGCGAGTGCGGAAAGCCTTAGTGTGTTTTGCTGCCTTCTTGCTCTTGCGATTTGCACTAGCAGACCCAGTTCCAGCAAAACGTGCTGCATAGCGTCCAGCCTTCTTGCGCTCTGATTTCACTGCCATATCAAAATGCACAGTCTCAGGATTTACGCCAATAGGTTCACTTCTGATGAAGTCAACGACAGTCTGATTGTAAGTCTTCTCCCACGGAACCAAACCTTTACCGGAACGCCAAACCATGCCGATCTGATTCACTCTGACGACTGCGATAAAGCGCAATCCCTCTGCGGTCTGACCATAGTATGCACCAGACGGCACAGAATGACCGTCAAACTTAATCTGACGGTCTGCGTAGTTCTTGCACAGAAACTTTTGCATAGTATTCCCTTCTTTCGATTGATAGTTACGGCATTTCTGCCGTGTTGGTAGTGGTTACATCTTCCCTAGTACCACTAATCGCCTAGCATCTGCTGCTTATACCACCCAGATCTGACTTCTTATGTAATCTTCAATGTCTGTCGGGTATCCATTGCGCTGGATGTACTGACACAGAACACGCTGCACATCTCTGTTATCACCATAATCCATGGCGATAGAGATATCATCGCCGTGTGTACCAACACCCAGACGTTCATACTTTCTGACTTCCATATAGAAGTCATGTGAGCTGTAGTGTCTGCCGTCCTTGCGGTCGAGAATCAGATCAATAATCATCAGCCAACCCACCCTTCTTCAGAAGCCATATATCCCTCGTCAATAAGGAATTTATGAAAGTCGTCGCTCAAAAGCTGATTACCATAATAGTTGATGAATGCTCTTGCGACATCTTCACCTGACATTTCACAGAGAACATCCCACATCATTTCTTGCATATCAGTCATTTTCTTCCACCTCGTAATACTGAAAAGCACAGTCGTACATCATGTTCCCCGTAATCTGATCCACGAATTTTGCACAATGCAAGTTCATCGTATACCCATTTTCATCACACCATTCGGAAATAATTTTTGTAGTCAACGGTGTTACAAAAACATAAAGGTCAGACATATGATGATAAATTTCTGCTTTCGGATATCCGGCATCCAAAAGCCGTTCAAGCAACGTCTTACGCATTTTCTTTTATCTCCTTTACAGTTTCGTCGTCCCAATGAAAACCACGCTTTTCATAAAGCGGAATCCAATGAGCCTCATAAAAGTCGTAGCCACAACCATCAATGCCGAAAATGTACTCAAAATCCTCTTGCTCGTAGATACGGAATCCGCAATCTGCCATTTCCTGAAGATGATTTTCAAGCCACCAGTTGTCGCAACTGTCGCTAAACTGCCACATCGTTCCCCACATCGGAAAGAAGTCGTCACGCTCGACTTCAAAATCATCTTCTCTGACATCAACTTCATCGCCAGTGCCGTCGAGACAAATTTTGTAAGTGTTGTCATCTTCGTTGTAGCTCCGAATCTCACCATTTTCACCATAGTGGTCACCGCTAAAGATATAGATACGATCACCACAAGACGGCGGCGTGATTTCAGTAATGCCTTCGCCATTCTCTTCCAAATCGACCTTGGCGAGCTTTTCAATAACGCTCTGAGGAATCGCATTAAATTCCTGAACCCATGCGTAAGCTGCATCCTTCTTAGTTTTGTACATAGCCATAGCAGTTGACTCTCCTTTTCTTGCGTATCCTGTGTTATATAGCTATATGGTAAAAATAAAAGCCATATGACGGACTGCCCTTTCTAGCTATAGAATACAGGATACCGCTAATTTTGTCAAGCACTAAAATGTAGATTTTATTAACGTCACATTTTAATGCGTTGATACGTTGTTTATTTGTAAGCATTTTATGAACATCAATCAACACTCACTTCATCAGGCCGTGCCCACAGAACATCCTCTATGGTATCATCGTAGATGGTTTCTGTTCCATTGCTGTTCATAATCATGGTCACATTCTGACCATCTGCCGGGGTTTCTTCCATGCTTGCATAAGAATACAGCCATTCCTCGCCGTTCTCATCAATAACATGGATGGTCTTAATTCCGTTGCGGAATACTTCGATTTCATCCACGCTACCGGCCAGGACATAACGATTATCCAGGCGAGTTTTCATAGGCTCTGCTGCGTTTGCAGTCATACAGTTTGCCAGAATGGAAACACCAGCCACAACAGTAGCCAGGATGACGGACAGCTTATTCTGAGTAAGTTTCATTTTATGTATCTCCTTTTCAATCTTTCAAACCAAATAATTTCATACCAGCAGATCCCATGTCTGCCGGATATAGATTCACAACACAATTGTCGTAAAATTCTGCAATCAGGTTGCCACTGCAGATATCCATATAAGCATCATCCATAGACAGACCAGAAAAATCTGCTGCGTTGTAGTCATCCACACCAGAGAATCCGTACAACGCTTCCTGATAGAATGCCCTCGTCATTCTTGTTTCATTATTATCAGGAGTAACAACAAACAGCTTTTTCAAGCCATTTTTACCAAAGACGGCAACAAAGATACCGCCTGCATTATTCTCGTAAACCTCAACAGTAGCACGCATTCTTGCGTTCTCCTTTCTTATCAATGACCCCAACGGCAAACAATAACGCCGTTGATCCAGATGGAAATGTTTGCACCCTGCCGATACCACTCGACAGCTTCACGATGAATATTAGTGATAACACCTGTTTCATCGTTCATAAACCACTGACCCTTTTTCATCTTGCGTTCTCCTTTACACTCTCATGCACTCATCAAGATAGATTCGTTTACCGAAACACTTGACGTATGCTCTGCCAGACGGAGCATAGATAATCTTCAAGTGATGGTAACTGTGATACTTTTCATCTTCAATGAGTACGCCAGACTGAGCATAGATATAATCATCAATGCCATACTGAACGTCACCATGAATCTGGAAACCACCACATCTGCCGTAGCTGCTATCATAAGCAGTTACAGGATGGCTCTTACAATATTCTCTTGCGGTCATATCAAGCTCTCCTTAAAACATATCTTTTATTCTGACGGCATTCCAAAGACTTCAATATAAGCCTTCTTGACTGCCGTTGTGATATGCGAATCATGTACGTTATATTTATCGTACCACCCACAAATCGTACCAGAAGTGTACACATACCTGAGTAAATCCCACGCAATCCTGGTTAACAGGTCATTGTACTCATGCTCTGCAATGACGCTCTTAACATATTTCTGCCAAGCGTCTGCGTTAGTCGTTTTCACATACTGAAAGCGATTAACAATATCGGGGTAAACATGATCAAGTTTCATCAGTTCAACCATCCTTTCCATTCTGCCACACCCATAGCGATAGCACCCAGAACGAAAAACCACATCATAGGTGCAATACAACCCGCCTGATATGCGGTGTAACCGAAAAACATGAGAAGCGATTTCATAGCAAACATCCTTTCTTATTCAATCCAGCATTTTGCGGTGCTGACGTATTCAACACCGGCTTCTTTCAGGGCTTCCTGATAGATTTTCACAAGCTCTGTATCACCAAACTTTATGGCAATATCGAGAGCCGATTCAATAGCCAAAATTGCCATGGTAGAACTCCTCTTTTATGTGATTTTCTGACGTGTTTTCGTTTTGAATATTCTGTATAATATTTGCATAATTATACAATTTTGAGCATAAAGAAAACGCCTTGCGATAAATCCACAAGACGTTTGTTGCTAGAGTTATGGGGTTCTTAGTTGGATTCTGACGGCTCTGCCTGAGAAACAATCAATTCACCATGAACGATTTTTTTCAAAAGCTGAGAAACATTATCGCATTCAAATTTTGCAAGAAAGTTATTTTCAAGCGTTTCGCCTTCTTGCAAAGTAAGAGTGCAAGTCTTTTTCCACTGATAAGAGGCGTTTTTTTTCTGCCGTTCACGCATTGCTGCAAGAATTTCTTCTTTGCTCATATTATCATATTTGCTAGGTCTGCCCATAATCGCACCACCTTTGTTTTTCATTGATGGTACAATTATAGCATGGTTCTGCCGTTCTGACAAGGGATTCGTAGCCATACTATCACCTTGCCTTTTTGCCGGATTTCAAAGGCATTTGCGGATTCAAAGGACGCATATCACCACGAAATTTTCCTAATCCGCTGCCGTCCATGTATTCTGCCGTTCTATTCCGGCAACGTCTGACCGTTCCATTCATATCAATGGATTCACCATAGATACGTTTAGAAAGATCGTTATATTCTGCCGTATAAAAATTAGGCTTTGCCCGCATTGCCTTTGTGTGCTTGCTAGGTTTATGCCCAGCTGAATCACGGTTTTTCTGTGCGGATCGAATTTCTTGCCATTCTTTGCGCTCTGATTTACGCTTGTTTTCACGTTCTACAATGCGCATTTCTGCCCTTTGTTCTGCCTTATGATTCCAGTATGTGAGCGTGATTTTTCCGTCATTTGCAAGGCTTTTCACGCTCTGAGAAATAGCAGATTCAAGCATAGCCGAATAGATATTTTTAACGATTCTGCCGTTCTGGTAGAACACAAAAGGCATTTTGTCGAAAGAATCCATTTTAGGCATTGAAACAAAGACAAAGTTATAATTCTCTGCTTTGATTGTTCCGTAAATGGAATTTGCCGGAACAGATACACCACGAAACACTACAGGTGTATTCTTTTGGTGCAAAGAAATTTTCATTGTGTTCACTTCCTTTTCTGAAATAGGCGCACTTTCTGTGCGGAAATATCGGTCATTTGGTTAGAAAGCTCTTGCGCCACGTCACGGCAAACCGATTTTGCAAGAGTAGGGCGGACTATTGCCCGCCCCAGAGTGCTATTAGGTTAGATGTAGCTTACTTACTTTGCTTTCTTAAAAAAGGCAGACTTGCTCTGAAGATCGTATGCACGGGAACGCTTGCCGGTAGATTCATCAAAAGACAGTGCATAGCCGATAGTTACAATAATTTCGTCAATCAGTGCGTTGTCGTTCAGCGTGGTAACAGTGCCCATTTTAGCCTTAGTGTATGCCGTCTTGATATAGGCCATATCACAAGAAAGTGCCTTTGCCATTAAAGTTTCGGGCAAAATAGCGTTGTAAATGGCTTGTAACTGTGCAAGGCGGGTTTCTTTGTTGTTCTTGTTGCTAGTAAAGCAATCAAGCTTTGCATTTTTGAGCGCGTCAAGCATTTTTTCGGAACGAACAGGCTTGTTTGCCGTCAAGTCGGTGCAAAGGGATTCAGCCATAAAGCCATTGAAAAGCATAACAAGTTTGCCGTAAAAGTCGGAATTGCAAAGCGTATCATACTTTTTGCCAGTGGTATCACGGTAAACCTTTTCCAGCTTTGCAAACTTGATACGCATAGCGGATTCAGTCAATTCATATTTGCCGGTTTTGTCGTTCTTTTTACCGCTGAATTTATGGCCGGTATAAGTCGGGTTTACGCAATAGGTGCGGAACATTTCAGCGCGTTCCATAGCAATCAAAACCTTGCATTTATCGGTGCAAAGGGAATCGTTTTCGGCCTTGTTGTTGTCCGAAATAGCCTTAATCAAATCAGCCGTTTCGTTGCCGTTTGCCGTTGCCATTTCGGCGGAATTGTTGAGCAATTCCAGCAATTCGCGTGCGCTAAAAGAATCGGTAGTTTTGTTCTGAATAGCGGTGCGAAATTCGGGCATAGTGATAACTTTACGCATAATAATCCTCTTTTCTAATTTTCTGAATTGTGTATATTCGTATGGTTTTGCGTTTTAGCGCAAAATTTGAATAAACAGAATAGAACCGCCTGCCAAAGTTAACAATGCAGACGGCACAACGTAGGCAATACCGCATAAACCAACAATAGCGCCTACTACAATTAAAATAAAGCCTAAAGCAAAAAACAACGTAAACAAAAGATCTTTAATTTTTTCAAGCATTATAAACCCTTCTTTCTTTTTTGCATTTTAGCACAAACCAAAACCCGCAAACTAGACAAAATTGCCTTGCTTGTGGGCTTATGGTTTGCCCTAAAAAGGGCAAAGTATGTACACTTTTTGCGTCTGTTTAATTTATTGGGAAACAAATAGAAAACCTTTACTGTACAGCCCTTGCAAACTACACTTGACTTTGCTACAATAGATAATGGTATAAACCATAAAAGCAAAGTATAAACTTTGCAACGTGTAGCACATGGATATAAACCCATAAAAGTTAGTTTGTAGTTTGTGCAAACTGTACTTTCTTTCTTGCCCTTACTTGCCTAGTCTTGCAATGTATGGCCGTTGTCCTCTTTTCTGTATAACGGTTTTGTGTGCATACATTGCGTTCTAGTATCCGGTGTTTTGCGGATTGTTTGCCCTCTAATGCCTTAATCGGACAAACGGCTTTTTATGGTTTTTTCGGCTTGCATTGCCAAAACCAAAACAGTGATTGAACGGTCAAGCCGTGTTTCCTGTTTTCCGTATCTTTCTAACCTATACGGTAGGATAGCAAAGTGCGTTTTGTCGTGTGCGGAATGCACAATCAACGCCCACTTGCAAGCGCCGTGTTTTCTGAATCGGTGTCACTACACCGCCGAATTTTTCCGACTGAATCAAACTTTCTAGGTGCTTTACCGTTCCGGTAGACTGCTGATTTATAACCATATAGGCTTGTTGCACTTGCCTAGATTGAGCGGGAACATTTGAGCCGTTCCCACAAAAGATTGATTCAGTTTTCAAAGTACGGCATAATCCTTGCTAGGTTCCTTGCTAGGTTCCTTGCTGGATTGTGGCTTAATTATAGCGGTTCCTTGCTAGGAAGTCTATATACAAAAGTTGTAATTCATGCACAAAAGTTGCAAGAATTATAGATTTTTAGAAAATAGCGATATATCGTTAAAAATTATATTTTGGCAAGTCGTGGGTGTTTTTGGCTGAAATAAGGATAAAATATAATATATAATTACCTTATAAGGGAAAATGGGATGCTTTAGCATGGTAAAGCGTTAAAGTATTAAAGCAAAGTAATTGATCTGGGCAAAATGAATATTTTAGTATGGTAAAGTGATAAAGTGATAGAGTATTTCAAATTTGAACAATCGAACGTTTGAAAATGCAACTAATTTGCAAATTCAATTCCCGGCAAAAATCAGCACTATAAACATACTGGAAAAATAGGAATAATTCCCGGCCTAGAAAGTGACAAAACAGGCACTTTATTCAATTAAAGTAAATACCGCTTTTTGCACAAAGGCGGCTTTTCCCCATGGGGGATACTTTTCATTTTTGGCACGTTCCAGGCAGCAGGCCGAGATCCCAGTACATCTTTCTTGTTCATAATCACCAATTATGAATTTCATCTTCTCTTACTCTATATACATTCTGCATAACAATTTCCACAAAAATACCAATCCTTTCTAATCACCACAACCTCTCTCCTATCAACTCAATTTATCCATTTTACCTGTTCCTATCCGGGTACATTTTTCTCTGACTAAAATATCCAAAAAATATATCCCTATACCCTATCCCATATACACCCACAAATCACTCACTTTTCCACCCAAAATACCTAAAAATGGCTTAAAATCGCTATTTTTCAATCGGTAGCTCATTCGGTAACTAGCTATAATTTAACGTATTTGCGTTATATTTTAGCTGGTTTTTCTTTTTATTTGTATTTTTTACCCCTTATTTTGTTCCTTTTTGGCCAACAAAAGCCGAAAAAGCTAGGATTCATGCGGGTTTTTCCGATGTGTACCATAAATATACCGAAAATGACCATTCTTCGGAGCATAAAATACCTATTTGTACCCATCTGTACTCCCCTATTGCCATAAATGGACTGATCTGGCATCCGAGCAATACTTTCAGAGACTCCAAAGACCTACAAGGAGCATGATTGTGGCCTCTGGCAGCTTACACAGAATACATGGAGCACCTGGATGTCCTTCATAGAGGTTAATGTGTAATCGCGGCCATCGCTAAGTAAGCTTGCGAGCCATGTCTGGAAAGACCACAGTAGATGACACTCCAAGAAACATACCTTATTATAATAGGCGCTAGAAATATTCGTATCCTGTATTATGTAGCTATTGAATTTTTGGCATTCTCATGGTATAATGAGTGTAGATAGCTATACAACACAGGATACTGAAAAGGAGTTAGTGAGGGAATGACTGTGGTGAATGTTTATAGTAGTCCTACCGGACGAGGCCGCAAGCGGTCCCTGCCTCTGGCAGGAAAATGTTATCGATGGTCAGCTACGGTCGCAAGCGACCTTTCGCAGACATCGCTAACATTTTTGAAGAAATTGGAATTCTTATGGAGGTCAAGAATTAGGACATTAAAGGGGTAAGTAATTATATACCTTATATATCTTCCTTTCAATGTCCTAAATATAAATCGGAGGTCGTATGGCAAATAAAGTTTATAACGTAACTGGAGGAATGATATCTCGACTGCATCAGGGACAAGTATTCAAAAACTTTGGAGAGCTATCTCAGGCTCTTAATGTTCTTGATGATTCTGGGAAACCTTTAACAAGCAATAGCAAGAAATCTTTTCTAAAAGAATTGGAACGCTATGTCGTCTTACGAAAAGATGGACGACAATTCATAGTCGATAGGATTCGCTCTGAAAATGAAATCCTTCCAGAACATCCGACCGGAGGAAACAAAAAATACATCGAGCACATTCAAAGACTTCTTGTTTACTACTTTAATGCTATGTGTGATCAAACAGGATGTGACAGTCTTGTAATTCTCTGGGAGAAAGTTGATGTGTGGCAGACTCTTGGAATGGTGAATGATAATTATAGATGGTATGGATATCCAGACGATGAAAAAGAAGATATGCGTATAGCAGAAGCATTTCGTAAACTAGCTGGAGGTGTTAAATTAAAGAAATGGTTGGATAGTGCTTTGTATGGATTATATGGTCGAGATGCTTTAACAGCAAAAGAGGAGCGAGCCTTCATTGAGGATCTTGGTAACGACCAAAAGCGAATGACCATTTTGACTGATGAACAAAACGCAACATACACTAGAGTCAAATCGGAATTATTAAGCGAATACTACTTATCTGACTGTCAAACTCAAGTAACCGAAGTAGATCTTTGGAAAACTGGCCGGATGGGTGACTTCTTTAGAATATTAAATTCCAGATTAAGTGATGCTTTTCCTGATGTGCAATATAATCGGATACAAAAAGTTTATAAGATTATTATTGAGCCAACCTCTATGAAACTTTTTATGAGACGATTTGGGAAAATAGATCCGGCAGATACAAAAACTGTTGTTATGCTGATGTTGAAACTCAACGATCTCGTTTGTGATGGATTGATGTCCGCAGCAGCTTTAGATAATGAAATTACCGTGGCATCACGGATTAAGGACCATGATGAAGTTCAGAATCGAATCAAGGAACAAAAAAAATGGGGCGGCGTCAATAAAATGAAGCTACAAGAGGAGAAGAAAAAGAGAAGAGAGTTCACATACGCTCCCGTTTCTCTGGAAGAATATCAAAAGCAGTTTTTAATAAATAAAATGGTACGGCTGGATGAGGATACATTAGCAGAAAAGCTCAATAATGATGCTGACATGGTTGAAAATTGGCATTGTCAAATAGTCAAAAAATTTAATGCTCGTAACTTACTTCGTGAAAGTGGATTGTCAGAGGAACAGTGCGATCAACTTATGAAGGAAGCACGTGCAGATGAAGCAAAGGAGATTGCAGATTTAATGGCAAAATATTTGGTTAAAGACTAACGAACACATGCTAGATGATTAACAATATAAGAAAGGTTGATGACGATGAATTTTGATAACCCCTACTGGATTGATTTAAAGGTAACCTACGAATTCTACCAAGCTGCTGGACGCTTGCCAGAGTTCCACAAGAAACATGTTTGTACGAAATGCAGGTACGAGATTCCGTGTTTTACGACTTGTGATGAGGTGCGATGCAAATGCCGAGAATTTAAGCCTAAGACTGTGCGGAAGACTGATAAGTATTTACATATCAATGATTTCATGAACGATGTGGCCGCATTTGAGGCTGCTAGAAATATTTAAGGAGAATTGCACAAATGGATGAGAAAGATATTTTTGGTTATGATGCAAGTGAGAATGTATCTATATCAAAAATTGCTGAGTGGTATAATGGCTTGAGTGCTAGAAAGTTAAACAACTTTTTGGGAAAATGTGGCGTAATATATCGAGACAAGGAAACTAAATCATGGATTGTTACTGATAAGTATAAGGATGTTGGATATGCCGTCTCGGAAATTACTGTATTTAAGGACGTAGTGGAAGGTCATACATATCTTCTCTGGACAGGCAAAGGACGCGAATTTATTTATCAGTTAATAAAGGATGAATATGGACTTCTTCCAAATAGCAAGAATGGTAATAATACAGGCTCTGATGTGAAAATCGCTAGTAACGATACTGCAATTGTTGAGGATTCTGACGGGTGTATCTCAATCTTAGATTTTGTACATATTTTGAGCAAAAATGGGATTCTCGTTGGTGGTCGTATCCCACATCAAAATAATGTATTTGAGACCCTAAGAGAAAAAGGATTTCTTAATAAGACAAGAGGGTTATATTGGAATACTCCGTATCGAGACTTTGATTGTTTTGGATATTTTAAGGTTGTTAAAAAGAGAACTCCAAAAGGTAAGTTTAGGTATGTTACACGACTTACACCAAAGGGACAGGCGTTCTTTTTGAGATATTTTAAGAAGCTGATGGACGAGAAAGATTCCGTCTATGGTGAATGGGGACAATAAGGAGGGTTAAGAGATGCGTATCCAGATTGGTAAATACATTATTAAAAATTGTGACGAGCGGAATCTCGTTATCGTTGAGCAGCGGCCAGCTGGCAAGAATCCAAAGACTGGTGAGATGGGCACCGGCGTAAAGGAGGTTACGGTCGGCTATTACCCGAACCTTGAATGGGCTTTACATAAGATTAAGAATTTGGATATTTCCGAGGGTGATGCTGACACCGTGGATGTTTTACTGGCAGAGCTTGAACAGATTGATGAGACGATTCGCCTGGTTGTTGAGGAGGTTAAGTGATGGATAAGTTTGTAAATGCAACACGATTGATTGGCGTCCTCGATAGTGCCATCGCTCGCCCTAGTGACAGAGGTAACGCAAAGTCTATTGATGATATGTGGTGCGATATGGCAATGCAATACACAAAGCGCATTCTTGAAGAAGAGATATCTGCTGGCGGTGAGTTCCGTCGAGTGGTTCATGCTCACTGGATTGAGCATTTTGAAGATTTTGGAGAAAGCTTCTTTATTGAATGCTCGGTTTGTCATTCTAGCAAAAACGTCGATGAATCAAAGTTTTGTCCTGATTGTGGAGCTGTTATGGACGAGGAGGTTAAGTAATGCGCACTTACGAGGATGTTGATGCGGAAATTAAGTATTTAATTCGGGATATGAATTATGCCAGCCTGACTCGCCGGGAGTACGAGGCTGCTGATGATATGCTGGATGAACTCTATCAGGAGCGTGAACGACTTTGGCTCAAGGCTATGGAAGATGGCGAGAGCTGCTATCTGTAAAAGCCTAATTTTATATTTTTCTTTGTAGCTATGAAACACAGGATGCATTTAAAAAGAACATGGAGGTGACTGCCGAATGGCAAAGCAGCAAACTTGCCAAAAGTTTGTTTTTAAGATCCATACGAAGCGTCTAGTTGAAACAAAATGGGATTTAACTCTACCGTTGGATGAAGCCAGACGAAATCACGAGATTATCTCGCTTGCTGATAGCACTGTTCTACGATGGATTGATGAATTGAATGGTGTTACGGATGCAGAGGCTAAGGCGCGAAGCATTAAGCGTAGAATTAAGATGCTACGGAATGAGCCATCTTGCTTAGAGAACCGCCGGGAGATTCGGAGACTATACACTGAATTGGACGCAGTTCAATTCAAGCCGGATTATATGTGTCTGGTGGTTGATAAGAAGAATGATTACCGCCGGGCATGTTCTCCAAAGGGGTTTAAAATCAATGGAATCACGTATCGCCGTCTGGTTGGGACTACCGGTGGTGTTAAGAATAGCACGATTGTGTTTGTGAGCGACCGTCTTGTTGGTGAGATCCGCAAGCGAATTGATAATGGCCGTAACAAAGGAATGGAGTTTATTCCGGCAAAGTTGGAAGCATATCGGGCACTCGCCTGCTCTGCCTCAATCCCTGTTACTGATCCAGATGGCATTCTGGTTGTGGATGATTGCTATACTCATTTTAAAGACCATGTGATTATCCTGGATGATGGTGTGTCTGGTGAGCCTACGATGGTCGAAGATCCTGAACATGATTGCGAACTGTGTGCCAGCGATGGTTTTGGTCTTATCAGCTATGACCTTGCCCAACAATGGAGCGAAGATTTGAAGCTACCGTCAACTGCGTCTGGATTCTGTGTGCGTAACGCCTTTTGTAAGGGAATGCTATTCCCCTTCCCTTTCCGTGAGTTCGCCAAGAAGGTTGCAAAGCAGAATATGGTCAAAGACGCTTTTGGCGACTATAAGGACATTAACCGTGTGCAGATGATCCTTACTACGTCGATGCTCAAACTTTATGACAGCTATCATAGTGCAGATGATTGTTTCGAGAATTGTCAGGAAAACCACTACCACTTTTCTGTAACGAAGACCTGTGAGCTTGAGCTTGATGAAGAGCGTAATCTGAACTATCAATTTATCCAGAGTTATAATTTAACGAACGATGAGATTCGAGAGTTGGTGAAGCCTACACTGGATGAAATCAAAGGTGCCATGGGTGGTGATTGGCGTGATGTACTGCTTTATTTGCGTGGCAACGGAATGCGTGATGACCCGAATTACATAAACAGCTTAGAGAATGATTATATCAAGGCCTTAATGATTGAGCCAGAAATGATCAACGACCCATACGTTCAAAACCGCATTCGATTCTTTATTAAAAAACGAATTTCTCAGGCGAAAACAGGTGTAGTAAAGGTTAGAGGTAACTTTCAAGTTCTTAGTGGGGACCCGTATGCGCTTTGCCAATCTATGTTTAGAATGCCTGTCACTGGTCTTTTAAAATCTGGTGAGGCTTATAGTCGATTCTGGAACGACCGTGATGTGAAGCGAGTAGCCTGTTTTAGAGCGCCAATGAGCCAGATGGCAAATATTCGATGCATGGACATAAACTCAAGTGATGAGTGCAAAAATTGGTATCGCTATATGAAGACCGTATTTATTCTGAACGTGTGGGATAATACGGACGCTGCACTTAATGGGGCCGATAACGACGGAGATCTCTGTTTTAGTACAGACAATCATATCCTGATTGATAAATGGGTGGATGAGCCTACAGTTCTCTGTGTGCAAAAGAAGGGCGAGAAGAAAATCCCCACTGAAGAGGACTTTATTAGCTCTAATATCAATGGATTCGGTGACGATATTGGAAAAATCACAAATCGTATCACCACAATGTTTGATGTGCGAAGTAAATTTGAGCCAGGAAGCCGCGAGTACGAAGAATTAACATATCGCATTAAATGCGGCCAGCTATATCAGCAGGCGTCGATTGATCGCATAAAGGGTATTTCCACTACTCCGATGCCTCAATACTGGTACGACAATAAGGCTTGTGTTGTTAAAGAGGATGATAACCCAGATGTTATTGAGGACAAGAAGTTCTGGGCACGTATTTGTGCTTGGCGCAAACCTTATTTTATGAGCTACATTTACCCCTCTCAGATGAAGGACTATAAAAAGTATGTGGCTGCAGCTCGTAAGAGAATTAAATGGGAAGGTTTTGATGGCCTTGACGAGATGATGAAAAAGGAAGTCAAGAATGATGTTGATGAAGTTGTTATCCAATATTACCTTTACCGTATGCCCGTCGGTGTTAATTCCTGCACTATGAATCGTCTGTGCTGGATTATTGAAGATGAACTTGAAGAGTTTGAAGATGATTTGAAAAAGAAGCGTAAATTTGATTACGATTCTCTCAAGTCTGGTGATGAATATAAAAATTCTCAGTATTACGGTATTCGCCCTATCTTTAAAGAATATCTTCGATACGCACGAACAAACTCTGTTATCGACAATTCAAATACCAAGAACAAGGAAACCGGCGCAGATCGAATTGAGAAGTTGAATTTTTACAACGAAAATATGTTGCGTATCATGCATCAAAAATGTTCTGATGATAATATCCTTTGTGATATTTTGTTGGACCTCTGTAAGAAAAACGCCTCAAGTGTCTCGATTGTATGGGCTCTATTTCCTGATATTATTATTAAGCGTCTCTTTGATAAGGCTGGCAACAAGGCCCATGTTCTTGTTAAGGACGATAATGGTGATGTTGAATATTGTAGTGAGCGTTATAAAGACGTGTTAGTCGATATGAACAAAATTGAAGAGGAGGATGCGAATGGTAGTATTGAATGAACGTGAGTATGCAGAAGAACTGCTTCAAAAAGATGTGACTTGCAGAACCGCCGGGCACGCTTTACATTATATTGCAAAGCTTTATTTCTCTCAGGGGTACTCTAAGGAAGAAGTCAAGAAGAAGCTTGATGATTTTCTTGTGGCTCATATGTTTGGATATAATAGAGTTTTAGATGAGAACTTTATCGTGCAAGCGATTGCGTCCGCCAAAGGAAAGCAATTGGTTGAACTTGATGGAGTAAGTGTTACAAAGTCTGAAACCCAGAAAATTCTTGCCTTGGATGGGAAACCGATGCAACGGCTCATGTTCACAATGCTTTGTTTGGCTAAGTTTCATATGGCTGTAAACAACAAGTGTAATTATTGGATTACGGAAGATACACGAGATATTTTCCGTATGGCTGGTGTTTCTGTAAATGTAGATAAGCAGAATGAAATGATTCGAGAACTGCGCAATCTTGGTTTTATTGGTTTTGCCAGCTTAAAGAAGATTGACAACTTGAACATTCATGTGTTAATCGCAGACGAAGAACCGCCTATCGCAGTTACAGTATCAAATTTCGAGACTGCTGGGATTCAGTGGAATCAGTTTTGCGGAAAGCCATACATCAGGTGTGAATGTTGCGGTCGTACCGTTGCTCGGACTGGGCGCAGACAAAAATATTGTCGTAAGTGCGCCAAAAGCATCAATATTGAGAAAACATCTCAAAATAGAAAAATGTTTGATTTATAAATCGTGCATTTTTGTATTATTTTAACACAGATACGTTGTATTTTTACATATTTATATAAAATCATTACGGGATAGTTATGGTAGGGAGAGAGCGAGGACGCTTGTTTTCTTCCTACCTATTTTATTTTGAAGGGATGTAATGACCTAAATGATCGAAATCACCAAAGCAGAAGCCAAGGAAATCCGTAAGGTTTATCCGCATGTCTTTATTGCAAAGACTCGTCACAAGCGTTTTATTGAGGAGTCTGTCCGCTATCTGGAGTTGATTCCGTTTAATATTGAAGCTCGTGAAATTGTTGAGCGTGCCAAGCGTGGCATTCGAGACTAATTTATGAAAGAACGAGGTACAGACTTTGGATTTTGAAATTCAGCTGCCCGAGGAGATCACTAACCTGATGAATGGTGGCGGTCTCCCCTCTCCTGAGATGATGAACTTCTATGTTGACGAGAAGGATCGCATCTTCTTTATTGACTTTGAGATTGACCAGTCTCTGATTGAGATTGAGCGCAAGATTCTGCAGTACAACCGTATCGACAAGGATGTCCCTGTTGAGCAGCGCAAGCCTATTAAGCTGTTTATTTACAGCTATGGTGGCGAGCTGGACGCCATGTTCAGCTTTATTGATGTTGTTGCACTGAGCAAGACTCCTGTTTGGACGATTAACGCAGGTATTGCAATGAGCGCTGCTCTTGTGATGCTGTTGTCTGGTCAGAAGCGCTTTGCCCTGCCTCATTCTACTGCACTGATTCACAGTGGCTCTGGCGGTACTCAGGGTACTTTTGAGCAGTCTAAGATGGCTATGGACTACTATGAGAAGCAGGTTGCAAAGATGCGTGAGTATATTATGGCTCACTCTACCATTGATAAGAAGACTATGACTAAGAATAAAGCGAAGGATTGGTATCTGGACGCTAATGAGCAGGTCAACTTTGGCATTGTAGATAAGATTTGCGATGATGTGGATGAATTCAATTAAGGGAGAGTTATAATATATGGCTAAGAGAAAGATTCCCACTGAGATTCCTATGGAGAAGATTACTGATCCTGATCAGTATGGTTTTTACGGCATTTCTTTGGACCCTGAACAGCGTGTGTTTCGTGATGCAATTTGGAATCCAAACATTGATGTTGTGATCTGCAACGCTGCAGCTGGTTCTGGCAAGACGCTTATTGCGACTGCAACTGCAAATCTGCTTGTTCAGGCTGGCTATTTTGATAAACTGACTTACGTCGTGTCTAGTTATGGCGAAAAGCGTCAAGGCTATCTTCCTGGATCTATTACAGAAAAATCGGAAGTTTTCTTTGAACCTTTTTATCAGGCTCTGATTAAATGCAACGTTGACCCTAACAAGGTTATCAACGACGAGTCTATGGTGAATCAGAAGAATGGCACTGGTTATATTTCTTGTCTAACTCATACTTTCCTTCGTGGCACAAACCTGAGTGGTATTATTTTGTTGGACGAGAGCCAGAACTATACTCCTAAAGAGTTACAGAAGACTATTTCTCGTTGCGATGGTAGTGATGGCGAAAAGGTAAAGTTGATTATTATTGGTCATGATTTACAGTGTGATCTTGATAAACCTTCTGACTCTGGCTTTATGCGTTGTCTCCAGCATTTTGCGAAGCATGACCGCGTAGCCGTATGTCAGTTGACTACGAACCACCGTGGATGGATTAGCCAGTGGGCTGATGAAATGGACGTGAGTTAATGCGAGGAGCTGTAAGAAAAACAAACGAAAAATTTCAAGAAGAAGCCAAAATAAAGAATCAAAAGGTAACTGTTGTTGGAAAGTATGTTGGCTCAAATAAAAAGGTAACTGTGAAATGCAACACTTGCGGTAAGATGTTTGATATGTTTGCTTGCGCAGTTCTTGAAGGCTGTGGGTGTAAAAGCTGTTCAGCGAGAAAAGGAATGCTTACTTACAGTGGACTCAATTATGCGGATGTCGCAGAACTATTTCGTAAACGTGGATATCAGCTTATAACAAAGGAAGAGGATATTATTTCTTTTACAAGAACTCGATTACATTATCTTTGCCCGATTCATGGTGAAAGAACCATTATTTGGGGAAGTTTTAGAGATGGATCTGGGTGTAGTTTGTGTGCACATGTTTTGTCTTCAAAAAATCAACTAAAAGACTTTAATGTGATAAAAAGCGAATTTGAGTCTCGTGGATACACACTCTTAACAAAGAAAGAGGAATATACAGGAGCGTTTGGAGAATTGAAATATATTTGTCCAAGGCATGGCGAGAAAATCACAAAATGGAGTACGTTTCATCATGGAACAGGTTGCCCAGAGTGTGCGTATCATAGATGTGAAAGCAAAATCGCACAACAGCTAAAAGAGTATTGCAAAAAAACATATCCTGACACGATTGTTGAATATAAGGCTGTTAAAAATCCAAAGACTGGAAGATATATGCCTTTTGACATTTATATTCCATCCGAAAGACTGTTTTGTGAAGTTATGGGGTCACAGCATTATAGCCGGATTAAATATTTTCACCAGACTGAAGAAGATTTTGTAAAGCAGTTTGAGCGAGATAATATTAAGGAAAAGTATGCTGACGAACATGGACGGTATATCGAAATTGATTTACGTCGTATAAAAACGATTGATGAAGCCATTGAACATTTTGAGTCACTGCATAACAGTTGGATTAGCAAATGGGCAGCAGCTTTGGTATTTCCAGAGCTTGCAGAGTCTTGCTAAATCATTTCAAAATTGAAATAAAATATAAGGGAGAATAGATTTATGGTTGCTAAGAAGAGTGTTGTTTTTAAGAACGCTATTATTGATACTGCCGAGGGCACTATCACCGAGATTACCAAGGATGGCGAGAATGTCTTCAATTTGAATGAAGCTCTGGCAAAGTGGGATGGTATTGAGGGTGTCACCATCAATATTTCCACTTCTGATGAGCTGCTGGGCGACCCAGCTTGATGCCAATGGGTTGCTATAATAAACGGCCAGAAGAAACGAGCGATGACTTCTTTGTAAGAATCGGGAATGCTGTTCTGGCTAGAGAGTTGACTTGGGATGGCGCATCCAAGGTGCTCAATGATGAGTTGGGTAAGAATTTTGGTGAGTGCGCATATCGCAAGCGTTTTAAGGCATTCCGTGCGGGTATGCAGTATCAGGAGTCCTTATCTAATAGAGATGTGGGAACCTGCATTCTGTCTATTTCCGACCTACATATTCCATTCCAGAAGCCCATTGAGACTTTTAGTGAGTATGCTGGAAAGATTGATATCCTTCAGATAAACGGGGATCTGGTAGATGCGCAGGCCATTTCTCGTTTCAATAAGGTGTATCGTAAGAGTCCAATGGAGGAAATTCTGATTGCACGTCAGTATATGATTGACCTGATTGAGACGCTTCAGCCTAAGAAGGTTGTTGTAAATTATGGTAATCATGACTTACGTTTCCAGAATTATCTTGCTAAGAATCTGGACACCGACTTGCTTGAACTGATGCCAAAGACATCTTTGGAGCTTATTTTTGTTGATGGCTTTAACCATTATAACAAGGAGCTTCATACAAAGGTTCATTACGACCCTCTGATTGATGTTTTTAAGGATAGTGGTATCGAGATTGTTTATAACGATACTTGGTTTAGTTTTGTTGGTGAAACAATTTTTGCGCATCCACTTGCTTACTCTAGTGGTATGTTGAAAACGGCAGAAAAGGCATATCGGTATTTCAAGGATAATGATTATTTCTTTGATACTATCGTGATGGCACACACTCATAAAACAGGTCACTATGATATCGGTAATTCTGTAATTTATGAGCAGGGCTGTTGTTGTGAAACGTCAAAAATGGATTACGCAGATGGAAAATTAACCCCATCTCAGCGAGAAGGATTTATTCTGGTTTATCAGGATAAATTCGGAAGGCTGAATGAAGATAAGACGCACATTGTACGTCTAAATTAAAAAGTGGTGAGCCCCTACCACTAAATGGGGACTTAAAAAAGAAGTACGACCGCAAGGTCTGCTTGGGACATCATTTGTTGTCTCCTTTTCTATGTGCTGGGGCGATTGCTCCAGCTTATTGTGCCGCCTTAATTTAATGGTAGAATGGGAAATTTGTAATTTTCACATACGGGTTCGATTCCTGTAGGTGGCATGGCAAAAGCGGTCATTGGTTGCAACCGTGTATAAGCTGTAAAGTCAGACGCAGAGTAGCTTTGAGGAGCAAAATGCCAAGCCAATCGTGTTTCGCTACGTTAATGCGAAGCTTTAAAAGTCTAAAACAAGCGTTTTATCAACACGAGAACAATTCAACTAGCTCGGACGGATTGATGGATGCTTGTTTTATTATGGGTCAGTATATCCAGTGGCGAAGATAGCGGACTGTAACTCCGTGACATTAGAAACATCGTTGGTTCGACTCCAACCTGGCTCACCAAAGATTGTACGGCTATTCCCTACACCTTTATATAAAGGTAGCTGTGCAGGAAAGTAGGGTTTTATATGCTTGTGTCGGATAGTCCAGTTGATTCCAGCTGCTTTGAACACAGTCAGCCCTGCAAGGGCTCGTGGGAGCGAAGCCCACCACAAGCGCCATATAGCTCACGTATGGGTTGCAAACTGTATGTGGGATTGTCCGTGGAGCGTACTCTCGATACGCTCCTTTTTATTTTATTATTCGAGAGGTAATAAAAATGAGCGAAAAGATTTGTGGAATTTACAAAATCGAAAATAAGAAAACGCATCAAGTCTATATTGGGCAATCCAACAATATTGAACGTCGTTGGAGGGAGCACGCTAAAATTGCAAAGCGTGGTGGAAAAGAGTTGTTATACAGCCGTTTGTACAAGTCCATGTATAAACACCTTGATGATTTTAATTTTTCAATAATTGAAGAATGCTCAAAGAGTGATCTTGATGAAAAAGAAATTTATTGGATATCTTATTACGATAGTACGGTCCCATATAAAGGATATAACGTCTTGTCTGGTGGACAGTTTGGAGTATGCGATAACCCAAGAGCTGTTTTGAATGACGATACCGTTAGAAGTATTGTTTACGATTTAAGAGAAACATCTGACAATTATAAAACAATAGGTCTGAAATATGGAGTTACATATGGGACTATTTATGATATAAATGTTGGAAATACTCATGCGATTAGTAATGAATCTTATCCAATTAGAAAAGTTAAGTCAAATTTGAGTAAAAAGAAAAGAATTGAAAATAGTCTAGTTGATAGCATTAAACTTGATGGTCTTTGGGACTCTTGCACGAAAAGATGTTCTTTTGAATGTGATAATAGAAAGATAAAGAAAGAAACATTTGATCATAGTATTCGACAGAATAAAATTCGCAGAAGTAAAAAGAGAACTTATCCAAAACATGCATGTCCAATATGTGGAAAAGTTACAACAAACAAACGTTATTGTTCTTTTAATTGCCGTTATCTTGGTGCAAGAAAAACTCAACGTCCAAACAAAAGATGTTTTGGAAAAATTGATAACGTCAACGCCATTTACTACGATTGGAAAGATGTATGGTGTCACAGATAAAGCAATTGAGAGATGGTGTGTATCGTATGGACTTCCATCAAAGTCTCGTATGATTAAAGAATCTCTTGACAAAGAAATCTTACAATATAATTTGGATGGAAATTTTGTAAACAAGTTTCAATCTCGTCACCAAGCTGCATTATGGTGTTGCGAAACATTTTTGAAAAACAAGAAACCGTATGAAGTCTCTTCTGCAATTTCAAACGTTACAAATGGAAAAAGAAAGACAGCATATGGCTATATTTGGAAATTTGCTTAAATAGTCCTTCTCCCGGATGGCTTGTAATTAAAACCGGTTCCCTACCACCGGCTAAAAGGTAGGTTTTATGCGCCTATAGTTTAATTGCTTAAAACAGCAGACTCTAAATCTGCCTCTTGGGAGTTGAAGTCTCTCTGGGCGTGCCAAAAATGGCTTCCAATTCGCGGTTGGAGGCAAGTCCGAAGTCGATCTATGGCAAACCTGTGATGCGCACACGATTTGGTAGTAGATGACACTTAGGCATCATATGTCGCAGGTGATAGTGCCGATGTACTAGCCAGCCTCATAAGCTGTTTCTTGGGCGGGTCTGACTCCCGCACCTGCACCCAACATCTCCCCTTTCGCAAGCCTATCGCCAGTTTTCTACTCCCTCTGGCGGTAGGTCCTTTTATGAACAGTCCTGCCTGTGTATTTCAGGTGGCACGGTCGGCGTAAAGCTGGCCGTAAATACAAAATTCAGCCGATTCGTCGGCAGGGCGTAAGCCCAAATAGATGATAAAGACCTTAGCTCACTACGGTGTCAAAATGCTGAGGTCGAATTTTGAACAGAACCTGTTAAGCCTCTCAACGATGCGTATCATAGCAGGTCTTTTATAGAATTAAATCCACCCGGCCTCCCAGATTATTGGTGCTCATGAGGGTGGATCTTTTGTTTGCCGTAGGATGTGCGCACGTTCTACGGCTTTTATTTTGATTTTGAATGGAGGTGTTTGTTTGCCTAGAAAGAAAAAGGTTGTTGAGGATGGCGTTATTCTTGAAGGAACCGAGAACAAGAAGACATTCAAATGCCTGCGTTGTGGTAAAGAATATGATGTGGCAGTTGGTCACTTCTATAAAAATACATATGGCTTTTGGAAAGCAAACGACAATTACGTTCCTGTTTGCAAGGAATGTGTAAATGAAATGTTTGATGATTTCTCAAGACGATTTGGTAGTGATAGAACGGCTTGTATGTTGCTTTGCCACATTTTGGATGTTCCGTTTTATAACAGTCTTTATGATTCGGTTGTTGCAAATTCTGGAACTTGTCGTCCCGGCGCGTATAACCGCCTTGTTTTAAACGGCAGACAGTATCAATTTCAAACCTTCTCTAATACTCTTGTAAATGGAGAACTGAACAAGAATGCTCTTGATCTACAGGAAGAGAAGGAACAAAAGTGGTCGAAAGCAGAGATTCAAGCCAAGGATGATTGTATTTCTGTTATTGGATACGATCCATTTGATGGTTATAACGAAAGCGACCGCCGATATCTATTTAGCGAACTCATTAAGTATTTTGAGGATGGTATTGAGGACGACCCATTCAAGCTATCTCAGATTGTTCAGGTCGTGAACAATAATAATCAGATTCGACAAATCGACTTGCAGATTGCCCGCTTAAACCCGATGAACTCGGCTGAGGCAATCAAAAGTCTGAATGACATTAAGGTTAAGCTAGTTTCTAATAACGACAAGATTGCCAAGGAAAATGAGATTTCTGTCAAGAACCGTTCCAACAAGGATGCAGGACGTAATACGCTTACATTCTTAATGAAGGATATGCGTGAAAAGGATATTGCTGGCGCAGAAGCAAACTTCTACGATCAGTTACGGTCTCCTGGTACTCAATGGGCGGCAGATATGAGCTCTAAGGCAATCAAGGAAAACGCTTTCTTTGACGAAAATGACCAGCAGGAAATTTTCGATATACAAAGAGAACTGATTGATAAGTTTCAGAAAGAAAGTGATGATGCGAAGGAAAAATACAGGCTGTCTTTGATTGAGAATCAGCGGCTCAAGGAGCTGTTGGAAGATGCCGGTGTTGACGCAAGCGTAGAAGATACGGATGGTGATGCCGTATGAGGTTGAAACAAAGAGCGCCTATTATTACATCCGCAAAACGCAAGATTTATGAGTGTGATGCGGCAACGATTGCATTCTATCGGCGCAATCCTGTTATTGCGGCCAGAGATTTATTGGGCATCCAACTATTTGACGCTCAGGCATATATGCTGGAACAAAGCTGGAATGCAAGTCATGTTCTTTAGGCGTGTAGTCGAAACTTTGGCAAGTCTTTTGTAGGTTCTGTTTTCATTATCCTAAAGGCAATATTATATGAGAACCAGTCTATTTACATTGTAAGTAATGTAGGTGATCAGGCAAAAGAGACATTTAATAAGATCGAGGAAATTGTTACTCGTGTTGGTAAGACGGCTGCGTCTATCCGTAGTCTGCAAGATATTGCAGAGAAAGAAACGAAAAAGTCTGCAACCAACAAAAGTGGTTTTAGTCATAATCCCGCCGGGTATGTTGTTGAGTTTTATAACGGTAGTTCTATTAACACTTTGAACTCCAACCCAGATGGTGTGCGTGGCAAGCGAGCTAGTCTTATTTTCTTTGATGAGGCGGCATTCTGCTCCGACGAACTGATTGTTGTCTGTGAAGCTTTTGCAACACAGAATACAGATTTCGTCACTGACACTGACAGTGACTATAATCCTGAAATGCAGCCTCGTCAGGTTCCTACTCAGCTAGTTTATGCTTCAAGTCAGGACACGATGGACAAGCTTTTTTATAAATACTACAAACAATTTGCAAAGCGCATGATTGCAGGAGATCGAGATTATTTTGTTTGTGATATGATTTGTGACGTTGCAATCAAAGTTTATATGAAGGGTAAGCCATACAAAGCACTATTGACACAAGACAAGGTAGATGCAGCTCTAAAGTCAAATAAAATGAAGGCGTTGCGTGAATATTATAATCGACCAAGCCGTGATGGTGGCGTAAACCAGATCATCAAATGGGGTACGGTTCGTCGCAATGAGCGAAAGTATATCCCACAGCTTTATTGGGATAGAAACTATCAGTATATTCTTGCGTTTGATCCTGCCCGCACAATGGATAACTCTATTGTTGGCGTTATGCGTATTTATAACGATCCAGAAAATGGCATGTGTGGCGACATTATAAATTGCGTGAACATGGTTGATCTTGCGAACGAGAAAAAATTCAAGCTCGATTCTAATCGTCAGCTTGAGCAGTTGCATGAGTTGATTCTACATTACAATGGTCAAAATCCTGATTACGAGTACATTGATAGATTGATGATTGACCAAGGCGCTGGCGGCGGTGGTACTTCCACATATGCGGACGGTTTACTTAACAATTGGACTGATAAAACAGGCGCAGAACATCGTGGTTTTATCGACGCAAATCATGAATTATATGAAGGATATGATGCCCGTTACCCAGATGCTGTTGATAAGCTACGTCTAATTAGTCCTCGTAAATTCCGTACTGCCATGGTTGAGGAATTTATTGAGCTGATGAATCTTGGTGTAATTCATTTTCCTCTTGAATATAACGGCGGAGATTATGTTCAGGTAGTAGACGGTGTGGATAAATCAACTGGTCAAGAAATTTTGAAGACGCATGAACTTTCCTTAGAGGAACAGACTGCGTGGGTTAACATCGACTTGATGAAGAACGAGATTACAAGTATTCAGAAAACGACAAACTCTGAAAATACGACCGTAACATATGCTTTGGCACCCGACGTTGCCAACAAAATCCACGATGATAGGTTCTATGTTGCAATTTTGCTTGCTCATCGTCTATACGAATTACGTCGTAAGGATAAAGTGCGCCAGTCTGCGGTGGAGACAATGACTGCTCCGCCGATTTGTATTTCTAACATTGACTTCTAAGCAGAGGAGGTGAAAATGTGGCAAGAAAGAAAAAGGAAGATTTTGATGTCGTGACTGCTTCACAGACAGATGACGGTACTGTAGTTATTACCTCTTTGAATGAACTTTCAGAAGAGAGGATGAATAACGTCATCCGAAATGCAGTTGCGTCTTATGACCCTGAAAATAAGCAGTATAGTACATATCTGAAAATTTCAGCCTCCTCTGAGACACTGACCGTTGACCGAATTGATGAGCTTGCACAAGGGCTACAGTCAAGTCTGACGAATGTGCAGACGGTCAATGGAATCATCCGTAATTACATCAACAAGGATGACCTGATTGGCATTACTTATGATGCGATTGAGGCGAATGTTAATACTGAGTTCAAATGCAGTTTCGCTCAGTTCCCTGAACAGCGTAATAAGACAAAACAGGTAAATTACGCCCGTGAAGTGATTGATGACTTCAACGCACAAATCAATGTGCGAAGTCTGCTACGTGCCGCCATTCCGATGACTTACGCAGAGGGCACTTATATTACATATCTGCGTCAGAAGGATGAGAACTACATTGTAGACTATTACCCTCTTGGTATTGCTGAGATAAGTGATTACCTATCAAATGGACAGCCTGTTGTGCTTATTAACATGTCTAAACTGAAATCTGCTTTGAGCAAATCTATGCTGAAGGATAAGAAGAATAAAGCACTGTTCTTTGAAAATCAGGAGACTGAGATTCAGAACAACTATCCAGATGAGGTGTATCAGGCATTTAAGAATGGTGATACATACGCAAAATTGGATGTTGACCATTGTGGCGTGATTCGTATTGGCAACATGGGGCAGAAATATGGCGTCTCTCCCCTGTTCCGCGCATTACGTCCGGCATTGATGCTTGAAACTTTTGATACTTCAGACCGTGTAAATGCTAAGGCAAAGGCAAAGAAAATCATCTGGCAACAGCTTGACCCTGAGTTGATGGGACCAAACAAAGATAAAAAGGGCTTCTCTGAACAAGTGACGGCGCACGATAACCTGCTGCGTGCATGGAAACAAAATACTGTGCTTGTGACGACCGCTCCTTATGTAAAGGATATCAAGTATGTTGAGCCAAAAGTTGAGATGACAAATATCGAGACTGTTAAACAGTATCGCAACCGAGAGATGGCTGCTTTGGGTATCAGTTTCTTAAATACCGACGGTCAGCAGACTGTTTCAACTGCAAAGGTGTCTCTTGACCAGTTGATGAAAAATATCGGTAAGATTGCGGAACAGATTGAGGATGTATTAAAGCGATGGTATCGTATTCGCCTTGAAGATGCAGGTGTAGACCCGATGTACTGCCCTGATGTGAAGGTCTCTACTACTGAAATGATGGGTATGGAGATGAAGAAGGCGATTGCTCAGTTCCTGTTCACTACTTTGAACTGTTCTTACAAGACTGCTTACGAGTATATGGGACTTCATGCTGAGGACGAACTACGTAAGCGTCAGGCTGAAACCGAGGAAGGTTATGACGATGTGTTTGTGGCTCGCCAGACCTCTTATACATCGACCGGTAGTTCCGGCGGTGGTGGTGACAGTGATAAAAAGACAGGTCGTCCAAAGGGCGAGGAAACTGAAAAACAAATTTATGACCAGCAGAGAAATGAAGATAGTAAGTGAGGTGATAAACGATGAGTAAGGAGTATTTCTATAGTAGAAATATCTGTTGCTCTGAGATTACGGAGCATCCAGACCACTATCTTGCCAAGTTTGTCATCTGTGACTTCTCAGTAAATGGGAATCAGGTTGCTTTGAATCGTGACACCATTGAAAGTTGGATGAGTACACTGGTTGGCAATCCGCTTGTTGGTAAGTTGGTCGTAGCTCCAAAGGGTGAACTGGATTTTTCCGGTCACAATATGAAAGTCGTCACCAAAAAAGACAACGATGGCAATGAATATAAGACTGCCGAATTTGACACTGATGCGTTCGGTAGTTTTCAGTCGGTCGGTATCGAGAAAATTGACGATACCGACTTTATTGTTGCCTCTTGTAAGATCTGGAAGCGATATCCAAAGGCTTGTGCGACGATTCTGCGCCGTATTGAGAGCGGCACATTAAATACCAGTTGGGAAATTGATGTGCTGAAAGCTCATAAGGGAATTGTGGGTGGCCGCATGGCAAAAATCATTGACGATGGTGTGTTTACTGCACATTGCTTGCTTGGTGCAAATATTGAACCGGCATATAAGTGCTCTAAACTGCTTGAAATCGCTGAAACCGATTTTGGTCTTGAATTGGCAAATGCCTATATCGAGGATACAAAAGAGATTTCAAATATAGAATCTAATGAAAAGGAGGCAAAAAATTTGGAACTGAATAAGGATAAGGAGACTCAGACCGCACAGGTTGAGAATCCAACCGAGACTGAGCAGGCAGAGCAGACGGCTACTGAGTCTACCACTGAGCCCACCACTCCGGCAGAGCCTGATGTTCAGACTTCCGAGGAAGGTGGTGAAACCCCTCCCCCGACTGAGCCTGAAACCGGTACTGAGCCTGCTGGTGAGCCAGAGCCGGAGTCTACCACTGAGACTTCCAGTTTGACCGGTCATGATCTGTACGAGAAGCTGAATGAGGCTGTTGTGAAGTTTAATTCAGATATGTATCTAGCCGAAGTGTTCCCCGAAGATCACACTATCTGGTGTAAGAAATTTGGTCGTTGTATGAACGATTTGGATTACATCATGTTCTCTTACACCGTTGAGGGCAACGAGGTTTCTCTTGGCGAGCCGCAGCGTATCACTCTGACTGTTTCTATTTCTGATGTTAACACCAAGATTGCGGAGCTGAATAACACTATTGCAAGTCTGAATACTGAGCTGCAGAGTGCAAAGGAAGAGGTTGCTTCTCTGACTCCATATAAGGATCAGGCAGAGAAGGCAGAGGCAGAAAAAGCGGCTGCAGAGCTTGCACAGAAGAAGGAGGATCTGCGTCAGTACGCACTCTCCAGCAAGATGATTACTGAAGCTGAAGTTTCCGATGGTGGCAATTACGCAAGTCTGATTGAGAATCTGGACGAGACCGGCATCAAGAATGTGATTGCCGAGCGTTGCGTTGAAGCTGCCAAGAAGGCACCTGCTGAAAAGAAGATTGAGACCTCTGAGGTACATAAGTCTGAGAGCATCAAGCTGAATTTGAATGAAACCAAGTATAACACCACTAACGCTAACAAGCGTGATGCATGGCGGGAATATTTGGGTAAGTAATAACATTTAAGAGAAAGGAAAAATATTATGATTCGTGAACTGATGGTAAACGGCGCGAAGAATATTCCCGCTAACTATGCCGCAAAGGTCGATATGGTCACCGGCATGGGTGTCCAGGTTGACCACAAGGCTGGTCAGGTTAAGTTCCCTGACGCAGCTACCGCTGAGGGTATCGAGATGGTTGCCCATGAGTTTATCCCGGAGGGCATCTATGCAAGCCAGACTAATTTTGATGACTATGATAAGATGGCAACCGAGATTAAGGCAGGTGTGCTGGTGAAGCGTGTTCCTCTGTATGCTGGCGAGCTGTACGGCACCGACCAGTACAAGGATGGCGATGCACAGGATACCAATATCGGCAAGCTGCTGGAGGTCAATATTGACGGTAAGTGGCAGGTTGCTACTACTGGTACTTCTCGTTTTGAGTTTGCTGGTGTGATGGACGACAACGGCCACAAGCTGATTATGATCAGTGTGCTGCCCGAGGCAAAGACTGTTGCTTGATTGAGAGAAAAATCTTGAATATGATACGTGAAATTTAAGGCTATCGTCTTTGGACGGTAGCTCTTTTATTTTGCGCGAAGAGAAAGGAAATGAATTATGGCACTGAATATTGAAGTGGCCGAGCTGATGAAGCAGCCTGGTCGTGTTTATGAAGTTGCTGAGAAGACTCAGTACAATCGCGCTATGGATGCCGAGGACAAGGAAATTGCAGAGGTTGTTGGCGCTCATGTTGAGAAGCTGATTGACAAGGGCGATCCCAATAAGGAGATTGCTCAGTTTGTTAACCGCACCGTGACTGATGAGCTGTATGGTGCACCTGACGAACTTCTGGACTCCATGTTTGAGCGTGGTAATGTTGGTGAGTTTGATGACTACGAGGCAGGTCGTACTGTTAAGAATACTCTGAAGGCTTATGATGCAGCTAAGGGTGGCAATGTGCCGAAGTCTTACCTGCACTACGAGACCATTAAACCCGTCTGGCGTAATAAGCAGATTGAGGCTGATCTTAGCTTTGTGGAAGTAAGACGTAATGCTTGGAAGAGTGTGGCAACTCTGACCACCTTTATGACTGAGGCTCTGAAGAACCAGATGTTCTATGACATTTTCAGCATGGTTGATGACGCTATCACTGGTGGTGAGCAGAAGATCGATGCACAGGGCAAGGAGCCCACTATGCAGGACATGGACGCTCTGGCTCTGTATCTGAATGAGTACGCCGATGGTGGTAATCCCTTCACTGTCAGCCTGATGAAGTATTGTGCCAAGATGCGTCGTATGACCGGTTACGCTGAGTATCTGTCTGACGCAGCTAAGGACGAGTTCAACCGTTATGGTCTGGTTAAGACTTATGATGGTGTTGCTATCACTGGTATTAGCTCTGCTAAGAAGCTGGGTGATGGTTCCCTGCTGATCCCGGATAAGCGTATCTATGGCATCGCAGGCAAGATCGGTCGCCTTGACATGAAGGGTGAGACTCATACTTACGAGGATCACGACAACAACAACGAAAAGATCCATCTGATGGTCAAGGACTTTACCTTCGGCTATAGCATTGATCATATCGAGCGCGTTGCTAAGATTGTTCTGCAGTAATTTTTACCAAAGGCAAATTTGAGCGGGGACTTTGCGGTCTCCGCCTTTATAGAAAAGGAGACAAATTATGAGTTCCGTGATGGAAAAGAAGTTTATTGACGTTCTGAACTGCGACGATAACGTAGTTACCATTTCGTCACTGAACGGTAAGGGTTATACTTTCGAGCCCGGTAGTGTGGAAGATCCTTGTGTGATTCCTATTCCGCCGGAGGAGATTATGTATATGAATAGCACTTGTTCTGCGTTCAAGAATGGTGTTCTGCGTTTTCGCCCTGAAGAGCAGAATGAAATCTTTAAGGCTATTGGCATTAAGGGTGACGATGTTCTATTCATTGAAGATATCGACAATGCGATTCTAAATCCCACTGTCGAGAATCTTCAGCGTATGATTGACATTAAGGATGGTGCTCAGTTTGAGCGTATTCGTGGTCGCTTTTATCGTATGACCAATGCCGGTGAAGATCTGTCTACCAAGGTCAAGCGCCTGATTGACGAGCGTTATAAGGAGCTCCGTGCTGGAAAGCGTAACAGTGAGCTGTCTGTCGTACCTGCGACCAAGTCTGCTGATAATGTTCAGGCCGAACTTGAAACTGCAAAGAATCAGATGGCTGAAATGCAGAAGCAGATGCAGGCTATGATGGCACAGATGCAGGCTATGATGGCAGGCGCACAGACTGTTGCACCGGATAATTCTGTAGAAAAGACTACTGTCAAGCGTGGCCGTAAGAAGGCAGAGGCAGAAAAGGCGGAGGTTGTTCCCGCCGAGTAAGATTGGAGGGATAATGTGACCGCATTTTCGGAAATATACGACAAGTTCTACGAACTGGTCGAAACTGATAGTAATTTCTTTCAGTATTTTGACCTGAGCGAGAATGAAGTGCGAGATCTTGTACATGACCGTGCAAAAAGTTATTTGATGGAGTCACTTTCTGTGATTACCAGAAACATTGAACCGGAAGAGGATTTTAGTTTCGATGATTACGATTCAGAACTAGAAGAGTTTAATTCAGATCTCACATTCGATGAGATTGATATGTTAGCGCATTTGATGTTGGAGCAACATTTTAAGCGTGAATTTGGGAAGTTGAAAGCATTTAGCGCACAGGACCTTCCTACGAGTTTACAAGTATTCTCCCCTGCTAATGAGCGCACGAGTATTCGTGCTCTTGTGAAAGACATTCACGAGGAGAATATGACGATGTTAGACAACTATATGGCAAAAGACCGCTCGACCCGTAAGCGTAAGACCATCGACTATGATACATACGCTTCCTACTCTGAGTAAGGAGGTGTACCGATGGACTTTTATACAAGGGCACGAGCTGTTGGTGGTGCCGCAAAAATGTCTAACAAAAAGGATGTCAAAATTGCTTTTGCAAAGCGAGATTTTGCTGCACATTTTAAAGATAGCGTTGATTACGAGGATAATGCTCTTGTGAATGGTTTACCTCAGAAGCTGGTTGTTAGTCGCAGTAATAGTATTGCTAAGGAAAAGAAAATCTGGGCTTATCCTGGTGATTCTTTGAATCTTGGCGACATTGTTGACTGCTACAATTGTAAATAGCTGGTAACTGAGATTGAACCAAACGATGAAATTTTTCTTCGTGGAAAAATGGAGCTGTGTAACCGTCAAATCCAATGGCAAAATCCGATTACTGGTGAGATAGTCTCTCGTTGGGCAACACTGAGTAAGCCTTATTACGCAAATAATAAGGAGATTATCATGACTTCATTGAGTCAACGTGAATATAAAGTACAGATGCCTTTTGATGACGAGACCGCACTGATTGACCTTGATAAGCGCTTTATGTTGGAAATTATCAATGGCGAGCCGAAAACGTATGTTACGACTTCTGTTGACCAGAGTACAGAGCGTTACGAACTGCATGGTAAGACACAGGGGTTCCTTGTGTTGAACATCCGGCAGGATCAGTATAACAGTAAGACGGATAATGCTGAGAAGATGATTTGTGATTATTTTGAGCCAAACAAAATCGACGAATCAGAGATAGATTCTCGTGTGACTGCTACTATAAAGTATGTAGGAAAACCAGAGGTTCGTATTGGTGGTTCTTGGAAAAAATTCTCTCCTATGTTCACAAGTGTTGCTGGCGAGGAAATTACTGAAATTGCTAAGTGGAAGTTCGTTTGCCTTGAGGAATTCAAGGAATTTGTAGAAACGCAGAGTACCATAGATGGTGTTTTTAAAATTCGTATTTTAAATAATAGTATCATGGACGGCGCAACTGTAAGAATTTCTTTGACGAATGCAGATGGTACAGCAAATGCATCCATTGAATGTAAGGTGGTGAGTTTGCTGTGACAACGAGTGAATTGATTACTGATTATAAAAACAAATTGGCCTTGAAGCTGGTTAATACTGATGGGCTTGTTGAAGCGATGGGCAATGATGACATTGAAGAGCCTGACGAGGCGATTTATACATACATCTTCCCATACTTCCATATTCCTGACACGATTGAGGCAGCGCACAGCTATATTTGTTTTAAGGTAAATATGACTGACCGAAGCAACGTCAACGACTGGTATGAAAACTTCACACTTACTGTGTGGGTTATTGTGAACCAGGCGCTGATGAAAATGAAGGGCCATGGTGGTGCAACACGAGTTGACTATCTGAGTGGTCTTGTGGAAAAAGAACTACACGGCAGTACAATTTTTGGAATCAAACAGCTTAAAATCACATCCAATATCGAGGACAATATGGATTTATACCATCGTGTGCGAATTATGACGTTCAAGACGCAGGATTTGGATGACCTTGTGGGGTGTGGCTGATGGAGCTTCGGGAAATGTACGAGCCAAGCTTGATGCGCGGAAGAGACTTTAAAATCAACGACAAAATTACGATTCACATGCCTTCGGTCGGTGACATCATCGATTATGGTGAGCAAAAGTATTTTCAGTTGGTTTATTTATTCTGTTCTACATCGAGCGATTACAAGGCACAGCTTGACTCTGTTGGAATTGATTGGCAGAAGATTTCGGACTTTGAAATGTTCCGGCAACTTTTTATAGGCAATAAAGATCAAGATATGTCTATTTTGCTTGGCGATATGGACACTTCTGGGTTTATGATGGCGAAAGATAACATAAGTGGTGAGATTGTATTACACAACAGGCTTACGGACACTCGTATTGACCATGTGGTGTATGAAACGATTTCTCAGTACCTATGTGCTGCGAATGGAATTGAAAAGCATTCCGAGTTTGCTGCTGACGAACCGACAAGAATTGCAATGATAGAGGAAGCCAGAGACAACTTGGAGTATCAAAAAATTAAGCGTTATGAACCACACCTTGCGGAGCTTGTGCTCTCGATGGCGTGTTCGTCTGGCTTTAAAGCGGATTACTTCAAGGCTATGGATTACCCTATGAGTGTATTCATGAATCATGTAAGAAAGATTCAGCAAATAAAAAGTTACGACAATACGATGCATGGCGTTTACGCTGGCACCGTGGAATTTGGAAAGATTCCAAAAGCACAACTAGATTGGACGAGCAAGGTTGATTGACCTTGCTCTTTTATTTTATCCAAATAAATTGAAAGGAAGAATATTATGAGCGATTTTAATTTTAATGAGGTCGTTATTGACCGCGTTCATCGCATTCACGAGTATGATCTGAATGGCAAGCGTCTGTGGACCATGAATCAGGTTAAGGATTTCAAGCTGACTCTGGGCGGCGAGACCGTTTACGCTCAGGATGCACAGGGCGTTAACATCATGGCATTCGATAAGAGCAAGACTGCAGAGGCAGATTGGTCTAATGCTCTGATGCATCTGGGTGCTCTGGCAGAGCAGATGGGCTCCAAGAAGGAGGTTGCTTCCTCTGAGGCAAAGCAGGTCTTTACCACTGTTGAGTACCTGACTTCTGCTGACGGCAAGAAGCTGACTCTGACCCATACCCCCAAGGCTGCTGTTGCAAATGCCCCCTTTAAGTACATCGATCTGGTCGATGGTCAGGGTAATGCACTGAAGACCTTTGAGCTGGGTGAAACCGCAGAGTCTCAGTTCTCTGTTACTGGTACTGAGGTCACTCTGCCCACTGGTGCAGATCTGAAGGCTGGCGACCGCTTTGTTGTGAAGTATCAGTACGAGAGTGATGAGGGTATTGCTATCAATGATAGCGCCGATAAGTTCTCTACCGAGGGCGAGTTCGTGATTGAGGCATTCTGCTACAATCCCTGCGATAAGGCAAACAAGAAGCTGATGCGTATCATCTTCCCGAATGCCAAGATGGATAATGCTATCGATATGACTTTCACTAATGAGCTGGCTCATCCGGTCAAGATTAGCGCTACTCAGGAATACTGCTCTGAAGACAAGCGCCTGTTCCGTATTGAGACTGCTGCTGCCTAATGGCAAATCTGAATTGGTGCCGTACTTGCGGAAAAGAATATCCGGTTTGCCCGCATTGCGAGCAGGATGCGCGTCTTAATCCTTGGCGAATGATTTGCGACACTGAGCCGCACTTTCTTGTGTGGACTGCCGTAAACCAGTATCGTCAGGGAATTATTTCAAAAGAGACGGCAAAAGCAGATCTGACTACTCTTTTGATGCGCAAGTATAAGAATGTTACGGAAGCCGAGGTAGAGACTTTTATCCCAGCTGTTCGTGATGTTTTCCATGAGATCATGGATGAGCCTGCAAAGGCTGAGAATGAGTCATCTAGTGATGTAAAGGATGAGACGCCCGTGAAGCCGGTAGTTAAGAGAACATCAAATCGTAAGGGGCGGGCATAACCGCCCCTTTGTTTTTCGTGGTGGTTTTATGGAGAAAAAGAACAGGACAAAGTTTAATGTCAGTAAGAATCCAGCAGATAGAACATACGATGGCGTAGTTTATGATAGTAAGGCAGAAATGTTGTTTTATCGAGATATTGTATTGCCAAGGCTGGCAAGCGGCGAAATTGTAGAGTGTCGTAAGCAAGTCCCCTTCCTTCTGCAGGAAGCGTTCCGCCGGGTCGATAAGGACGGAAAGGACGTAGCGGTGCGGAAGATTGATTATGTGGCGGACTATGAAATTACATATCGAGATGGCAGTAAACAAGTGATTGATACGAAAGGATTCGCTGATAGTGTTGCGCTGATGAAGCGCAAGATGTTCTGGTTCAAGTATCCTGATGTGGATTACCGCTGGATTACATACTCCAAAATTGATGGAGGTTGGGTCGATTACGACGACCTAAAAAAAGCTCGAAAAGAGCGAAAGAAATTAAAGCAAGCACAGACGAAAGGGAGATAAAATGAAGGTTTTAAATTTTCAGGAGCGAATTGACTTCGTGAAAGAGGTCATTGAGATGTGTACTGTTCAGGACGATTATCAGCCTGCGCTGTTTGATGTGGCATTTCGGCTGACCTGTTTGAAGTATTTTGTTGGTTATGATTATCGCAATGAACCGCAGACTGAGTGGCCGCGCATTGCTTATGAGTCTTTTAACCTGAAGATTGAAGCTGCAGGTTGCGATACTTCTACGTTCTGGGATCAGTATGATTCTCTGGAGAAGGCAGTGCAGGAGCGTGTGCAGCGTTCTCACGATGAGTATCTTGCTCTGGCAATTTGCAACAAGCGCGATGCGTTTGCCGAGTTTATTGATTACCTGAAGGATTATCTGGATGAGGCAAAGAAGAATCTTGGAGACTTTGATGTAAATCAGGCTTCTCAGGTTATGTCTGCCCTGCTGGACAATAAGCAGGAGATCTCTGCTGTGCTGGCAAAAGATAAAAAGGAATAAACACTTTTAGAGGTGGGTTGGAGGGAATTTTAATATGGCTACAAGAAGTAAACCGCTGAAGCTATGGGATGCTGAGAAGTTCAAGAACGTAAACCCAGTGTCTTTGAAATACTGGGATAGATATGAGACTGATATGGGCATCCGTGACCTCAGCCCGTCTACTGTTTACAATTATGAATCTGATTTCAAGCAGTGGATGATTTATGTTCTGGACAATCAGGGTAATGCCCCTGTGACGGAACTTGAGGAAGAGGATATCGAGGAATTTCTGTTCTACTGTAAGAAGCATGGAAACAACTCTGCTCGTATGAAACGGCGTATGAGTACAATTTCTGCGCTATATCGGTATCTTCGCAAGAAGAAAATTATCAAAGAAAATCCGATGGAGTTCATTGACCGACCGACCAAGGACGTGGCTGTTGTGAAGCAGACATACCTTACACCGGACGAGGTTAAGTTGATGCGAGAGAAGCTGAACGCTATGGTTGAATCTGCGACCACCGTTCACATGAAGGATAATGCGATGACGTTGCGTCTGTACGCACTGTTCTCACTATCAACGATGGCTCGTGTTAATGCTGTGCGAAATACACTCTGGAAGTCTATCGATTATGAGAACCGTATGGTGCATGACGTTCTGGAGAAGGAAGGCAAAATTGTTGATTTGATGTTCAGCAAGGAAGTTTCTGAGCTTTTGAAAGAGCTGAAGGAATACCGTACTGAGCATGATATTGAGGATGGCGGCTATGTGTTTGTTGGTACGAAAATCAATGGCGCATGGATGCCGATTACTTCGAGCACGGCTGGTGATTGGTGTAAGAATATTGGTGAGATGATTGATGAGCCTACGCTGCATCCGCACGATTTCCGGCACAGTGGTGCTACCCTGCTGAAGAATGCGGGTATGAGTCTGGAAGATGTCTCTTCCCTGCTCAACCATGCTGGCACGGATGTGACCAACAAGTATTACATCAAAAAGGATACGACAAAGATTCAGTCTGCAAAGGATCGGTTTGAGATTTGAGGTGTAGTGAATGAAACAGTCATATACAAACTTCGATGACCTATTGAGTGATGTGGCAGATGGTGTGGAGCAAATTATGCAGGACGTAGCTCCGCAAATCGAAACAGTTCTTCAAGCAAGTGCGAAGAAAAATATTCAGTCACAATCAGCCCGTTCTGCTGGAATCGAAGATGCAAATAATATTGTAAGTAGTGTGACTCGTGATGGAAACATTGTTACGATGATTGTGAAAGACATCGCAAAACCGCAACCGTCTTATTTTCTTGGTGGGAAGAAGTTCGATTCTCAACGTGTAGCAGATACTTTATTGTACAGAGAATATCATTTTGGTGGCTCACCGATTGTTTGGAACGAATATGGTGGGGCAAATATTCTATTTGATGAACGTGAGAACGCGGCTGTTGGTGGAACTATGTTTGCGAACTGGATCGAGAATGGTCTTTGGATGGATCTGAGTTATTATCTTCGGTCTGGCGGGCAGAAAGAATATCGCCCTGCACGTCCGTTTATTGCCCCTGCGCAAGTAGAGGCGGCAATGATTGTTAAGACGGCTTTACATGGATTGTAAAAGCCATCTTTTATGAGAATTTATTTGGAATAAAATTCAATGAGAGGAGGGCTGGCTTTAAGGAGCTGGCCGCTTCTCTTTTTTGTTTTGAAAGGAATGTTGAAAATGGAAAAGAGAGGTGACCAACGGTATGGCGGATAATACAAACACCGCAAGTAGTGCTGATACTTCCTCTGTAACGGCCATAAAGGTCAAGGTCGTTCTTGATACTACTACCGAGGAGTTAAAAAATCAATTTAAAGGAGTTCAAAACAGTTTTAAAAAGGCTCCTGTGGAGATTGCTTTTGGTGTAAACGAAGGCGCAACCATCGGCAATGTTAATGCCGCATTGAAGCGAATCATTAAAAAGGTAGAGTCTCCAAAACTCACTTTGAAAATAGATGAATCTAATATTGATGCTGCTGTAAAGAAGGCTGTTAATAAAGCACAGTCTGGCGCGAAAAATGCGAAAACCGAGGTCAAAGTAAACTTAAACACTAATGAAGCGAAACAAAAACTAGATGCTTTTTACCGAAGGGTTCAAGAAAAAGGTTCTCTTTACAAGGATGCTCTCAAACTTGAATCGTCTGGTAAAAATCAGCCAGAGTTAGAAGAGGTTTTACGTCAACTTCAAGCGGTTAGAAATGAAGCTGGGCGGCTGCGTACAGAACTTGTAAACATTCTTCCGACGGAAGAGTTTAGCAAAATTTCCGAAATTGAACGAGCAACAACTAATAGTATTTCTAGGCTTGAGGCTCGGCTTCAAGGGTTAAAGAATGCCGCGAATGATGGAACGTTAAAAGCTTTAAAAAAATCACAAAGCGATCAAACTAATACGTACTCAAATAATCTTGCTGACGCCAATAATAAATATAAGAATTTTTCTGGAGCTTCTGATGTAAAATCTTCTCTTGCGGATGTTCAAAAGCAGATTGATATTCTTAACACGCTTGAAAGCGGAACGCAAGATTATGCTAATCAATTAAAGGTTGTCGCTGATACATGGGCTGACGCCACTCGCCAGATGAGTACTTTTGATGAAGCTCAGAAGAAAGCTGAAAATCATGTCAAGAGCATGACGGAACAGGCGCTGAAATGGAAGGAATCCATTAAGGACAGCGATACTGCTTCGCAAGAATTGAGAGATTCCATTGACGGTATTATTGATGCGTCTAAAAAGTTGGATTCAGACCATAGTTCAGATACATATAAGAAAGGCGTAAAAGACTTAGATGATGCTTTTATTAGTACAAAGGCATCGATGTCCGTGTATACAGATGGCTATAAAGACCTTGAATCCACAGCGAGAAGAACACTGACTGAAATTCGCAAAAAAGAGTTAGAGTTAGAGCAGACAGGAAACCATAGTTTTGACAGTATTCTTATTGGCGACAGTAAGACGACTTCTCTTGATGATAGTCTTGAAAGTCAACTTAATTCCTTAAAGGGAATGAACACTCAATCTGCTACGTACAAACAACGAGTAAGTGAAATTGTTGAAGAGTGGTTAAAGGTAAAGCTTCAAATTGAGCAAGCTTTGAGATCCGAAGAGGATTTGGAAAAAGAAGCCGAACAGAAGCACGGTCAAGTCCGTTCAAAGCAAGCTGCCTATAACACTATTCAAAATAGATTAAGTAGTACGGAATTCACAAGAAAAAATAGTGTTGCTTTAGGACGATTTAACACTGGCGTGTTGGATGATGGCAAAACTGGGCAACAAGTATTGGCAGAGCTAGATGCTGCTATGAAACAGTTGGACGAAAATAAAGGTCCAACAGAGTTTAAAGCAACACTTCGTCAAGTTGACGATTTACTTGTTCGGGTGAGAAAACATATTGACGATGCTTTGGTGCAAAGCCGTCAGACAAAGACAGCAAATACTGATACAGATAAGATAGAAAATCTTATGCGTACTCTATATCAGTATAAAGAAACACTTCATGGATTTGAAGGTTCAAAGTTTGAAGCAGAATACAATGAGCTTTTTGATGCGATTAAAAATGGTAGTTATTCTTTTGAAGAAGCTCAAATGAAAGTCAGCAAATTCCAAAATGCTTGCCACCAAGCTGGATTAGAAACTGAAACGCTTGGTCAAAAACTGTCTCGTCTGTTCAAGGAACATTTCCAGACCGCCATCGCTATGGCCGGAGTTGCAATGGTCAAACAAGGTCTGCGAGAGGTTTATGATAATGTTCTGGAACTGGACACGGCTGTAACAGAGCTTAAAAAAGTCAGTAAAATGACTGGCGACGAGATGAATGAATATCTCGATAGAACTGCAACAAACGCTCGTGAACTTGGTGCGAATATCTCCGATCTTGTGAGTAGCACAGCCGATTGGAAACGCCTTGGATACACTGATAAAGATTCAGAAGAGCTTGCTCGTGTGTCTGCTCTTATGGCTAACGTTGGAGACCAAATAGATAATGCAACAACTGCTTCTTCTTACCTGATTTCTGCAATGCAAGGTTTTGGGTTGGTTGCTGATGATGCAGAGCGTCTTCTGGACTGCATGAACCAAATCGCTAATACCGAACCAGTCAGTATGAACGACCTTGGAATTATCATGCAGAAAAGTTCAGCTGCGATGTCTGCCGCCGGAAATACATATCAGGAGACGCTTAGTTTGGCGGCTGCTGTGAATGGTGTACTTCAGGACGCCGATACGAGTGGCACTTACCTAAAAACTTTGAGTATGTACCTTCGTGCTTCAAAAACAGATGCTGAAAATGCCGGTATCGCAACAGATGGGATGGCAGATTCTGTATCCGAACTTCGATCTGAGTTGAAGCAACTTGCTGGTGTTGATATTATGAAGGATAACAATACCTTCAAATCAACCTATCAGATTATGAAGGAACTTTCTGAGGTTTGGAAAAATCTGTCTGACACAACACAGGCAAATATTACTGAGTTGATCTCTGGAAAGAGAGGAGGTCAGAGTACATCTGCCCTGCTGAATAATTTTAGCGTTGCTGAAGATGCTATGAAGCAGGCGCTTAATTCTAGCGGCAGCGCAATGCGTGAGAACCAGACGTACATGGATTCATTGCAGGCAAAGCTTAATCAGCTTGATTCTGCATTCCAGAAGTTTAGTACGGACTTGATGAAGTCAGATATTCCGAAGTTCTTTGTAAGCCTTGCTACAGTTTTTGTTGACGGTGCAGATAGTGCTGTAAAATTTGCAGGTGCATTACCCACTTTGACAGCTGCCATCTCTGGCGTGTTGTCCGTAATGCAGATGAGCGGAAAGCTCAAGAATGGTGCGGGTAAAGTTAATATGCCCTCTTATATTTGTTGCGTATAAAAATATAGGATGCGGCACCATGTAAAAATAAAATAGCCCCTAGAGTGCTGGGAAACCCTAAGAGCCATATCGCCTATTGTTATATTTATATAATGTAGGAATCGAAAGATAGAAACAAGGATATGGATGCTATATGCTGAGACAAAAGCTCGGTTTTATCGTATTGTAAAAATATGGTAATAGTTGAGTGCTAAGTAGCGTTTACAATGGGCGGTCAGCAGCCGATCCACTCCCCTATTATATAATGTAGGAGGGTGGAAGGTTCATCGACTAAAAAGGGTCAGTGAGCAACCACTGGAAGGATAGTCAGTTTTGGACGAAAGTTCAGAAGTCCACCTCAGACGTAACCAGACGACTTAAAGAAGTAGGTGGAAACGAGGAGACGTGCTATTCTCTAGCGCGATATAAATAGGAGAAAATATTTAAAAATATAATCCGACATGATTCATATTGACAGCTGACGCAGTGGCGGCTATAATGAAAATATAATCGTATAAATTTATTTTACGGAGGTATTTATCATGCCGAGACCTAAAGGAAGCAAAAACAAGGTTACCATGATTGCAGCGGCTTCTATCGATTATGCCGCGCTGATCGATGAAAAGCAGTCCGCAAAAGATTCGTTGAATGCAGAGGTTACTTCTATCGCGGCTAATATCGATTCTTTGAAGGCTGATCTGAAGTCTAAGAAAGCTGAAATCAAAAAGCTGGATAAAGAGTTAGTTAAACTTACTGAAAAGAAAGACGAAGCTGACAAGAAAGCTGCCGAGGCCGCCGCCGAAAAGGAAGCCGTCGATCTTGTAAAGAAGGCGCTGGCAAATGGAACTACTGTTGATGATATTCTTGAGCTGCTGAAATAACTGTTGCGCCACGGCACATGAATTAAGCCCGACTTTCCTACTACTGGGAGGCCGGGTGTTTTAATTTGCGTTGCTTTTTACGACAGTCTGTGATACACTCTTATAAAAAGGAGTGTTGATTCATGGAAAACAATAAAAAGCATGTGCCGAATATGGAAATTTCTAATTTTGGCGGTCGTTCTATTACGGACTACACGTATCATGGCGGCAAGGACGAAACTACAGAGAATCAGCTGAATGCTTATTTCAGAGATTATAGTGATAATAGATTGAAAAGCAAAGATGGAGGCGCTGATGACGGAAATAGTAAAACTAATCAACAGCATTGATACGCTGTTTAATGTATTTGTTCCAGGCGCAATCTGTGTCTGGTTTTATATGAAGCTGTCTTTAAAGAAAATTGAATATCAGGGATATCTTATTTTAAGTATCGCAGTTGGTTTTGTATTAAAGTATACGGTTGATTACTTAGATAGAATCCTTCCTTTTGTTGTAGTTGGTTTTCCTATCGTACTGGCATACGTTCTTTTAGGGCTACTTGCCGCTGCCGCATTTTACAAAGTCAAGAACTCTGTTTGGGCTCGAAAAATAATGGTCAACATTCTTGGAGTTGAGCCGAGTGACAATATTTGGACTAGGCATATCGATTCTCATGGTAATTTGATGATGCTAAACATGGATGATGGGTCTCATATTTTAGGAAAACTAGAAACAGCAGATGATGAGTATATTACATTAACATATCATTGCTCTGCAAAATCAAAGTCTGGTAAGGATATGGATGATGCCGCAAAGAATGCAAATACCGGTTCTGTCCTCTGTATCCCAATGAGTCGCGTTAAGAGTTTTGAGTTTTTGTATTGCGATAGAAATTCCGCAATGGCAAAATACGTTTTTCGCTAAATCTAAATACGACCCACTACCCTGCTACTTTGTATAGCAGGGCTTTTCTTTTTATCACCACTCGTATCCACAGTTTTTACAATGGAAAGTTTTCTTCACTTTTCCACTGGCAAAGCCCCAGAATGCTACATCTAAGACTTTAGAAGCGGTTCCGATCTTTTCAAGGTCTGGCGAGCCACAAGTAGGACATTTTGGAACATACTTCGGATGTTCTTTCTCCTCCAATTCAGCTCTATATTGAGCGTCAAAGGCGTTGGCATTATCTTGCATTTTTTTGAGCGAATCTTTGCTAAGTGTTGAAATGTCAACCTGCGGCAGATGCTCAAACTTCCAATTGATTTTCTTTTGCTGGCTCATACTATTCCACTTAGGCGATAATATGACATCTCTAAAGCAAAATGCGCACAGCATTTGATTTTGGGGATAATACTTGTCACATAACGGGCAGTAGCGTACATATTTATCCATATCTATTCTCCTCAAAAATGATATTATCTTTCATGAACGTTTTTGACGTTGATGACAATAATCATATTACTGGCCTAATAACAAAAATACGAAATCTTTACAGGGAATTTTTATCGCTAGATGTAGCAGAGCGTGGAGCGGGGACTTCTTTCCTTGATTTTATCAAATATTCAATAAGAAGTAAAGCCTCAACTGACGGTTTGACTCTCTCGATGAGGGCAGCAACATTCGCGGCAAAAGCACTAAATCTCGCTTTGAATATGGTTTTTGCCATGTTTGCGGGATGGGTAATTTCTGCTGGAATGAACGCATTCATTAACTGGATGAAGAATGCGAAGACGCACTCCGAACAGCTGATTTCTACGATGGAAGATGCACATGATGCCGCAGAAGAAGCACAGCAGGATGTTGATGACATCCAACAAAAGCTGGATGACCTTGACCAAAAGGTAAAAGACCTTGGTGCAGAAAAAATTGAGGACATTGTTGACCCACAAGAGAAAGCAAAGATTCAGGAAATCAACAATCTGCTGGAGACCAAACTTCGATTGAAGAAGCAAATCGCTGACGATGAAAATAATAAAGCAAACAAGGCTGCGTCTGATGTATTCAACGACAAGTCAGAAGTTGTAGTATCTAATGAAACCCCAACGTCTTATGCGGAAGCTGACCCGAATGGCATTGGAGTGACTGTCACTCCGTCTAAGAATGTCACACGGACGGAAGCTTTGCGTGAGCATACAGCTAGAGTCAACGAGCTATCGGATGCTTATGTAAAACTCATGTCGGATGAGAATGCAACCGATGAGGAACGTGCTCAGGCAAAGAAAAATCTTGAAGATGAAATCAGCCTTACAAATGATGCTGGCACAAAAGTTTCTGAGCTTGCGGATATGTATGAGACAGATGCTTCTAAATACGGAGATGTTTCTTCCGAAGTTCAGGAATGTACAGATTCAATGCAGGGAGCAAGTGATGCTCTTGAGCGTGCAAACAATCTGCTAAACGGCACAACAAGCGTTGAAAATACAAATCTTGATGCTTTTAAGAGTAAATTCAAGGACGTAATCGAGGAAATTGATAATGGCTATCTGTCTATGCAGGAAGCTATTGCTCAATACAAAGACCTCTCTCCCCTGCAAGCATTTGGCAGTATGACTGGCGAGGCCATCATTAACATTGATTCTGACACAGCTCATCAGACTGAAGCTGAAGCTACCGCTCTTGCAAAGCTTCATGAAATCGCTGACGCAAATAATATCTCGTTTGAGGATTTGATCGGTGCATTTGAACAACTTGGTATTGTTGCCACAAGCGACACTAGCGGAATTGCAAACTATGCAACTCAGCTTGAAGAGACCATGAAAGCTATTGATAGCTTGCAATCTTCGTATAAATCTTGTTCTTCTGCCGTTGAGGAGTACAACAAATATGGTTATCTGAGCACTGACACTATGCAGTCTTTGCTTCAAATGGATACAGAATATCTAAATTGTCTTGACTTGAAAGATGGAAAACTCCAGATTAACAAGCAGAGATATGCAGAATTACTGGCTGCTCAGTACGCTCAAGCAGAAGTTGAAGCTATTGATCAAGCCATTACAGAGCTAAACACGATTGCAAAGGGCGATGCGGCAGAGAAAACTCAGACCCTTACGACTGCAACAGAAGATGAGAAAAATAAACTCGTTGCTCTTTGCCCTGCCCTTGAGGACGCAACTGTTGGCACTGGTGAATTAGCTGCCGCTTTAGCAGCTGCGCAGGGTGCCGCAAACGGTGGAAATGCAGAGCAGATTCAGGCTCAAATCGATGCTGTTATGGGAGCTTTGAATACAAAAATCACATTGTTGAAGAAGAACACCCAAGCGGCTATTAGCAGTGGTACTTCTCTCGGAAATCAATTGAATGGTTTCAATGAGAAAACAAATAAAAACAACAAATCAACAGCAAAATCTGTTACCGACGTGTCTTCTGCTTTCGATACCTTGAATAAGGCTATGAAGGAGTATAACCAGTATGGCTATCTGTGTGCTGACACAGCAAAGTCTTTGGTTGGGCTCGAAGACAAGTTCACTGCTTGCCTGACTGAACAAAACGGAAAGCTCCAAATCAATGTAGAGCAGTTCCGTAAGTTTGTGAAAGAGCAACTCAAGGAAGCAAATGCCGCAAAAGATGGCGGGAAATCAGCTGATGAGATGAATAAAATTCTGAACTATCTTGATCAGAATGTAGATACAACAACCATCTCTTTCGAGCAGTTGACTGACGCCATCAAGGGCTACGGCACTGCGATGGATGAAGCCAAGGAAAAGACGGACGCTATAAAATCCGCATTTTCTGATCTTTACGATGTTGGCACACAGAAAAAGGATAACGACTTTGGCTTTTTGGATATGGAGGCCATTGAGAAGCAGTATCAGGCTGTTCGTAATCTGTATGAAAACACAGACCTATTTACAAATCCAAAATATGCTAGTGCTCTAAATTCAGAAACCGGAGAGATTGACTACAACAGCGATGCATTTAAACAGATGTTTGCAGATCATCTGAAAGAACTTGCGGCGTCTGCCCGTGAGACCGGTGGTGCTGCTGGAGAATATCTTGCACAAGGTTTTGAAGATGCTGCTGCCAAGATTGCAAACAACGTGATGAGCATTCGTGAGTGCATTGATGGAATTGGTTCTTCTTTGAATTATGCAACCGACAGGATTGATCATTTTCAAAGTGGTTTCTCCGATATCTCTGATATCGTCACTCAGTACAACACTTATGGTGGCCTAAGTATTGATAATTATCAGAAGTTGATGAGTCTCGATGATGATTATATTAAGTGTTTGAGTCTTGAAGGTAATCAGCTGAAGTTCAATACAGAAGCATATAAGGAACTTTTCATTGCAAAACTGAACGCAATGATTGATGAGTATGATGCTGCAGACGAAACAAAAGCACTTGCTCAACGTCTACGTGAATTGAGGGATGCCGTAATTGCATCCGGTGATGGCTTTACAAGTGCAGAAGATAAGGCTAAAAACTTCGAGACAACACTCGGAAATATTAAGAGCCTCCTGAGTGATCTAATTGGTGTATTTGAAAAGTTCAACGAGAACAAATCGAATGACCTAAAGATTCAGGGTGATGCTTGGATTGATGTCATTGATAAACGAATTGATGCCCTTAACGAAGAAAATGATGCACAGGAACGAGCAATCGAACTGGCAAAACTTCAGGATGAATACGAGCGTGCAAAGGCCAATAAGACTGTCCACGTATATGGCGGCAGAGGTCAGGGCTTCGTATGGAAAGCAGATGAAAATGCTGTTCGTGAAGCTGGGCAAAACCTGTCTGACAAGCAACGCGAGTATAAGAAGAAAGATGAAATTGACAGGTTAAACAAGCTCAAGGATAAAGTTCAGGAAGCAAATAGCCTTATCGGCACCAGTTGGGATGATTATCAGAAGAAGCTAAAATACACTGCCGAGTTCGAGGCCATGACATTTGAGCAGATGGAAGGTCACTATGATGGCTTTAAGAATAGTATCCTAGACAATATGCGTGACATTCAGTCTGCTACTAATGTCAGTAATGCTATTACAAATCTCGAAAAACTAATCAATACTCTTAAAACGCTTAACAACGTTATAACATTTTTCACTTCTGGCGGTGTAAGCACTGATGGCGGTGGAATCTTTGGTTTGTTCCGCAATTTGAAGAACATGTTCACTGGCGAAAGCGGTGATTTTGATTTTGGTGCTGGCTTCAAGAAGATGTTCGATGGGGCGGCCAAGGCTGTTTCTGACGGCTGGAACTGGATCACTGGTAAGAATAGGGCTGGTTCTGCCGCACTAAAATCAGACACAACCGCGACATTGGATATCCTTGGCAACACAATAAAGGTGAATACCGGCGATATTCAGCGTGTATCTGGTGGATTCTTTGAGAGACTGGTTGGTGCTACGAAAGACAATCTTGGAAGTATCGGTAAGTTTTTCTCAGGTGCATAGACATCTATTTCTGAGAAAACCGGGTTGATGTTTACTGACATTGGCTCGTTCTTCACAGAAGGATTTAGTCTGCTGAACAGTCAGACAGGAATTGGTCTTGGCGGCATTGTTGAGACCGTCGGAAGTATGTTTGGTCCAATTGCGGCTGGCGCACAGTCTATCGGTAGTGCCATCTCGTCTGGCGTTGTAAGCTTCTTCCCTTCTATCTTCGCCGGACTTGGTACTCTGGTGACGAGCGTTGGCGGTGCTATGGCCGCTATGATGCAAGCGATTGCTGCTGCTCTTTCTTCCATTCCTATTGCTGGTTGGATTGCTGCCGCTGCAGCTGTTGCAGGTGCAGTTACTCTGATTGCTACGATTGCTTCGATTGCAAGTGATGTTTCCAACACACAGGTTGATGAACCTACTCCCGCATTCCAAGCAAAGAAATATGCAAAGGGTACTCGTGGCGTTAAGAAGGACCAGATTGCAAACGTTGATGAAAAGGGCGAAGAGCTGATTGTTCGTAAACCCAATGAAGGTCGCATGACCTATCTTGAAAAAGGTGACGGCGTTATCCCTGCAAAGGAAACCGACAACCTGATGGCGATTGGTGAAGATCCTGAAGGCTGGCTGGCAAAGGGCTTGGCCGAAGTGACCGGTAGTGCCGCTGCCGGTGCTGGTATGAGTGCCCAAGGCCCGAATGCTAAATTGAGTGGTGCCGCAGCAGCCGCTGCCGCTGGTGTTGGCTCAATTTTCGAGAGCGAGTATGATGAGATCCTTGGTGATACAAACGAGTTCATGTCTGGACTCTCTGATATTTTCAAGAAGAGTGATAATCCAATCATTGCTGCCGTTCAAAGCATGATTTATATGGCCACTAAGACTGTATATCGTATGTCTACGGTCGGTAAGATTAACTCTTCTAAGACAGTGACAGAATCCACCAGCAACACAAAGAAGGCGGCCCAGAGCCAAATTTCGTCTATGACGAGCAACTTTGAGTCTAGCTGGAAATCTGTGGCTGGCGAGCTCGGTCTGGACACAAAGGATATTGAAGAAACCAGCAAAAAGATGTCTGAGAAGATGAATGAGCTGGTGAACAACACCTTTGATGCACTGAATGAGAATACCGGCCTGAGCGCTGAACAGGTTGAAGATGTCACCAACACGATGTTTGATTCGCTGCAAAAGATTTATACCAGCGGATGGAACAGCCTTGCTTCTACTTCCGGCGACATGTCTAAGGAGATTGCGGATAAGCTGAATGCATCTTATAAGTCTTCTGTTGACAGCACAAACAAGGCCATGAATGAGATCTCCAAGGCATTCGGTCACAGCTGGAGTAAGGTTGGTGGCGGTGTAAAGACCCTGAGTACCAATGTTCAAAAGACAATGGAGCAAGCATGGGCTGACACCAGCAAAGACACCCAGAAGCTGATGTACGATATGCGTGCGTGCTTTGACAATAGTTGGAGCATGAACGAAGCTGGCGTAACTAATCTGGCAGAAATGACTCAGGGAACGGTGAAAGATAGTTATGCCGAGATTGATTCTTCGAGCTCTAATACATTTGGTGAGAATGGTCAGTTGAAAACGGATGCAGACAATTCGTGGAAGAATGTAGAACCTGGCGCTACGAATTTAGCAAACAATATGCAGTGGGTGATGGATCAGTCTTACAAGTCCATTAAGGACGGATGTACAGCTGCCGTTACATCGATCAAAAACGATTTGGCGACCACAGGTGATGCATTTGAAGCTGTCGCTACAAAGGCGGAGAAGGCAAAGCAAGAGACACAACAGCAACAACAAACTGCTCAACAGCCTGCTAAACAGAAAGGGGCTCTTGAGAATATTGCGGAAGGAGCCGGGCAGTTCATTAGAGGCGTTGGCCAAGGCATAGCCGATGTTGTTACAGCACCGTTTAAGTTCTTTGGATCATTACTTGGTTTTGCAAGTGGCACAAAGGAAATAAAGAAGTCTAATTTTGCTAACGTTGACGAGCAGGGTCCTGAGATGCTGGTTCGTCAGCCGCAATCTGGGCGCTATACCTATCTTGAAACCGGCGACGGTGTTGTCCCCGCTGACATCACTTCTCGTTTGTTCGAGATGGGCGGCAACCCGGATGCGTGGTTCCAGAAGCAAATGGCAAAGTACGGTTCTCAGCCGATTGTCCAGGGCGGCGGTGGAGATGTTACAACTTCGATTGGCGATATTATTATCACGAATCCTGTTGGCAGCTCTGATGCTCTGGCAAATGAAATCAAACAGAAGTTACCGACTAAGGTTGCTCAAATGCAAAGCAAGCGGTAAGTAATAGTTTATACAGCCGATACCACTAGGATAGCCTAGCAGGTCGGCTTTTATTTTTGATTAGGAGGAATAGGATGGCAGATAAATCAGTAACTGATGTGCTGGCCGAAGTGATGACTTCTGCCGCCGAACACGCCGTAAAGAACGCAAAATTTGACGTATCCGCCTATGGAGTGATTACAGAAAAAGAAGGCCAGCACTATAAAATCGCTGTATTCGGTGGCGAGTACGGCATTGTAACAAACCACGACTACATTGTGGGCCAGAAGGTTGTTGTGACTGCATTGCAGGGTAACTTCCGTAACCTGATTGTATCGGAGAGTAATACCAGCGTTGAAATTCTGACAGTGAAATCTCTGGTGACCGGTGTCGATAGCCTGAACGCCGAGTTTAAGTCGATGAAAGACAAATCCCAGCAGACAGAAGACACCGTTCAAGATCAGCTAAAGAATACGATCAATACTTGGTACAGGAATGGTCATCCGCATACATACAACTATCCTGCTTCAGATTGGAAGACAGATGAAGAGAAACAAGCACACGTCAACGACATCTACTATGATAAAAGGACTGGCATTTGCTATCGCTGGGTATATGATCAGGATAAGCAGCAGTATTTCTGGATGGAAATTGTGGATGCCGGTGTTATCAATGCACTGTCGATGGCAATATCCGCACGAGATCTTGCGACAGAAAAAGTTCGTGTTTTTACTGATACACCGACTGCTCCATACGATGTGAATGATCTATGGATTTATGGCGGTGTTGGTGGTGCATTGTATATCTGTATTACTGCGAGAGGTGAAACCGAAAAATGGACATTCAGCGACTGGGCTGTTGCGACAAAGTACACGGATGATACGACCGCAAACACAGCGGTTGAACGTGTTGGCGCTCTTGAGACAAAAGAAGCCGACGATGTAGCTAGTCTGTGGCGCTCGATGAATGGCTTCAATGATAATTTTGGTGGTTTTACAAACAAAGACTATACCGCCACAAAGAAACAAGTATATGACAACAAAAGCAACATTGAGAAAAATGCTTCTGATATTACTTCGTTGAGGACAGACCTTGATGACGCAAAAACGGCTGAATCCAATCACTATCAAGATATGACACGCAAGATTTCGGCTGCAAATACAAACATCTCGACCTTGAAAACGAACGTATCAGATATCAATAAAACGATTTCAGAAATCACTGTTGACAATTTTCTGGCCGCACTGAATCTGGCTGTGAATACCAATGGTGAGCTTTGCTATATATCGAAGGATAATTCGGAGGTGATAACTTGAAACCAATTCTATCTAAAATCGGCGCATTTGATGCCACAAAGGATCATACATTTCAGTTTGCCGCATACGCAGACATTGATATCATTGCTCTTATCGTCTTCGATACTCCGACGGGCAGTATTTTGCAGGGTGATACGCTTTCAAAGGGCGTGTATAAGTTTGGTACATTCCCTGCCGGTGGCACTGGTCTGGCACGATATTTTACAATTCCGGCAGGCACGTTTGAGAACCGCAAAGATCCGTATTATATGATCATTCGCTGCCGACTGAAAGGCACGAATCTGTTTTCAGAATACTCGGACAAGCTGCTGTTTTATTGCCATGAGGAACCGACAATCAAACTGAACGACCTGAGTTCTTCCGGCGTGACTACTATCCCCTACCCTTCTTACTCCTTTGAGTTCTCTTACAAGTATAAGGTATCGGAGGGTGAATCTGTAAATCGTTATGAATTTTGGCTTTATGATGCGAATCGTGAGCTGCTGAAAAAGTCGGTGAGCTATTATTACCGTGATTCATTGAAGGGGTTCCAAATCGATGGACTGGATAATCATACCCTGTACTATCTGAGAGCGACGGCAGAATCTGTTGGCGGCTATCAGCTGGACACTGGCTTACAGGCGTTCCGAACTGACTATCCAGAGTATGTGGATGACGTAGAATTCGCCGTGCAGAATAATTATCGTATGGCTAATATCAGTATGCACGCACAATATTTCCTGACAAGAAGCAGTGGTGCAAATGCCTTGCGGATCAAACGACGTAAAAAAGGCGCAGCAATATGGACTTCGCTTTATCAGGAAAAGATCGATCTGAATCATGTCATTATGAAGATGGGCTGGTCAAACCTCCACATCAATAAAACGACTGGTCAACCGATGGGCAACTATAAGGCAGTGACCTCGGATTATATCGACAAGAATCGAGTTCTTTCTTTCCAGTTCAAATCTGAGGACAAGGCGTTTTGTCTGATTGCATATACTGCTGACCGCAAGTTCATCAAGGCATCAAGTGATTTTACATCGACCGACGAATTCAGAAGTTCCAGCGAATACAAGGAGTGGTTCTCTGAGACCTTCTTGAACAACATGAAATACTATCGTGTTGAGGTATCGGCAACAAAGAATCAGGATTTGGAGCCAAAAGACTTCAATGATTTTTATATGTACAGCGCTGACGATGGTTATGTGATGATTGATTACACCGACCTATATGCCATTGGCCGCAAGACCGACTATGAGTACGCCGTAGCTCCCGTTGCAAATGGCATTGAGCTTGGCTATGCGAAGGCCAGCGTTGTGAGCGACTTTGACGGTGCAGTGATCACTGACGGCAATAAGACCTACCATATTTTCCTTGAACCGAAAGTGGACAGTGTTGAGAAGGTACGTTCTGCTACAGTTGTCGAGACGATGGGAAGCAAGTACCCGTATCTATTTGCTGGCAGTGAAGCCAATTATTACAGCGGCCACTTCTCTGGTGTTGGCATCCGTTTTGATAACACAATGAAAGACTTTGATATCAATGGCGGCAATGCATTCCGTGATGAACTGAGCGAATGGCTGACCAACGGCAGTGCAAAGCTGTTGAAGATGTTTGATGGCCGCAGATGGCTAATGGGTGTCAATGGCAATGTCTCTATCTCCTGCTCTGATCATTACGATAAGGGTGTATTGGAGTTCGACTTTGTGGAGCTCGGTGACGCAGAGAGTGAGAGCGACATGTATAACAATGGGCTGAGTGATTATCAGCCAGGAGGCAGCGTATGACATATCTTCCGACTGACGCAGACCTGGCGCTATTGAACAATCATTCATCTAATATTTACTGCCGCATTGATATGCTGAACAAAGATTTTATTACAATTGATAGTTTGGAAGGTCTTGTGATCGATGGTTCTATTTCTATCGACTCAGAATCTGATGTGCGGCGAACCTTTAATGTGACCCTGTATCTGGGTAAGAAGAGCGGCATTTCCAGCCTGACGGAAGAGGATTGGATCAGTAAAAATGTGCGTGTATTCATTGGTCTGTCAGGAAGAGGAATGTCGAAAATCAGTGCTTCAAAGAGTATTGACGAGATGATCAGGGAAAATGCGGATTATCAGCTCGCTGCGACGAATTATGATGATTTGATTCAGGACATCACAAATAGAGGCTATGCAAAATACGGCAATATCGACAATCTGAATCGAGATGTGCTAGTGTGGACACGAGCCAATATCTCAAAGTATCATACGTTCTTTGACCAGATCAATGACGGCACGCCACCGGATGACCCAGCTGAAGCAGAAGAATGGTACACCAAACTTGGTGATTACTCTACAGTTTTGGGAAGTGATGACCCAATTTGTCAAGATGGCCCTTATATCGCATTTACACCGATGCTGCAGACCAAAGACGGACTTGTGCCGCTTGTGAAGGATGATATCTGGGCTTATCTGGATGCTGTGGCAACAAAAGCGAAGTCAATGAGCGGCGGTCTCTCCCCTGCCAATATCTTTGAGGTAGATAAATCAGGCATCGATAGTTTCGTGTATGGTAACAAAATGCATGTCCATGGGATGATTGCTGCTGTTGAAGGTATGGTTCTGAACGGAGTTACGCTTGGTAAGGTGGATGTTTCTGCTATTGCCGGTTAGAGTGAGGACGAATTAAGGGAGACCTACGGAAAAACCAGTGTGTTTGCAGGACATTCCATGCACGACATTCAAGCAGAAGTGATTGACACAAAGACCGCGTTGAATGAGTTGTATAACGACCTGTTCCTTAGCTATTCCAATTCAGCTGATAGTTCTTATGTTAATGGTGTAAAAATCTATTGGTACAACGAGAGGTGCTATACATTTACATCCAATGGCTTTACATATAGCGCAACAGAAAACACTGTGCAGGCCAGCTGTGTTGACTTGGTTTCTCGTACCAACGGAGACTTGGGTGGACAGCTGGTTGGTGGTACACATCGCATTGAGAAAGGCACTCGTATCGGTGATGCCATCTGGACGGTGATGAGAGATGAGACGGAGTTTAAGAAATATTCTATCGACTATTGGAGCCGCACTGTTCCACATGACTTGGATTATGATACTGGCTCGACTGTTTGGGATATTCTCTCAGAATTGCGTGACCTGTATTATCCGTTTGAGATGTATTTTGACGATGATGTGTTTGTATGCAAGGAAATCCCCAGTGGATTTGACGACCCGCCTGTACTTGACCCGGAAGTATTCGAGAAGCTTGTGACAAACGATGGCGAATCGGCCACGGTGGATTATTCCGCTGTTCGAAACTGTGTCGAAGTGTTTGGTGCGACGATTGAAGCGGATGGAGCTGCAACTGTAAAAGGATGGTCTGGAACAAATAAAACAATCAACCTTGTATTGAACGCAACCGAATCAACATGGAAAAGTGAAACGAAAGTATCTTTTGTGGCTCCTGCAAATGTTGAAGCTGCCAAGACGGACAAAAATGGCAACGTAACAAGTGGCGCTATGACAGTTGTATTGACATTTACATGGAAGTACAAGGATAAAGACGGCAATGAACAAGTTGGCTCTGAGACAAAGACCAGCACGCTGTATCGTTCTTTGACTGATGCTAATGGTTCGGATATTATTCAAGACCCAGGCTGTATTAAGGCAACGAAGTATTATGTTCTCCAGTGGAATCCGAATACTGGCCGCATCTACTTTTTGGGCCAACAGCAGAGTCACGCTATGGCAAAACTGGTGGACGAAATCCCGGCTGCCAAAGAGATCGAAGCTCAAAAGGCAGAAGATAACTGCGACAACATGGCTTTTATCTGTGTGAATGACCCGAATAATATTGATGACCTGTACAATGCACGGTTATCAATTGAAAAGATCGGTCGTAGAACTGAGATTTTATCGGGTGGAGACTACGAGAATTACACCACGGATGACGCGGCTATGGAAGTTTGCCAATACGAACTATGGAAGCGTGCCCGCCTGACTGACGGCCTGAGTGTGACTACGCGACTAGTTCCGTGGCTCGACGTGAATGAAAAGATCCAGTATGCTGCCAAATATCTTGGCGGTAAGACCCCCGTGGATTGGATTATTAAGAGCATCTCTATGAATCTGGGCGAAGGCACAATGTCGCTTTCTATGAGCCGCTATTATCCCTATTACACTTATATCGTAAACAACAAATATACGTTCTATCAGGACAATTTGTTTGATAAATATTTTCCCGAATTAACTGCCACTACGGCAGATGAACAATAAGAGAGGAGTGAGCAAATGGCACTATCTTTTGGAGAATCTAAGCGGTTGGCTGCGAAAAAAGCCGCAAGCCCCGCAAATGTTTCTGTTGATGATATAGATGTCGCAACTCTGGAATTAAATGACGAAGACCAAATTGCCGTGTATGATGATAACGGAGAAGAGACATTTGAGCGTAGTGGCAATTACACCTGGTTTGCTGATTACTCTGATGACCAGTGGTCTTACATCGACAAAAACAAAGACATTCAGCTGGATGTAAATCAGATTAATATCACACAGGAATCCAACTCGCAGGTTATTCCGTTTGAAATGCCGCGTTACTATGATGGTATTGACCTGCTTCAGATGACGATTCAGATCCACTACCTGAATGCAGACAGAGAAGAGAATTACGCTTCCCCTATCAACGTGAGCTACAGCAATACCAAGATCCGCTTCTACTGGCTGGTAGCAAATGATGCTACTGCAAAAGATGGCGAGCTGCAGTTTGAGATCATGGCATCCGGCGCTGTGAATGTCCCGAATACAAACACCACCAAGAGCTATCTGTGGCGCACCCGCCCGAATGGCCGATTGAATGTGCTGAAATCGCTGACCGGCAAGCAAATGGTCGATCCGAGTGGCAATGACTGGTATACCCAGTTCCTGGCAACAATGAGTCAGAAGGTTGGCGAAGCACAGGTTGCCGCATCCGCTGCTGAGAAGAGCGCACAGGACGCAAAGAATGCAGTTGCAAGTGTGGATGAAAAGCTGGCGCAGTTCTATAAGAAGGACGAGGTTGATGGCTTTGTTACAATGCTGCGTGGTGAGATTGCTGCCGTTGATGGTCTGGCAAATTTCAATGTACAGTATGACAACGACACCCGCACCCTGACGTTCCTGAATGGTGCTGAAGAGATCACAAAGATCAAGTTGAACACTGATCCTTCTGCTGAGTGGGTAAGCATGTATAACGGCATTGTGGACAATAAGATCAGCACTGCTGTGACCCCTGTTCAGACTGAGCTGACTGAGTATAAGACTGCAAATGATGCCGCTGTGCAGAAGCTGAAGGACAGTGTTGGCGACCTGCCGGAGACTTTGAAGTCCTCCTATTATAATAAGGAAGCCACCGACGCACTGCTCGATAAGAAAGCAGACAAGACGACCGTTGACGTGCTATCCAGTGATGTGAGCGGCCTGAAGAATACAGTTGGCGGCATTCAGACCTCTGTTGACCTGGCCAATGCGGATATCGCTAAGATTCAGGAAACCTTGAAAGACTTTAAGCCAGATGAGAATTCTGGTCGCGAGTATGATATCACTTACGAAGATTCCAAGCTGAACCTGTTGGAGAACGGCACGGTCAAGACCACTGTTATTATTGAAGGTGGCGGCGGTGGCGGTGGTAGTACCTCTACAATCACCATTGAGCGTATTGGCGAGTCTTCTATCGCTGTTGTTAAGGGCGACACCGCAACTGTCGAGTTCAACTTTACCTCTGTGGATAACTCTGGCGAAGACACGGGCGATGCTACCGGCGTATGGTATGTTGGCAACACAAAAGTTGCAACTTCGACTGTTTATCAGGGCAAGAACAGCTTCGACATCACTCAGTATCTGCACAATGGTGACAACAAGATCAAATTGCAGGTTACTGACTCTGTTGGCAGTATGGGTTCAAAGACTTGGAATATCAATATTGTCGAGTTTTATCTGGAGAGTATCTTCGATGATTCTCTGGTTTATAGTGGTGAAGTCACTTTCCGCTTTACTCCATACGGAAATATCAATAAGGACGTTTCCTTTACTCTGGATGGCAAAAAGCTTGGTAGTGTTACAACTGCGGTTACCGGCAGACAGATGACCTATGCGATCCCGGCACAGAGACACGGCGCTCACCTGCTGGAAGTGACCATGACAGCAAATATCAATGGCAAAGCTGTGACTAGCAACACCATTTATAAAGATATCATGTGGGCAGAGGAAGGCAATAGCACACCGATCATCAGCTGTGCCACAAAGGAGTTCACTGCAAAACAGTACAGTACCACTGGCATTGTTTACACTGTCTATAACCCGGCCTCTTCTACTGCAAGCATTACGCTTGAAGTTGACGGCATTAAGACTTCTACACTGACTGTTGGTCGTACTGCTCAGACTTGGAGCTTTAAATCTTCTGATATTGGCACCCACACTCTGACCATTACTTGCGGCGCTACCATCAAGAGCATCACCGCAAAGATTGAAGACCTGGGTATTACCATTGAGCCCGTTAAGACCGGCCTGATGCTGGACTTTAACCCAACTGGCCGCAGCAACGCAGATGTGAACCGCCTGTGGAGTTCTGGCAGCAATAAGATGACTGTCAGCGACAACTTTGACTGGGTGAACGGCGGCTACCAGATCGATGAAGATGGCGACACCTACTTCTGTGTAAAGGCTGGTACGACTGCCACCATCAGCTATAAGCTTTTCGCAGACGATGCAAAGAAGAGCGGCAAGAATTTTAAGCTGGTGTTTAAAACCACGAATGTTCGCAACTATGATGCTACTGCTGTGACCTGTTTGAATGGCGGTGTTGGTCTGAACATTCAGGCTCAAAAAGTTACGCTGACCAGCCACCAGAACAGTATTGATTTGCCCATTTGTGAGGACGATTTCCTTGAGTTCGAGTTTAATATTCTGCCGGACAAGCAGTTCCGCGAGATGGTTCTGTGGTGTGACGGTATCCCCTGCCGTGTTGAATTGTATGATACCAGCGACAGCTTTACTCAGGCTGCTCCCGTTGGCATTACCATTGGCTCTGACGATTGTGACGTTATCGTGTACCGCATGAAGAGCTACGGTATGAACCTGACGGATGATGAGATTCTGGACAACTTTATTGCCGATGCGAAGAACGCCGAAGAGATGGTCTCTCGCTATATGCGCAACGACATTACGGATGCGAGCGGCGAACTGACCCCTGACTTGCTGGCAGAGAAATGCCCCGATCTGCGTATCATCAAGATTTCAGCACCTACTTTTACTACCGGCAAGAAGAACGAGGTCGCCAACACTACGATCCAACAGATCTATAAGAATGGTCGTGCTAAGGAAGATAACTGGACAGCTACCGGCTCCCACAAGGGTCAAGGCACCAGCTCCGACCACTATGGCGCATCTGCTCGAAATATTGACATCAACTGCAAAGGCGGCTTTACATTTGGTGACGACACTACCGGTGACACCTATGCACTGACCGAAAATAGCGTTCCTGAGAAGTATTTTAACATCAAAGTCAATGTTGCTTCTTCTGAGAATGCAAACAACTCCCTGCTGGCGGATGATTTTAATGAGTTCAACCCCTATGTGCGTCAGGCTAAGAAGGATAATCCAAAAGTGCGTGATACTATGGCGTTCTATCCCTGTGTCGTGTTTATTCAGGAGACCGATACCACCAATGCGACCGTATTTAACGATGGTCAGTGGCACTTCTATGCCTGCGGCGACATTGGCAACTCCAAAAAGAACAAAGATACGATGGGTATGGACCCTGAGAACCACAAGGAATTTATCGTTGAGATCGACAACAACGCCGATGAGCAGACCCGCTTCCTGAGCGGCGATTTCTCACAGGAAACTTGGGATGGCGACCACTCCTTTGAGTTCCGTTACAGCAACCCTGCCTGCACTGAGGAAGAAATTGAGGCTGGTAAACAGGCGTGGATCACAGCTCAGAACTGGGTGGTGAATGCGGATGATGAGGAATTCAAGGCACATTTCAAGGATCACTTCGATCTGGATTCTGCTATTTTCCATTATCTGTTTACTGAGCGTCACACCATGGTTGATAACCGTGCAAAGAACGTGTTCCCGCACACCAGCGATCTGGTTCACTGGGACTTCTGCTTTGACTACGATAACGATACCGCCATGGGCAATGATAACGAGGGTGGTCTGACTCTGACTTATGGCTACGAGGACACTGATACCATCGGCACAAAGAATGTGTTTAACGCTGCTGACTCTAAACTGTGGTGCAAGCTGCGTGACCTGTTCCCCGATGAGATGGCAGCGATGTTCCGCAACCGTGAGAATGCGCTGGCATGGAGTGCGACTCGTATTTTGAAAAAGTTCGAGGAATATCAGGATGTGAAGCCCGAAAAGCTTTGGATCATGGATATGCGGCGCAAATATTTCCGCACCTACGAAGATCCTACCATCAATACCACCAGCTATCTGCCTATGATGCATGGCAACAAGCGGCATCAGCGTCGGCAGTTCCAGCGTTATCAGGAAAAGTACATGGCATCTAAGTATTCCGGTTCTGCCGCAACCAGTGATGATATGACCATTCGTGGTTATACTCCTACCAACTGGACTGGCGTGAAACCGGACGGCACCTTCCATATCACACCTTACGCTGATACCTATGTCTCTGTTCTGTACGGCTCCAACCCTGTGAAGGTGCGTGGCAAGCGCGGACAGACCTACACAATCGAATGCCCCATCACCGCAATGAACGATACTGAAGTTTATATCTACAACGCTTCTATCATTCAGAGCATTGGTGATATCTCTGGCTTCTATCCCGGCTATGTTGACTTCAGCCACGGTGTTAAGCTGACTGAGCTAAAAGTTGGTTCCGGTGTGAGCGGCTATAAGAATACGAACATGACCGATTTCGCTGTTGGTAATAACACTCTGCTAGAACATTTGAACCTGCAGAACGTGCCGAACCTGAAGAAGTCTATTGGTCTGACCGGATGCACCAGCCTGACCGAGTTCTATGCTGACGGTTCTGGTATTACCGGTGTCTCCTTTGCAAGCGGAGGCAAGATTAAAATCGCTCATCTGCCTGCAATCGCCAGCTTGACCGCAAAGAACCTGAACTATCTGACTGACCTGACGGTTGAGGATTACACCAATATCACTACGCTGACCGTTGAGAAGTGTGCAACCATCGATCTGAAAGATATGCTGGACAAGTGCACTAACCTGAACCGTGTGCGTATTACCGGTATTGATTGGGAACTGGCTGATACTTCCCTGCTGAATCGCCTATATGCAATGAGCGGTCTGGATGAAAATGGCTACAACACTGACAATTCCGTTGTGGAAGGCAAAGTGCATGTGCCCATCATCCGTGAGCGTGAGAAGCTGCTGTACACTGAGCGCTGGCCTGACTTGGAGATCACTTACAACACCATGATCAATCAGTACGCTTGGAAGTTCGTGAATAAGGATGGCACTGTTCTGGATATTCAGTATATTGACAAGGGCGAGCGTGCAGTTGACCCTGTGACCCGCTCTGACAATCCGATCCCGACACCTACCTTCCCGAGTACCATCAGTACGGTATTTACATTCAGTGGCTGGGACACCGAGTTCACTCCTGTCTTTGAGAATCAGACTGTTACTGCTGTGTACGATGAATCTGTGCGTCAGTATCGTGTGCGCTATATGAATCGTGGCGCTGTTCTACAGCAGACAACTGCTCCGTATGGCTCCATGGTTTTGTATGATGGCGACACTCCAACCTATACCAGCGAAGAGACTGCTTATAAATATTATCTGTTCAGTGGCTGGGACAAGGGCGGCTATGTCAATGGAGACAAGGATATCAATGCTGTTTACGATATATGCGAATACGTCAGCGGCTATTTCAGAGACAAGCAGTTGAGTGACCTACGCCCTGTTGAGATCTATGCCATGACCAAGGTGAATCTGGAGCAGAGTGTTGTTTCTGACAAAGACGCTATCACTATCAAGATGGGCAATGACTTCACCTTTAGTGACGTAGAAGAGAAAGTTCTGTTCAACGAACCAAAGATCTTTACTGGCAAGAATTATGTCGATACCGGCGTATCTCTGTTGTCTGAGGATCGCAGCTGGGTTATGGCACTGGACTATCGAATCGACGAAGATTCTGCCGCAAACTCTGTGATTGCTCAGTGCTTCCAGACCAACGGCATGAATGGTTTCCGCTTCTGGGTCAACAATGGCTCTAAGGTTGCATGGGGCACTGAGTCTACAAACGGCGCTCATCTGGGTTCTCGTGATATGATCGTTCTGCGCCATACTAAGGGTGAAAATGGAATCCATGTTTATGCGGCAAACACCACTGCTGCCGAGATTGGCTATATTCAGCTGAACCGTACTCGCACTACACAGACAAATGCCACTTTGGTGTTTGGTTGTGCTAAGGCAGACGACGGAGCTTACGAGCGTTACGCAAAGGGTACGATCTACTGGGGCAAGCTCTGGTATACCGACCTGGGTGATGCTGCCTGCCGGAAGTTGGCCGCATGGACACATGAGGACTTCACCTTCGAGGCTTGTGGCTTTAAACGGTATTACCTGAGTGACAATTCCAACAAGCGTTGTTCTATCACCTTTATTCAAGCTGGACTGCTTGGTCAAAAGATGGCTCTGAATATTGGCTCCACCAACACTGGCGGCTGGGCAGATGCGAATATCCGTACATTCCTTGACGGTCGTATTCTGGAAGCTCTCCCGATTGGCTGGCAACAGATCATCAAGCAGGTCAAGGTAGGTAGCACCATTGGTGGAAAGAGTAGTGAAGTTGTGACTGCGGACAGTTATTTCTATCTGCCCTCTGTGGCTGAACTGTTCCCGTCTAAGAATGTTGAGCCTTATATTTACGAAGGTACGGCAATCAGCTTTATGACCGATAACACCAGCCGCATCTGCAATGATGGAAATGGCAATCCTGCCGCATATTGGACACGAAGCCCGAATGCTGATCAGACTTCTTATTTCTGTTCTGTGACTGTGACTGGTGAATATTACGGATTTACCCCTGCAAATAACGAACAGGGTATCCGTCTGATGTTCAGCGTTTAAGGAGGTGTTGAGAGTGTATTATAAGGTATTGAAAAATGGCCGGGTGATCGATGCTCTTGACCACCTGCGCTTTGTAAAGTATCAGCCAAAGCACGACATTATGGTGAACTGCGTGGAGGATGATGCACAGGGAATTATCAGCAGTGATGGTAATCATATCTGGCATGTAGACGGGTATTACCTCATCCCCTGTCCCGAGTACGACACCGTGGAACTGCAGGAAATTGACCTGTATGAATATGAGCAGCTGAAAGCCTTGGGTGGTAAAACGCCTGAGGCTATTATTGATGCTTACACTTTGAGTTTGATTCAAGGAGGGCTGCTATGAGTGACGAGAGGAAGTATAGCGAGTTCGTTGAGAGTATGCATCGGCTGTACAATGGCGGAATGATTCAGGACAAGCTCCTGGACAATCTGTTTGCCGAACACAAAATCTCAAAGGACGAGTATCTGTATATCATCAGGAAGGAGGTGTGATATGTATACCTTTTTGATCAATGAGGATAATACACTGACCGTAAGCAAGCGGGAACGCATTATGGAGCGCAGTAAGCAGGTGGATACTCTCCATTTTCTGGCTGACACTACATACAAGGATGTTGACATGAGTGAATTCACCGTGATGCTTGAGTACGTTCTGCCTATCAGCAAGCGCTACAAGACAGAGATTCTGGAGAAATCAGAAGAGCTTTATAAGAACAAGCTGGAGTATAAGCTGCCTATCGACACCAACCTGACCAATGAACCGGGCGATATCCAGATCCAGCTGACATTTGTTGATGTGACAATGGACCCAGATGGCACGACTGTTCAGCATGTGCGCAAGGTTGGCCCCGGCGTGATCACTGTTGTTCCCATCCAGAATTGGAGCGACATTGTTCCTGATGAAGCTCTGGGCGCACTTGACCAGCGTATTATCGCTCTGAATGCACAGATCAAGGCACTGAGTGATCGTAACAACGCTATTCTGGATGGTAAGGCTGATGACCTGAGCTACAATGACGACCATACCCTGCAGCTGCTGGCCAACGGTAAGCCCATCGGTAGTGCAGTCAAGATTACTCAGGAGAGCGTCGAAACTGAAGACGGTAGTTTGCGGGTGGTTCCGTTCTAAGCCATCCGCTTCTTTTATAAGGAGGCAAAGATGGCACAGGCTAAATATTCAAAGCTTGGATATGGTAACGCCGAAGATGTAGAAGCTGCGATTGCGCTGGGAATGTTGGACGGCAGGGATATGATCATCACAAAGGATTCCTCGGAGTTCATGTATGTGCGTGATGACCTATCCGTTCAAAAGATTCGCCCCCGCAATCGTTGTTTCGCCAGCGTTACTGAAGCAAACGAGCAATTAAATGAGACGGAAGACACTTATGCAGGTCAAACCGTTATGGTGAAAGACGAAAATGGCAAATACGCTCCGTGGATCGTTCAACAAAGCGAAGCCACGGGGCTTTTTTCTATTGAACCTTTTTACGTTGAGCCGACAAATTTTGTTTGGCAAGAGTTTTAAGAAAGTGAGGCAAAGATGGCTAATGTAAATTTTGGCTACGGTACAAAAGCGAATTATGATAAGCTGACTACCAAAGATGCCAACACATTGTATTTTATTACAGACACACGCCAGATTTTCAAGGGTACTGATGAGTACACCAAGAGTTGTAAGCTGGTGAGCGCTCTGCCTGCAAGCGGACAGATTCAGGGCCTGCTGTATATCCGTATGACTGACTATACCTTCCACATTTGGAATGGTACTGAGTTCGTACAGTTGAATCGCCCCGTTGTGACTGAGATTCCCAATGCGGATGCAAGCGACGACAATCTGCCCACCACCAAGGCTGTGGCAGACTATGTGAATGCAAAAATCGCCGCAACCGAGGGCAAGGAAGGTCTGTTTGTTACGGATGTCACCTACTCCCCTGCTACCGGCACTCTGAGTGTGGCAAAGAACGGTGCTCCTGTTCCCACCGTGATGAGCGGCCTGACCCATGATCCCACCTATGATGCAGAGACCCGTACCATCAAGCTGCCTGTGTTTGGCGGCGATGAGCTAGTGATCAATCTGGGCAAGGATCTGGTTGTGAAGACCGGTACTTACAACACAGCGACCCACGAGATCGAGCTGACTATCACAACTGGCGAGGTCGTGAAGATCCCTGTTGGCGCTCTGATCGATATCTATGTTGGTGTGGTCACTCCTACTGCTGAGGTCACTGTTTCTGATGACAATAAGATCTCTGTCAATGTTCGTGTGTCTACCAAAGGCAATAACAGTATTACCGTTGAGGAAGATGGCCTGTATGTTGCGGTGCCGGACGCTTACACCAAGGCTGAGGCAGACGCGAAGGTTAAGGTCGTTAATGACAAGTTGGACGAGCATATCAAGGATGCTGTAAAGCACATCACTGCTGACGAGCGCGCTGCTTGGAATGCAAAGCCCACTCAGGATGAGCTGGCTGCTGCGAAGGCTGAGGCAATTTCTACCGCCGCTGATGATGCAACCACTAAGGCCGACAACGCTCTGGCTAGTGCAAAGACTTATGCAGATGGTCTGAATACCACTATGGATGGCCGTGTGCAGGTGCTGGAAGGCGCTATTACATGGAAATCCCTTGATGGCTAATTGATTTGTTTCACCACATGGCAATGACGCTGTGTGGTGAATCTTATTAAGCAAAGGAGTTGAGTATGGCAAATTTATCATTACGCGAGGTCGCACAGTCTCAGCTGGATCAAGCTCCTGTGATTGACGGCCAACTGATCGTATGTACTGATACTGGAAGCACTTATCGAGATATCGGCACAAGACGAATTCAAATCAGCAAAGACTTGGAGATCGTAAGCTCGCTTCCGCTGGCTCCTTTGTCTAATAAGATTTACTACCTGCGTCCAGACAGCTTGTATGTTTATAGTGGCGATGACTGGATTCTTTTGAACCCATCAAAATTCACACTGGAAGCCGACAAAAACGCAGTCAATGGCGAAGTTAACATTAATTTAATCCTGAATGGTACGGCACAGGATAAAATCAAAATCGCTGGCGGTGGTGTGACCACAGTGACAACTGGTGAGACGGGCGATATCACAATTGATACCCCGCACCCGGATGAACTGCTGGCTGCACTGACGAATGATGAGATCGATGCCATCACTGGCGGCATGGTCGATGATAGCGGCAATCCCCTGCCTACGCCGCAGGTTGTGGTTGATGCGACACTGACTGTATCTGGACGTGCTGCTGATGCAAAGGTAACTGGTACAAGAATCTCTGAGGCGTTGAGTATCGCAAAATCGGCTGATGCTGGGCTGACCAATGTCCGTACCGAGCTGGACAGGTTGAAGCTGGATTCTGTTGCAGTGGACAAGACCCTGACAAAAGAGAATTTCGCCGCTGATGCTAAAGCTGTTGGTGATGCTCTAGCGGGGAAAGCAAATACAGAACACAACCACGATGACCGCTATTATACAGAAGACGAAATCAATGTAAAGCTCTCAAAGAAAAGCGACGATAGTCATACCCATGACGAGCGATATTATCAACAGAACGAGATCGACGAGAAGTTGAAGGTAAAAGCAAATACGATCAATATCCACACACTGATTATTCCGACTACAAGTTAGCTTACTGACGACACAGTAGATCGATATTCAAAGTATATTGATCTCGACATCGATGGGATCACCTCAAAGGATGTTATTTCTATTAGCGTGACACCGGCAAGTGCAAAAGTGGCCTCTTACGCCCAGTTTGCAAACCCTGAGACCTTTGATGGATATGTACGTCTGAGAGCTGTATCAGTTCCAACGACTGCGATTACAGCTCAGTATTATATTGTGCAGGGCGGTGGACAAACAGATAGCGGTAGCGGTACTGTTGTTGAAGGATATACCAAGGCACAAGTGGATAATAAACTAAGTGAAAAAGTGTCATACAAAGATGTTTTATCACTTGAAGAGATCTCAACAAATGAAAATACTGCTAAAAAAGTCGCTTCTGCAGAAGCATTAAAAAACAAAATCGGATGTGTAAGCCTTCCTATAAGTGGAGTAAAATTAAAAAATAAAACTGGAGAATGTAATTGGACAGTTCTTGATATTTCATTACCAGATGGGGCAATCGCGATAGGTCACGCAATGACAGGCGCTTGGCAGGAAGGTGCTAGCTACGAATTGTTAGATAGAAATAAATTAACCATTTCGAGCTCCTTGGTAACCGAACTACCAACAAATCGTGGAGATATGCTGATATACTATTACATTCCATAAACAAAATAGGAGGATTACGAAATATGGCAATCGGGACTTAAATATCGTAGGGGTAGAAGCCTACCCTATTGGTTCGATTTATATGAGTTTTAATTCTACTGAACCGAGTAAAATATTCGTTTTATAAGGAGGATTATATGGCGCTAGGAGAAATGAATAGCGGGAACAAAACGCTCCCTGAATGGAGTGAAGTGCAGAATAAACCATCTGAATTTAACCCATCAAAACATTTTCATAATTTTATTGTTGATGATGGAGATAACAGAGATTCGAATATAGCACCGTCTGATTATTACGGGGACAAAAATAACGATGATTGTCATGGTAAAATGATTTTTCGTGGAATAAAAAGAACTTCAGCTGTCAATTTGTCTGCTGGTGGAAACGGATATTGTTTTTTACTTGGTCTGTGTGGTTAGAAAGACTATACTGGAGGATATTCTTACGAAATAGCTTTTTGTAATGGGAATATTTATTACCGCTATGGCGGGGATGATAGTTGGGGTAATTGGGCTCGGATTGCTACAGCTTAAAGGAGGTATGAATTATGGCTTTAGGAAATATGAATATTGGTGTTGATAGTGAGTTCATTCCGTTCAACCTCAATACGGTTCTTACCCCCCCCCCACAGATTCTGACGAAGTTGTGATGAACACGGGTGCAGCCGGGTATCACCGTAAGCCACTAAGTGCATTGTGGAGCTGGATTAAGAGTAAGATGGATGATGAAATTATCACTATCACAAAGAGCATTACTATAACAACAGACTGGCAAGATACAGGAATTAAAGGGAATGATATTCCTGGATTTGGTACATACGCTGTACAATTTCATGGTGGAAGTCCAACGATAAGTATCTGGGGAGATTATTTTTCGGGTATTATGACGTGGTATAACAGTGAAACAAATAACAATAATACAGACGAAATATCGCTTCATTGTGCAGGTCATGCTCGAAATGGTCAATTATTTTATCTTAGAACATTGCGTCATGGTCGAGGCGGTGATAATTTAACATTGCAAATTAAAGGAAGTTCTGCTGCGTCGAGTGCTGATATTTTTACATTCAAATTCCGCAGACTGATATAAACAACGCATTTCAGATAAAATATTTTATAAGGAGGCGATCACATATCGATGAACGATGAAAAGAAAAGTTGGCTAGACAAAGCGGGTGCGGTTCACCTCTGGAAAACGATTGAGGCTATACTCGGTACAAAGGTAGATAAAATCGAAGGATTTGGCCTGTCCAGCAACGACTATACAACAGAAGAGAAAAATAAACTTGCTAGTCTAAGCGACCCTGATGTAGCCACTACTGAAAATAATGGTTTGATGAGCTCGGCTGATAAAGCAAAGCTGGATGGCATTGAAGCTGGAGCTAACAATTATACTCACCCTACTTACGAAGCAAAACAGGCTGGATTATATCGCATCAGTGTTGATAATACAGGCCATGTAGCGACAGCAGATAAAATGACGAGTGAAGAGTTGACTGCTGAGGGTGTCTCCCCTGCCGATCATACGCATGACTTGGGCGAATTGGTAGATACACTGGAGACGAGTGCTGACGCTGTTGAAGATGCTGACACTGTTATGGTTGGCGCTACAGTTACGAGTGACGATGGCAGTGTGACTACGAAGTATACCCGTAGACCGCTGGCTGCTTTATGGAACTGGATCAAAGCGAAGACAGATACGTTATATGCTGCTGTTGGACATACACATAATTACGCTGGTTCTACTGAACCGGGTGGTGATGCGCTGAACGCAATGAAGTTGAAAGGTTACGATGTCAGTATGTATGGAAGCGCAAACTATTAGAACGCGATTCCTCGAATTGACGATGCTGGCGTTATGGAGATAGGTGAATATCTTGACTTTCATTCTACAGATGATAGAGATACGGATTACAATATTCGTATGGTTGCTTATGACGACACATTAGACATCATTAAAGCGGCTGGGCAACCGGCTACTATCACAGCCAATTTGAATGGTACTGCTAATTTTGCAACTGAAACGCAAATTGACAAAGAGCAAACAGTCGATTTATCAAGTTTAGATCAGAACACTTGGTACCCTGTTGTTACACAATGCGGGTGGCCTGGCCTACATCATATCAAATGTAACGTTCAGTTAAATTCAGGAACAAAGCCATCATGGTCAACACATAGTTCTGGTTTTACCGCTGTCGTGGAACTACTCACATTAAGTCCAGGTTGGGGTACAACAGGAGGACGTTGTATATGTCTTTGTAATGATCAGCGGTTTATTTCAGATTCATCAAAGCCACCTGTTGGGTACACAATGATGTGGAATGGTTCTATGTGTGTATTCTGGCTTCGTGGCGGTGGTATATATCATCTATATGCTGATTATAAAACCACATAGAGTTTACAAACATCATCTTATACAAACAACGAAGAAACAGTATCCCCCACAACGTCTTATCCGGGTATATCTATAAATCGGTCTACTATTACAGCAGATATAAACGGGGGAGTTACGGATTACAACGACAGTGGCAGAACAATTCGAATCGGTTACGCAAGCGCTGGTCTTACAACTTCCAATTTGACACACATTGCCGGTTATACGGACAATGGCACGAAGATTAAAAATGTTTCCAAGGATGTGTTGAAAAGCTGGCTTGGAGTTAACACAATCATCTCTCAAACCAGTGACCCGGGTGCCGGAAGTAGTCTTGCGACTGGCACAGTGCTTTTGGTATATGCGTAAGGAGGATTGATTATGGCGATTTATACAGGAGTTGGCGGAAGCGCCAAATCAGTTTCAAAAATTTATACTGGAATAGATGGCGTAGCAAGACCTGTGCACAAGGGCTATATCGGCGTGGACGGCGTGGCCAAAAAATTCTATGACGGCGGCAATCCCATCAGCTCCTTTGCATTGGGGACAGAATTTGGCATTGCAGACCCGAGCGGCAATACCTGCTGGTATAAGCTGGTGCATAAGGGCGTTCCAGGCGGCGGGTTGTACGACAGCACGGCCAACGGCGCATGGCTTTGGAGGACGAACATTGCAGGCTCAACAGCGATCGATAGCAGTAACTACATCTACGGTTACGAAGGATGGGCGCTGGACAACTGGTGTGTCAACTACCCGGGCGGAAATATCACACCCAGTGTAGCAAACCGCCTGATGACTGTGCATCTGCCCTACGTGAAACAGGCGGATTACAACTCGGCCAATGTTTCCTCCGGATCGAACGGTCTTTCGAGAAAGTGCTTTCTGCTTTCTGCGGTCGAGATGGGTGTTTACACCTGGCAGGGTGTGGATGGCCTGATGGCGCAGGAGGGTGCAAAGCTGGACTACTTCGACTACACAACTGCTGCCACCGACAAGCGAAAAGCAGGCACTGAATACTGGACACGCTCCAAGCGAACTCACAACGGCAACTATATGTACACGTTTTATGCGGATGGAAGTTTTTCCAGTGTAGGCCGCCACAGAGAGGACTCATACGGTCTGCGCCCCTGCATCGTGCTGCCACTGAATACGCTGGTGACAACGGTTACTGGGTTCTTATGGCTCGAATATAACTATATTAACTGAGTACCCGGAAAGGAGAGTTCAAAATGGAAGAAATAACAATCCAACCTGGGTATACGATACCGACCGAGACCGACGGCACCCCGGCAGATTACAGCAAGATCGAGACTGCGGTGAACGCACACAACCAAAGTGCACAGCCCGGGGAAGCTTACTGGGGCATTCGCTTATGCGGGACGGAGTATAAAGTGTATGAATACGGGGAAGTGCCACAGCCACCCACACAAGAAGAACTTTTAGAACAACTCAAACTCTACAAAGAAACAAAAATCAAAGAAAGCAAGATATATCTATCTGAATATCTCGCTTCTCATCCAATTCAATAGACAGATGGCAAGTATTACAGTGTCACCAGCGAGAAGCAAGCTCTTCTTACAAGCAATCTTGCCCTATATCAGATCTCTACAGCCGCCGGGCAGCCTTTTAAACTGACATGGAATTCTACCGGAGATGAATGTGTGGAGTGGACTTATGACGATCTGGCCGCTTTAGCACTGGCGATTGGTGTGTATGTGAAGCCCTTTGTCTCTCATCAGCAGGAATTGGAGGTTGACATTAAGGCATGTACGACAAGTGAAGAGGTAGATGCTATCGCTATCGTATATGGTAGTGATGATAATTCTACTGAGAATCCTGAAAGTCCTGATAAACCTGGGGGCACAGATGAAACGATCGATACAGAGGTAAAGGAGGATATTGATGAGCAACAAATTTCGTGAACTAATCAAATGCAGCATCCTCTTTTTGATTGGAGGATGCCTTTATTATTGCATCGAAATTCTGTGGCGCGGACATTCTCATTGGACGATGGCTGTTGTCGGTGGTATCTGTTTTCTTGTAATCGGTGGATTGAACAACTATATTCCCTGGGAAATGCCGCTCTGGAAACAGGCTGGTATTGGAGCGCTCTTTGTGACTGCTACGGAGCTTGTGGTGGGTGTCCCGCTGAATTTGATGCTTGGCCTACATATCTGGGACTACTCTTCCCTGCCGTTCAATCTGTTGGGGCAAATCTGTCTGCCGTTCACAGTGCTATGGTTCTTCCTTGCACTGCTTTGCATTTTTGTTGATGACTGGCTGCGTTATGTTCTATTCCATGAAGAGCGCCCGCATTATCACTGGCGTACTGTATGTGATGGCGGAAAACGCACATAAAGAGAAAGAGCCCCTGTGACGATGGCTACATCACAGAGACTCTAACTCATGCAACAACTCATAGAAATGAGGTTGTACTAGCCCGATGGAGGGTTTGTACTGCTCTCACTATATCACGTTGATAGTATTTTGTCAATTGAAAGGAGGAATTATGGCGCAGGAAATCTTAAAGCCGATGTTGTTAGACGAAACAGGTAAAGAAATCGTGACAGCACTGAATAGTGTTGCCGAGCGGTTAGCTACCTTGCAGGATGTTGTGATTCAGTTGACTGCAATTTAGACAGAACTTCAAAAACAGAATCAAGATCAGGCCACCTCGAAATGAGTTGGCCTCAAAAAGAAGGAGGTGGTAATTAAAATGGATGAGTTAACAAATTTTGTTTTGAATCATCTGGGCTCTGTAATGGCTGGCAGTGGTGGTGTCGCAGCTATTGTTATGGCAATGATTGAAATATCTCCAATTAAAATCAATCCGTGGTCATAGATTGCAAAGACAGTTGGCAATGCTATGAATGCAGGCGTGATGGATGAGATCAAAGAAATAAAGATTGCTCAGGAAGAGACACGAAAAAAGCTTGATGACCACATTCACAAAAGTGATGAACAAAAAGCTGATAATTATAAGAGTCGTGTTCTTCGGTTCAATAATGAGCTCGTTCGTGGGCTTGGTCATACAGAAGAGGATTATAATGAGATACTTGATATTATCTGGAAGTATGAAAACTATTGTAAGGACCACGAAGAATATAAAAACAATAGAATGCCACACGCTATCAAAAACGTTGAACGAATGTATGACGAAATGATGAAAACGAATGGTTTTCTTAAACCTGAAGAATGATACATAAACCCGGTGCTATGTGCATCGGGCTTTTTATTTTCAATGGATTTTATTAGGAGGAAAATATTATGATGGATATTATCAATGAGCTGGTTTCTGTTATCGTCCGCCTGGTTATTGCTGGCGCTGGTACTGCCTTTATGGCCTATGGTATCCCCTATCTGAAGAAAATCGGTGTGTACAAGCTGGTACAGATTGCTGTTCGTGCTGCAGAGAAGCTGGGCGCAACCGGCGCTATCGAAAAAGCCGACAAGAAGAAATACGTTATGGAAGCTCTGGAGCATCTGGGTGTGAAGATCACTCCGACTATTGAGACCATGATTGAGGCTGCCGTCAAAGAGATGGACATCCAGAACGATAAAATCAAGGACGAGCTCAAAAAGAATTGAAGGTGTGATGAAATGGGTGTTATTACATACTCTATGAAGAAGGACTAGAACAAAAAGGTGTCGGCTCATTTTTCCGTCTATGAGTTCGCCTGCTCCGATAAGAGTGATACAGTTCTAGTCGATAGTCAGCTGATTGAAGTGCTAGAACAGATCCGCGCTCACTTCGGCGCTCCTGTTCATATCAACTCTGGGTATCGTACTCCTGCCTATAACATCTCCATCGGTGGAAGCCCTCGTAGCCAGCATTGTAAAGGAACTGCCGCTGATATCTGGATCAAGGGCGTTGACCCGATTCGGATCGCACTGTATGTATCTTCCCTGCCCTACTTTGCCAAGAGTGGTGGTATTGGATATTATAGCCGTGCTGTGCTTACGAGTGGCTTTGTTCATGTTGATGTGCGCACCACACGAAGCCGCTGGATCAGTAAATCCGGAACGAAATATATCAGTGTAGCCAATCTTATGCCGACTATTAGACAGGGTGCGAAAGACGCTATGAATGGTGCTTCTTATGCTGTGACTGTACTGCAACGGCATCTTAGTGTTAAAGCTGACGGAATTTTTGGCGCGAATACCAAGGCGAAGCTGATTGAGTATCAGAAAGGACACGGGCTGGCTGCAGATGGCATCTGTGGGCCTGCTACATGGGGTTCGTTTTGATGGGAAACTTGTAAATAGACGCTATCGAGTGACGAATCTTGAGAGCAGTATCGGCAAGTATCTAATTTCAGTAAATGTATCGGGCTATGTAGAGCCGAGTGATATTGAGCTGGTTGACAATGTGAATGGACATTGATATTATTATTCTAGGAGGGAAGTATATTATGTCCATTGTTATTCGAGGTTGTCATATTGGAGAAGGTAGACCAAAAGTCATAATTCCAATCGTGGAAGCATCTGAATCAAAGATTTTAGAACGTGCGCTTGAGTTTTCCGAGCTTTGTATTGACTGTGTAGAGTGGCGTGTTGATTGGTTTGAGCAATGCAATGATATGCATTCTGTGGTGTCTTGCTTGCAAAAGATTCGTGTAGCGCTGAAGGATAAACTCTTGCTGGTAACACTCCGTACCAAGACAGAGGGTGGAGAGGTATCTCTAACTCACAAAGAATATTTGGATTTCATCAACACGGTAATAGATACTGACTGTGCCGACCTTATTGACATTGAGTTCTTTACAGCCGGAAATGATATTCGTGAGTTGATAGACAATGCGCATTCTTCAGGGACGGTTGTTGTATGTTCAAGTCACGATTTTCAAAAGACGCCTGATAAAAATGATCTCATTTCTCGTATGGTTAAAATGCAACAGGTCGGAGCTGATTTACCGAAAGTAGCAGTTATGCCGCACGACAGCACAGATGTGTTGACTTTACTGGCCGCTACTGTTGAAATGAAAAATAAATATTTTGCTACTCCTATTATCGCAATTAGCATGGGCAAGCTTGGTATTGTAAGCCGATTGTGTGGAGAGGTGTTTGGCTCCGCCATGACTTTTGCAAGCGCTGGAGATTCAAGTGCTCCTGGGCAGATTGGGCTGGATGTTGTCAACGCTGTATTAGACTCAATAGCAGAATAAAAACATATGGGGTATTGATCCTTAATTGGATCAGTACCCCATTTTTTAGCATTTTATTTTATCTCCTCCTGCAGCCATTTCTTCCAACCATTGATTGTGCGAGGGCAATTATCTTGTTGTGCAACTATTTCATACAAAAGCGCTGCTAACTCATCGTCCGATAGATTACGAATCGCTTGAGCCTTATTAGCCGCCAGGTGTTTATGAAATATAAACGCGAGTGCAAGGTCAAGTATTTTTGGATTGTTCATTGTTCCACCTTATGAAATACAACTGGAGCATCCTCTATTTCCAAATCAGCGGCAATCACCATTGGCGACAACCACCTTAAAACCAACAGTCTATTCTCAGGCTCGTTCTTGGGACCTGTCCAGAAATGATGCCAGTGACCACGACGCATGTGAGGGCGCGGTGAGTTGTGAGTAGTGGGTTCAGAGTCGCTATCAGATGCCTTCGTTTTCTGTTGACGGATGGCTGCGCCGATTCTTTCGCCAACATCCCATTTACGAATCTCAGAATATTTATCTTTGATTACTTTACCGCGCTTTGTTACAGTTGCCTGTTCTTCATCTGGGGCAATCTCTGCGTTCTGTGCCAAAATATAAAGGACGACCTGCATGACTTGTTTGATAAACGTGATCGTCTCTTCATCTTTTGCTGGGTCTGCCTCTGCATACTTTTCCAGCTTTTTATTTCCTTTGGCGTGTTCAGCGAGTTGTTCATTTAACTTTTTGATACTGTTTTCAATGGTTCCGGCATCAAGGTCGATGGGATAAGTGAACGAATCCCCATTCTCAGAAAGGAACGTCAACTTCAAATCACGCTCATGCAGCTTAACATTATAATCAAGAGACACGAAGAAACCGTGAATCTTTTCATTGTCGAAATAAGTATTGGGCAACTCAACATAAAAACACTGATACGGGAGATGCATCAGAATATCGACAGGTATATCGATGTCATCCTTTTGTTCAAAGAGAAGGTCTTTTATATCTTCGTTGATAACATAGACTTCTTTACTGAGTCTCCATGGTGCCAACACAGAAACGAGTTGAGCACATGTCACAACAGTGCTCACTTCATTCATCGACAGACGGCTAAGGTCATGCCCATCCGATACAACAGTCAGTGCGGCTTCGATTGGAGCATAACACCACTCAGGCCATGATACAGAACTTGCTGTACCATTCATATCATGGAACTCTTCCATCTCTTTCCATATAATAGGATATTGAGTAGTGAGAGCTCTGAGCATTTTAAGAGGGAGATAGATATCTTGTTTCATAATATTACCACGCCTTTGAATTGATATTGTAGTTGGGGAAGTAATCTGCAAGTTCTGCAGCGTCCAGATAAGCCTCCCAAGTTGCACGGGCCACAGCACGAGCTTGATCAGCGTCACGCAATTTAATTCTCCTTATGATTCGGATGTCCTCGATAGCGTCCTTCTCTTCTTGTGTTGTATCGGGGTCGCTACGATGTTTATCAAGCCACATAGATACCGGGAATTCATTCGTTTTGCTGTCATAGCCTTTGCGCTTCTTGAATTCTTCGATGATATCTCCACAGTCATAATACCTATCCATGAGCTGATTGTATTCTTCTGTGGCCTTGTTATACTTCTCGTGTGCCGCCTCTGATTTTTTGAGTAGACGATCGACGAGCTCTTGAAGTTCCTTAGTAGGGATAGTTTGAAATTCCTCCATGGTTGCGACCTCCATTCGGTTTTCTTTAACTCCATTATATCACATAGCACATGCAGTGACAAATAAAAATAAGGCGCAGGTTGCCCCACACCTTGTGATGATGCGCTGCTTGGCACATCGGTTCAAATACGGTTTTCAATTTTAATACTTCTACTAGTGCGTCACTGAATTGTCACATCAGGGCTCTGTTGATTAAGACTCAAAATCGGACTTGATTGCTACGCTTTGTGCGGTCTGTGAGTGCACCGCTGTGGTGTAGATAGAAAATTGGTGTAGTAGTGGTGTAGTAGAAAAGAAAACTTCTATATTTTAATCGTTTTTTCGTAACTTTTACAAATAGCGCTCAAATGTGTTCAAAATAAGGGAACGGCGTGTAAATTACAGAAAGAGAGCTTTTGTGCGGCATAACAACAAAAAGCGCCGTCTCCCAAAGGAGACGGCGCTGAAAAGACCAGTAA